ACAGACAGTGGATTAACTTACTGGGATGGTGAAAAATTTTATAACTGGACGGTTCCCCTTAATAACTCCGTGACTAAAGTTACTTCTAGACCCTATGGTCATGTTTTTTTTAGATGTGGCGATCCCTTCTTTGATCTTTCTTTGTCTGATGGCTTTTTTCATTTTAACGGTGACAGTTTCAGTCAATTTAACACTGGAAATTCCGCTCTTCCCAGCGATAGGGTAGTTGATTTGCTGTTGGTCCATAACAAAGTTGAAAAAAACGGGCTCTCGGTTTATCCCAACGACCTCTGGGTAGTGAATGGTAATAACGTTACCCTCTTCGATTATAATTTACCCCATGTCTACGCCAGCAGCAATTACACAGGAACTACAGGCTGGAATTTTCTATACTACACTCCTGGGTCAACCGGAGCAACAACCGATGCTGCAAACCTCCCCAAAACACAAAGATACGATTGGGTTTATCCTTCTTGGCAAGGCTATGATAACCAAAAAATTGTCTTAAATCATCCTGGAATGGATCCAAGAAGTCTCTTCCTGACGACAAACTTTAAGGATCTAGCAAACGGGCAGGCCGAGAATCAAAATTATTGGAACTGGGGATCTGTCCCAACTTACGACCAGAGTTTGACGGCCGGAAGAATTCCTTCTTCGGATTGGGTTGTCGGTATAACAGGGAGCTCATCCCCCTTTTTAACTCAGCCCTCTATCAGCTTAACTGCAACAACGAGGTATTCCCATTTGAATGTAGTTGGAGGTTTCATGATTGGTGAAAATGCCTACTTGGGTGCTTCAAGTAACACTGAAGATTTTGTTTTGCAAAACACTAATGATACCTCATTCTTTCCTGGAAATGAATTCATGGGTTTTTTATCTTTTTACACAGATGGTGGACAGGTTCAAGGAGCAATTCCTTTTAGGGGTGCCAATACCAAGATCTTAGATGTAAAAAGATCTTTTGATGGAAAAACTGTTTACGCCTTAGGGATCTATAATTATTTTTTAGAAGCTGGTAAATTTACTTGGGGCTCTTCTTATCCAACGGCAGGAGGAATGTCAGTCACTGGAGTGACAGGTCCCACTGGTGGGCCCATTGGATTTAGCAATATGGCCTCACCCGGTGCAACTTCTGATTACAGCTACCCTTGGATCCTGAATGCACCAACCTCAGCTACCTCGGGTTTATACATTCCTGATTTTTCTGTTGTTAATGATACCACTGCTTTTTTCATAGCTGAAATCGATTATGAAATAGGCAATCAAATTAGCTATGGCGGCATTGATTTTTCCTCTGAAACTGCATCCGAAGTTTTTTGTCTCAAAAAATTCAGGTATTTTCCTGGTGCCAGTTCAGATTATGATACTCAAACCGGAGGCCCAACTGGTTATTTTCCATCGGGTGTTAATTACCCCGGTACTGCCTCTTTGGCGGTGGGTGAAAATTCAATTAGAATCATGGGGAATATCCAAGGTGGGTTTGCAACTTTGGCAAGGGACTATGAAAATATTTTAGATGCTCCATCCTGCCCTTCTTTCTTCTTCAGTAGTATTTCAGGAGGTTCTTATACTAACAGCTCTTTTGTTTTGGAATTAAACGAAGATTTTTCTTTGAGAGGAGTTCAAACGATCGGCATGACTGGTCCTAATTCCTATACCGATACTATCAGTACCGTTCCCAATGCCCAGACTTTTCTACTGTCAGGAACTTCAACCAGCGATGTTAGCTACGGGAATCTCAATTTGACCCACCCCAATCCAGGTTTTTGTTTCCCGTGGATACTTCTGTCTCTTCCTTCTTTCACTGGTATTACTGGTTCTTTCATCAGCAATCATACTTCTAATGGTTCTTCTTTTCCCAGCTGGAGGCCTACGATAGGCACATTCTCGAGCGATTCTTCCTATTACGCTGGTTTTATCTATACCGGGAATGCAATCACTACTTCAGGAAGCACTTCTTTGACTTTTGAAGGAGCTTCGGGAGCACTTTCCGTCGGTCTTTTGTCCATCTCTCCCGGTGGAATAGTAAGACAGGAATCTTCTTATGAAATACTACCTTCCTCCTACCAGGCGGTTGATTCCTCTTTTCTGAGTGGTGTTCAGGGTCTCAGTACAGGAGATAGTTATTACCTGAGTGTTTTTTATCCAACTGTGCCTGGAGTAACGGGAGGGGGAAATCACATTTTTAAAAGATCTATCTCAGGAACTTATGTTGATGAATTTTCCACTGTTTCTTTGGATAGTTCAACGGTCCAATCTCCTCTTGTTTTTTCAGTCTATCCAAATTTAGATCTGTTCCTAGCAGGTTCCGTAACAGGTCAAACCGGACCAACTGGACTTCCATATCCCCCTCTGGATGGATTTCCTTTTGTTTCTTTTTCTGAGAGCTATAAGGCACCCAAAGGGATAGATCTAGGTAACATTATTTCTAGAGCTGGGTCCGGAGCTTGGACCTGGGCCGATGTTCATAATTCAGAGAGAGATTTATACGTGCCCATGCTTTCCACTGTTTTCTTTTCAAACTACGGATCCCAAATTTTCGGAAAACAAAATAACAGATGGGTGCTGACCGACGCCAGAAATGGGAATGTTATTCTGGATGTTAAATTCACCCCTTATTTTATTTACACCTTTACCTCCTCGGGCTACTACAGTTTACAAAACACTGTTGAAGATGCTGCCGGCAACATTTACGAAATTTCAAAACCTGCTTTCATCAAGGTTGTAAACCAATCAATTCCTAGAGCCGATGACCCTAACCCTTTGCTGGTAAATTCCGCCGACTATGGATACATTAAACCCTCCAAAGAATTACAAAACCAGATTTGGGAACTCAATCAGGATCTTCTAGAAGAACAGATAGTTATCAGAAGAGAAAGCGCCATTCCTTTTGGCTCGGGACTGGTCATTAAAAGTGATGCTAATTCAACTTTTAGGGAAACCTAAAATTTTCCTTTGTTACTTCCGGTTCCTCCAGTTCCCCGGTACTTCCATTCCTCGTATCTTTTGACGATTTCTTTTAGAATTTTACTTCTGACGATGTCATCATCTGTAAAGACGAATTCTCCTACCCCCTCTACATCTCTTACCATATCTACGAACATGGGCAAAGCAACTTTCTCGTATGAGATGTCGTGCTGAGTTACGTCCCCTGCTAGTAGAACTTTAGAATCGTTGCCCAGTCTAGAAACATAAAGCATGAGTTGCTTCATATCACAATTTTGAGCCTCATCCAGAATCATCATGGATTTATCAAAGGTTGCTCCCCTGAGATAGGCTAGAGGTCTAAATTCAATCTGCTTTTCAATGAAAAGCTGAGCTAATTTTTCTTTGGAAATGATTTTTTCCATGGTGATCAGAAAACTTTCCATGTAGGGACCTATTTTATCGTTGACGTCTCCTGGTAAAGAACCTAGTTTTTCCCCTGATTCCTGGATCGGCTTAGTGAAAATAATTCTTTCAATCTCAGATTTCTGTAAAAGCTTCAAGGCTGTGTAACAGGCAGAAAATGTTTTAGAAGTTCCTGCAGGTCCCCAACAAAAGGTTATGGTGTTGTGGATGATGGTGTCAGAGTAGAGTTTTTGCTTAGGAGAAAGAGAAATATCTCTAAAATCTTTGTTAACGAGTTTTGATTTTCCGATGGGCATTTTTGAGTGTTAAAAAATAGTAGGATATATATCCAAAACAAATACAATAAAAAAAGACCATGTCAACAGTAAGTACAACTTCAATCCTAGGTTCTGATTCCATTTCAGCTTCCAGAATCACCATTAACTCTAATTTTCTGCTGCTGGAAAATTGGATTAATCAATATGTGAATGTTTTTGGGGTTGATTCAACCAACGGAATCCTAGATTTATCAGCAGCTTCTACCGGCAGGATTTCCGCCAAAACAGGAAGATTTGATCAACTGACCATCCCTGCCGGAGGCACTGGTTTGGCTCAGATCAATTCCAGTGGGATTGGACAATTTGTTGGGGTTTCTACAGCTACTTTGACAGCCAGCGGGGTCACTACATTTTCTGGTCCCTTCACTTCGTCAAACACAGCCACTTTTAATTCTACAACCAACCTATTCGGGTCGACCTCACTGAATAACGCCTTTATCATCCTTAGCAGCGGTCATTTTGTGGGACAAAACACCACCTATGCCACTGGAGCTACTGCAGGAACTCCTTTCGCAGCAAGTAGTGTTGGAGGAGGTGGAAGATCTAGTTCTTTAGCAGTTCCTTATCAAATAACAGGGACAGAAGACATTATCTATGCTGATTGCAGTAGTGGTTGGTTTATGACAGTAGGTACTACAGGTAGCACTGTTTCTAATTTAACCGCGGGAACCCGAATCACTATCGTAAATACTGATAATTCTGGGGGTTTTATTGCAACAGGACTTCAAAATTCCGGAGCTTATTATACTGGATTTAACACAGATTCAAGTTACGGCGGGTTTCCCGTTTCAAGTCCTAGTTCTGGTATAGCCTGCGATGCTGGTTACCCTTATCAATCTTCTATCACTTTACAATGGGAACCTAGAATTGCACAAGGGACAGGAACTGAAGAAGGATCTTGGGTGGTATTGTCAGCAACCAATATGACCTGGTAACCAAGGAATTAAAAAAACAACATGGCCAAAACCCCATTTATCAGACCTCTCCAAACTCAGGGTGGAACCTTCTATGCCTTTTCATCAGCTGCCGAGGATCTTTCTTTTACCTTCAATAATTCAATCAACAAATTCAAATTTTCGAAATTTGCCCTGCTGAACATTCCCCAGATAAATTCGGGGGATCCTTTAGGTAATTCTTTGAAATTGAATGCTCCCGATAGTGCCTTCATTGATAAGGCCACGAACGCACAAGAGATAATCACCACGAATCAGAATGTCAATTTTTCACAGAGCTTTCAATCCTATTGTTTGAATTTAGAAACAACGATTTTAAGTGGATCTGATTATGATTCCACCCTGAAGCAAAACGTTTCTGAACGGGTCTTTTGGAAGTGGTTGAAGGAGCTAGGAGGTATTCGATTCCAGCCTGCCGCTTCTTCCCAGGTAGTTTCATCATTAGATCAAAACACAGTAGTTACGATCAACAATTTACCAGTTACTCAAAAAAGATACGTAGAAGGTGACCCATCAGGAGGAACTGGTTCTTTCGGTTTAACTGGTGCCACTTACAATAGGGTGGTTCAATACATTGGGAATTTAGATATAGTTAATTCAGTTAAAAATAACAATAACACCTATTCAGAAGTGTATGTGCTCGTTCCTACTCGAGACGGTAACACTCCTACGGTCCTATTTAAGAACGTCGTGGACAGTAATTACCCCATGGATTATTCATGGACTAATAATCCAGCGGACCCCTTAAATGATGAATATTTAACTGGCAGAGCTTATGATGAACTGAATCCCAGCGGATTGACCAACCTAGCCATTTTCGACGAAGATGTGTTGGGTCAACCCCAAGTGACATATACTGATACTTCTAACGGAGCTACTGGAGATGGCAACTGGTATGCACCTCGGGCAATTGCAGACACATATTTCACTGATGCAACCTTTACTGATCCAACCGCCCAGATTCTTGAAAAATCATATCAAGGAGCTTCTTCAGGGAATGGCTATCAAAAGTATGTCAGAACTTTATTGGATTCGATTGGAATAGATTTTGATCCTAGTTCCTATAAACAGATAGTAGATGATCCAGCTATTTCGACTTTAGAAGAATTTAATGCGACTTCTTTGTCTAGTGATTTTTCATTTAATGCTGTTTTAATATACTATGATGTTTATGATCCTGCCTTTCCGGCAGATTCTGCTACCAATCTTTACGGCGTTCTGTTTCTAGATGATGTTCAGCCCACGGGGGCTGGAACCGATGAAATACCAGGTTTCAAAAAATACAAGCCCAACCCTGTTACCAAGTTGAACGGTAATTCTTATGGTTTAAAGCTGAATATCAAATTTGACGTTGATATAGACCAAACCGGGGTTGAACAAGCAATCAATGATTATTCTCCCTTTTCACTAAGTATGTTCATGGATGCGGTGAATGTCCTTCAAGACGCTTCTGCCACCCTTAACAACACGGCAGCTATTTATGCTTCTCTGGAAGACCGTGTCAATGCCCTAGAAAATCTGGTGTTGTCCTCAGAAACGACTTTTACTTTTGATCGCAGAATTTCACAACTAGAAAATGCACTAGCAGCTAATCAGGCCCTTTTTAACAACACTCAGGCCGTCATGGGCTTAATAAATCAGAACTACGAGTTAATCAGAGCCATAATCAACAACGAGACCTCCGTTGAGATTTCTTACAATTTAGATTTGATTCGACAAGGTAGTGGCATTATTGTGGACCGGTCAGTTCCAAACGAACTCAGAATTATCAACGATAATCAGGATTACAATGTTGGTCCTCAAAATGGCACTGTTACTCTTCAGAATTTATCTCCCAATACGATTCAGCTTCAGACCTTCGGTAACTACCTCAAACACGTTAACAACGGCGTGCCTATCAACCTATCTCAAGATTTGGTGATCAGAATTGATGATTATACTCTGACAAATTGGAAAAGAGGTCAGCTCATGAGATTCTCTTTTGGAGACCAGATAGTTCCTGGCGATTACAACGTTACCTTCTTGACCAATGCGGTAGGAAACTTCCCTCTCAGTAATCCAACTAGGGTTCCATATTCGACCCTTATCATTTCTCTGGTGAATAGTGATTTTGCTAGTCAAGATTATAAACCGGTCATAGATATAGTGTGTGTCGATCCTAACAATTTGATTTTCCAAGCGGACATTGTCGGTAGAAGTTTCACAAATAACCCATAAAATACAGAGAAAATAGTATGGCAGGTACTCAAAATAGTGTCAGTTCTCTGGTAGCTCAGTTTCTTAGGCTCCAGAAAAACTCGATTGAAATCATCAATGGTCTTAACGAGGTTGCAACCTCCACTAACGACACAGTTCAAATAGAAATGTTGGACGAGGCTGGATTTCCCAGCAACGTTTCAATTCCGGCCTATGGTTATTTAAGGAGCCAGATCCAGAGACTAGATTCCAACATTCAGTCCTTGGCTGGGCTTGGCGATAATTTCTCAACGGTCAGAAACCCTGATGGGACTTATTCACAAATCTACAAATCAGAACCTCTCAGAGATCCAACCCCTCTGGTAAACTTACAAGTACCCAGCACTTTTTCTGCCAGGGACAACTGGTTTTTTGAAAGTTTTCTTTCTCCTTTACTCTACATCAGTCTGGACGTAACTGGGCAAATACCCGATGACGCAGATCGAATTTTGGTGAAGAGAATCATCGCCAACACCGACACGGATGATAAAAAAGCCTATTTTGACACCAATCTGAAAGGAAGAAATGAAATTTCAGAACAAAATTTTATTTCAGAACTCACCGGAGCAGGCATCAATTATTTTGTGGACGAGGACATAATTCCACTGCCTCTTCGCACTATTAGAAATCAGGGCTCGTTTGGGGTTCTTTCTTTTTACGATGACACTGTTAGTACAACAGATGCTAACGGTCAGACTGTACAAGAAACGAGAAGGAATTACAAACTTAACTCTGTTCAGTACACCGATACCAGTACGGGAGTTCAAAACGGTAGAACTTTAAATGTCGGGAATGTTTTATTAACCTCAGATGGCACTAGATACGAGATTACTTCTATTAACATCAGTCAAACTTCGGTCCAACTTAAAAGAATTTCTGGCTATCAGCCTGTTCAAATAGGTAATAACTCCTTGAGCCTATTGTCTACCCAGTTCAATGCACGATTTGTAGACGTCAACGTTGGTTACGATGAGAGGCAAGGTGTTTTCTTTAAAAAGATCGACGACAATTACAATATAGTTGCTTCTAACTGGTCCCCTGGCATTGTTTTTTTCAGCAATGAACTCAGAATCAATACCACCAGCGGGGTTCAGACTCTCGAACAATTTTATTTGACCTCGGTGGCAGATCTGGGGCAGCAGCTACTGGCGATGGCAAAAGAGAAAAAAATCTCGGCCGTGAGCGGCCTCGTGCCGGAACCCCCTAGTATTGTAAACAGTAATTTCAAAGTTGTTCAGATTAACACTCAGCTAACCCAAGGCACCGATATTCAAACTCTGAATCAAAAGGTGGCTTTAAAAGCAACCCTCCAAAGTGAAATAGCTCAGCTCGATACGGCGATCAACACCAATCGAGCACAGATTAATAGTTTGAGTACTACCTCTGTAACTCCATTCTCTAAGACTTCAGGCAACAGTTTAACATCCTCAATCGATACCAGTCTGAGAACAACAACCCAAAATTCTCAAGCTCTAACAGCCAACCTAAACTCTTTAACCCAACAAAGAGTTCAAAAACAGCAACTGTTGGCTTCTGTTGTTAGCGACATTAACACCCTATCTACAAGTACCCCTCAACTAACTGTAGATCCAAAGTATAGGGTAAGGGGATTTTGGGCTATTCCTCCTCCCAGAATCAATCCTTCGACAGGGTCTCAACAAGTTATCCAATTTATTATAGAATACCGTTATTTATCAGATTCTGGTATTTCTCCGGCTGTTCAACAAATTAATTTCCTAGATAACAACGGTCAACAGAAAACAGGCTCCTTTAGTAATTGGAACAGAGTTATTACAGACATAAGAACAAAAATTTATGATCCTAACACTGGCACTTATACCTGGGCTCCTGAATTAACTGATGATGCAGATGCCAACAACATTAACCAATTGGATATTCCTATCACCAGCGGAGAACAAGTGGAAATTAGAATTAAATCAGTTTCAGAGGCAGGATGGCCAGACAACCCCTTAACTTCCGACTGGTCAGATAGTGTTATCATCGGATTTCCTGCCGATGCCAGCACCCAAAACACGGCTGCTGCGGTAACAACTAATTTAAAAGACGAGGCTGTTTTGGCAATCCAACAGGATTTGTCTTCTAAAGGTCTAGACAATCTGTTGTCAAGACAGTTCACTGCTGGATCAAAAGTTTTTGTTTTGGATACTCCTGCAATTGCAAGTGGATTTTACGACTCGAACGGAAATCCAGTCGACTTGTTTCAGAAATTAACAGATCTCCAGAATGAGATCGTTTCACTAAGAGCAACGATTGAAAGAAGTGTTGGCGTTCTTGAGGTTCAAATTGTAGATTCTGCAGGAAACAGCCAAATTATTACAAGTGGGCAAACTATCAAACTTAATGCAGGTTACACTAACCAAATTTTTACTAGTCCTCTTACTTCTGATGCAGGAAAAATCGCTTCTTCTATTTATCAGCTTAAATTGATTAACACAGCAGCTGGAATTCTAGAACTTTCTTCGGTTGTGCCAGGTGGACTTAACACAGTTGCTGGCTCTTCTACAACTTACTCTCTGCCAGAAGGTTACAATCAGAGTCTGAGGTACGGTGAAATTGGTATTTCTATTACATCACTAACTCCAGCCGATATTATTCCTCCTGGATCTACCGGCAACGCCAACGATGAGTCTTTCCAGCAGCTTAGACAAGCTGCCCCTTATATGTCGGGTAACGCCAACAGCCAGTTTATTTACCCCAGATGGAAAAGTGTCGGTCTAGATCAGGATCTGTATGTTAGCACGCAGCCCTATTCAGCGGGTTACAATTACCAAGGAAATGGCCAGGGTCTACCACAGAATGGCTCATCCTTGATTCCCTATGACCCTTCCGTGTCCACTGTCCCTACAGCTTCAGGCACAGGTCCGGCGGTTTGGAATGGTAATTATACTGGCTCTACGGGTAGTTATGCGGGAGTTGGCGGTGGCTATCTGAGCGAATTTTGTATTCATAAAGATCACCCAGCTTTGGTGACAGGTCAAACTTTTACTAATTTAGTTAAACCCAATTTTGCCGGTGGTGTGGTAGTGTACCCGGCCTTCAGACAATCCGATTATTTCTATTATGATGCGAATCTACCCAACTACTGGAAGCAGATTTCATACAGTCCGGTTACAGATGATTTTGTACAGGGACCTACTGCTACTAGAGAAGATTCTATGTTTCCTTTAAAGTGGGGTTTTGAAAGTTCTGATGAATGGCTGATTGGCAGATATAGTTGTGGCTCTTATTTCTTTTTAGGTCCCGTAACTTCATCCGTAGTTCAGGTTCAAGGTTCAACTTCTTTGGCATTCCAGCCAGTCCAGCAGGGTTCAAATAATGCCATTATTATCCCTATTATCTTTCAATTTAGGACAACTGATAAGTTAGGTTATATTGGTGGATTTAGGGCAGATGGTAATCCAACCAATATTGTTTATACAAAAAAAATGGGCATTGATATTCAGGTAAAAAATCAAAGTCCTTTTTCTTTCGATCTAGAAGCGACAGGAAAATACAAGAATGACACCCTTTCTTCTCCTAATTTCTCTTCGCAAGGTGGTTTGAACGTTGGATAAATAGAGAGTAGATTAAACAGAATGATAGAGTTACTAAACCAGAATCTAAATGCCAAATTGTTATAATTACTTAGTAAGTCAGGTAGGTTTACAAGCAGCAACTTATGATTACCAAGATTGTGTTGATGGGTCAACCGAACAACTTAATGTGGGAGCGGGTGCAACCGCTTCAATTTGTGCTATAGAAAATTCTGTTTTATTTATTATTGGTGAAGAAGGTGGGGTCTCACAAGAAAGCTCTTGTGGTTCGATTACCCCAACTCCCACCCCCTCTATTACTCCCACCCCTACGCCTACACCATCGGTAACGAGTACCGTGACTCCAACCCCTACTCCAACTCCGTGTCTTACTTCGGCTCCTTGTTATGTCTATGAATATGAAAATTTCGACAATTTTTCAGTTGATCTAGAAAGTTGTTCCTGCCGACAGGAAGTTCTAAGCTTTGGACCTGACCAAGGACTTACAGGGGGAACAGGATCTTTTGGTTTTTTTATAGGGGTAGCCCAGCCTGAAGTAAAAGGAGGAACGGCCGATTTCATCGGATCCACGGGACCCATTCAGAACAGTGTTGTCCCCGAAGATGCATGTTACTGCATGCAAGTTGTTAACATCTCTTACACCCAAACAGGATTTATTTCTTATACGGGTTGTAACAATCTGACAATATCAACGACGCTCAGCCCTAGAACAAGGATTCAGGTTTGTTATAAGGGGATCAATGCTGCTTTTAATGTAATTCCTGTCCCTGGATATAATTCAGGTTGTTGGAATACCGTAGTAGGATGTTCCCCAGGGGGTTTTTGTGGTTTTGAATGTAGATGTTATGAGTACAACAACACAACGGGAAATACTATTGCTGTCAATTATATTGATTGTGAAGGTGCAGTTCAAGCCATTGATCTTTCCACAGGTGATTCGGGAAGGTTGTGTGCCCGGGCAATTGTAGATAACGTTTCTATTTTTACTAATGCCACTACTTGCGGATACAACAATTCTGCTCCTCTTTGTACAGGAGGAGTCTGTCCTACTCCTACTCCTACCCCAACCCCCACCCAGACTCCTACCAACACTCAGACCCCCACCAATACTCAGACCCCCACCAATACTCAGACCCCTACCAACACCCCGACTCCTACCAACACCCAGACTCCTACCAACACTCAGACCCCCACCAATACTCAGACCCCTACCAACACCCCGACTCCTACCAGCACCCAGACTCCTACCAACACTCAGACTCCTACCAACACTCAGACTCCTACCAACACTCCAACCTCGAGCGTTACCCCTACCAACACCCAGACTCCTACCAACACCCAGACCCCTACCAACACCCAGACCCCTACCAACACCCAGACTCCTACCAACACCCAGACCCCCACCAATACTCAGACCCCTACCAACACCCAGACTCCTACCAACACCCAGACTCCTACCAACACCCAGACTCCTACCAACACCCAGACTCCTAACTCAACCCCTTCTCAAACACCTAGCGTTACGCCCAGCGTAACTCCTACTGTTACCCCTACCAACACCCAGACCCCTACCAACACCCAGACCCCCACCAATACTCAGACCCCTACCAACACCCAGACTCCTACCAACACCCAGACCCCTACCAACACCCAGACTCCTACCAAAACTCCAACAAACACCCCCACAAAAACCCCTAATAACACACCATCACAAACACCAAGCGTCACCCCAACCAATTCACCCACCCCTTCAAATACTCCAACTGTTTCTCCTTCCCCTGCCGGATCCACTGGATGTCCTCCTCAAGACATTTCTTGGAGTTTTTGGAATTTAAATAATATATTTGATAGGGTAGGTAGATTTTATGAAAATAACAATACGGGGAACAGTCAGATTGCCACTGTTACCGTTTCGTCCACTCAACCCAACACTTCCTATTATAATGTTACAAATACCCCATATTTTGCTTTACTTTGTCCTAAAAATCCCCAGCTGACTGAAGCTTTGGGCCTGAATGTAAATCAGGTAACGGGAACGGAAGTATACACTTTCACTTTCGATAGACCAGTTACGGATCCTTCTCTAGCAATTTACTCTCTTGGAAGTGGAGGAACAACGGGAGTTGCTCAATTCACCAGTAACTTAGAAATTGTCTGTGTTCTGCAGGACCCAACCCTCTCTTTCCCATTAACTAAAACTGGTCCTAACGAAGTAACGGGAAATGAAAGTTTTGGAACTATTTATTTTCCAGGTACTCACACATCTATAAGTGTATCGATAACTAATGCAATGGCTGTTAATTTCGTTTGGGGTATTTGCACTCAGGAACCCCCACCTTGTGAAGTTGATCTGATTATTGCATACGACATTTCAGTTTCAGCTGGCACTAACACCCCATACAATGGATCAATCATTGCAGAAAGACTAGTTTCTCTCCAGATAGTCAATAATTTTATCAATGAAATAAATTCGGGTAAAGTAAGAGTTGCAGCTTATTCTTGGTCAGATGTGTCTCCTGACCCCCAAATTCAGCCTTCTCTGAACAGTTTGCAGTTTTCATCTAATTATAACCAGATCTATAATTATTTCTGCCAACAGTCGGTTTCTTATCCTTCCTGTCTGGACTATTCAGGGGTTTCTTTTCCTGGTGGTACCAATCCAGGATTGGGGATTAATACAGCTATTAGCCTGGCAACTTCCTATGGTAGACCCAATGCCAAGAAAGTTCTTGTTTTAATAGTTGATGGAAATCCGAGTACAAATCCTAGTTCACCTAATGCTTATCTTTTACAGCAAGCTACACTTTTCAAACAGTTGTCTCTTTATGGCATGCCTGGAACTTCAGAGATAGTTGTCATTGGAGTTGGTGGGAATTCTGATGATCCAAATTTTACTGCTTGTTCGGTTAGCATTTCAGGAATTCCTACAGATTTGTGCTATTCATCTGCCTTATATTCCCAAGTTGCTTCCAATGACCCAATCACAGGGAATCCAATGATGATCAACCTGGTGGGTCCAGGCCCAGGTCCTTCTTCCATCCAAAGTCTTTATAACAATACCCCAGGCCTACAAACTATTTACAACGCCGCTCTTCAAGCTACTAATTTTATCTGCCCCAATAGCCCCTGTACTCAGGCTAATCTTTTCGTCAATGGGGATTTTCAAAATTCTGTAGCTTCCCAAACGGGTGGTTCTGTAGTAGGTTGGTCCCTTAGCAACGTGGATGTTAGAAGCATTAGATCAGCTTATTTTCCTAATTTCTTTGGCCCGAATTCAGACAACGTCTTTATTAATTTATCCTCCTGTGCAGCCTTTGGGACCGTTCAACAAGCTTTAACACTCACTCCTGGTACTGTCTATATTTTAAGTTATAACATTGGCGCTAATAAACAAAATCTTGCTGACAATTCTTCGAGAACTGTTCAGGTTAGACTAAATGGGACTTTGTTATCCACTAATAACATACTCCCTAGTGCAGTAATCGGGACTACTTCCAATAACCCTTTCTTTGATTTTGGATGGGAAACTAAATCTGTTATTTTTACTGCTACCCAAATTTCAAATACTATCCAATTTAGGGGAAGCTCTCCAAATACTTGTTTCGGACCGGTTTTAGATAATGTTTGCTTGGTTGAGTCCAGTGCTTATCCAGTTCCATCCCCCACTCAGACTCCCTCACAAACACCAACTCCCAGCATAACCCCGACAAACACCCCAACTCCTTCTACCACACCAATCATTTGTAATTGCTATAATTACTATAATGATAATGATCCGTGTCCACTTCCTGTAGTTGCCTGGTCCACTAAGCCTCTATCTGATCTGGGCCCTGGCGATTTTATTTATAACACCCCGAATTTAGCAGATCCTTTTAGCAACTCTGCCAATTCTTTTTATGCTTTTGGACAGGACCCGTGTGATTTAGAGCCCCGCTGGCTTTTGCTAGGAACTGCATCGTCGGGACAAATTTCACTGTCTGGTGTTTGTGATGTTACCCCAACTCCAACCCCCTCCTCAACTCCAACCCCAACTCCTTCCGTATCTGACAATTTAGGAGTGTATACGGTGTTCATGAATATCGAAGGGGCTTCGAGTGAGTCTTTTTCAGGAGAACCTGAAATACCAGGACCTACTCAAACCGCTAGTTCAACCCCAACCCCGAGTATCACCGCTTCTCCAACCCCAACTTCGAGCGAGACCCCAACTCTAACTCCAACCCCAACGGAGACTGGAACCCCGACTCCAACCCCAAGTGAAACTGCTACTCAAACTCCAACCCCGAGCGAAACTGGTACCCCGACTCCAACTCCAACTAATAGTTTAACCCCTTCTGAATCTGCAACTCCTTCTCCAACCCCTACCCCAACGGTTACCCCTACTGTATCCCCTACTCTTTCTCCTGTTGGTACTTGGTATCCCTTATACGGTAGGGGTAACGGGTACATCACTAGCCAACAAGCCTGTGATGCACATCTAATAGGTGAGCCTTGCGAGGTTTCATATGCCGATTGCGATCCCTCGGTAAATTTTGTTTCATTTTCTGTGCTTCCGGGGGAAAGTGGAACTTTCTGTGCCCAGTGGATAGTTTCAGATCCTTGTGATATAGTTTCACAGCAAGGAGGATGCACCAATCCTGGAGGAACTGGGTATATTTGCGCACCTCCTCCTACCCCTACTTTAACTTCTACTAGTCCTGCCCCTTGTTGTATAACTGCTAATAAATTCATTTCTCCACCCTTTCCTAATAACGTTTTTCCTAGTACAAGTTGGTTGTATAGATCAATTAATTGGAATGGTGTTACTATTACAGCTTCAACTACAACACCTAATGCACTGAGAATCGCGGCACCCGAACCTACTTACGGTTGCGACATTCAGCAAATTATTTTCGATTCCTATAATAACAAATATTCAGGATTGATCGATACTTTCTACTCTTCGCCGGTTAATGCTAATTATACCCTGAATTTCAGCCAACCAATTTCTACAATTACTTTAAGGATTTTGTACCTTAGTGTAGATGAAAACAGTAATTCAGAGTTTATCTATTTTACAACAAACACTGGAACTCCTAGTCTAGAACCAGTTATTTGGTGCGGTGATAGATCAAGTTTTGAAATAGGAACCAATGTAAACGGTAGCTATATAAAAAATCTCTTAACAACCGTTCCTGGCAATTATGACGATGAGGTTTCTCTGGTTGTGGAAATTAAGAACCCCTTGGGCTTCTCAAGCCTAACCTTAACTAATGTTTGGCCACCTAATCCAGGCAGCAGCAGTCCAGCGGGAGTTGGTTTTGATATTTGTGAGTGCTCAAACCCTACTGCCACTGTAACCCCGAGTGTCACCCCTACTAACACCCCGACACCTAGTATCACTCCTACTAACTCCCCAACCCCTAGCATTACTCCTTCTATTAGTGTAACACCGAGCGTCACCCCTACTAACACCCCGACTCCGAGTATCACTCCTACTAACACCCCGACCCCGAGTATCACTCCTACTAACACCCCGACCCCGAGTATCACTCCTACTAATACTCCGACCCCTAGTACCACCCCTACCAACACACCAACCCCGAGTATCACCCCTACCAACACACCAACCCCGAGTATCACCCCTACTAGCACCCCGACCCCGAGTGTTACCCCGAGTGTTACCCCTACTCCTATTATTTACGATTGTATCAGATGGTGTATCGCAAACACAAATTCGTATCCCGTTACTATCACTGTTACCAGATGCGATGGCACTTCACAACCTTTTTCCCTTTCTGCTTTTTCTGAAATCTGCAATATCTGCCTCAGAAATGTGACCACCATTGCGGGTGTTATAGCAACCGATACAGGTAGACTTTGCACTTTCTTACCCAAACTTTTTGATTACAATTCTTCCTTTGGAGTTCTAAGAACAAATCCAAAATTAACAGGAAATGTGAAATTAACACTGGACTCTAATGGTTCAGTTTGGATGAATTCAATGGATGCAAATCCAGTTCTTAGCGATCAAAGATTCAAAAAATACCGAGTTTCGGGACAAAACGCCTATTCTAAAGATCTGTACAGATTCTTCATGAACGGAACCGTGCCAGAAAATGTTATTTTTGAAGTTGCAAAACTTACTGATGGGGAGGACCGGCCAGTGGAAGGCTTTAGCTCTCAGTACGATTTCTTCTATGGCTCTGGTGCCTCTACACTTGTTGATAGAAATTACAACGAGAATTTCCGGTACTTCCAGCCATTGTGGTTGCGGGATGAGATTCCAGATTTCTTTGTCATCTTTAAAATCCCGGGGCCTTTGAGTTATCCGTATTCGACAAACCAAACCGAAATTCTGAGCGGGACCCAGTACAAAATTATTCAAGACGTCAATTCACCTGATCCTTTTGTCATCTCTTATGGGGTTGATAATTTTGCCCGGCCTATTTTGTATAGGGCTGGAGAATTTATGGTTGGAAATTCTGTTTACTCAACCTACGAAATTGTATCAGGATCTGGTAAAGTTGTGCTAATGAACGAGACTCTTTTCCAGCCTGAAGTTGATGACGTTAATTCATACTTCAACAGTAAAATCCTTCCAAACGCGGCTGCTATAGCAACTTTTGATCTTCGAGAGGACACCGTTATAGGTAAATATATTAGATCTATCATTAACGATCCTGGATTTTCTTCAGCTCCTTTGGATTTCTCCTATCAGCTTAATGCCTTTACTTACTACCAAGGAGTAGATATCAAAACAGGTAGTTATAGTAAAAAAGGGGAGTTGATGTACGATTTCTTGATTTCCAACAACTCCACCCCCCAGATAGATTTCGAGAATTATGTGACAGGAGGTTTTGAGAGAAATGGGATCATAATTCCCAATTTATTGAATTTAGAATTTCTCTTTAATGATCCTGATTCTGATTTATATTCCATCAACAGATATTTTGGTCTGTATGTTTCCAGAAATGATTTAGGAAGTTTTAAATTGAATGGAGATTTCTTCTATCAATATCGTAACCTGTCCGGCAACAACAATCTACCTAAACCTTCCACCAATAATGTCGGATATGCTAGTAGTACTGACCCTAATTATTTGAGTAGCACGACCGGAGTCAGACTTTTCTATCAAGAGGCAAATTCTTGGATTCCTGGCTCCTATGATGTAAATGTTTTAGAGCCACAGAAGCTTTTCTATATCACCGATAAAAACGACAAATTTTATTCCCTCCTCAGAAATGAAAATTACGATTCCACCACCCAAACTTGGTCCAACAACACCCCGGTAAGTGGTCAATTCGGACCTCTTTTGCCTTCTGGTAATTTCGGAACTGAGTCGAATATGGAAATGAAATCCGGTAATTTAGTTGTGTTCAATAGGCAACTAAATCTACTTGATTTTACCGGCCCCAATGAAAGAATAGGTGGTTTTTCGGGTTTTTTACCTGAATCTTCCGGTCACGCCAACATTAATATCCAGTTTTTATCAACTTTTAATAGCAGTACTCCAGTTACCTTCAAGATCATTTGGCCGAATGGAACTAGAGGACCTTTAAATGAAAAATACGACCTGATTCAATCTTCCTTATTGGGAGGCAGCGTTCTCAATTGGCAGGCTGGAAGTTCTTATAACAACGGCAACACCCACTATTTCAATTTCTCTCAGGGCCAAACGTCCCAAGTCGCATCTTCGTTTGTTCAATGTGTTCTCTCCATCAGCAGCACTATCTGGGATTCTGCTAATTCTGACAATAACGCTATCATTAGAGCCAGAAACAGCGGAGCGAATTACAACACAGATTTTAAGATTGCAGTCTTTTCTGACTATGATTCTTTTGAGTCTTCTTATGCCGGAATTTGGTCCAGCACGGCCGGCTATTCCGCAGGTCAAATTGTCTCCTATTTTAATGTCTACTACACAGCTTCTTCTGCCATTACAGCCCCAAGTTCCGGCAACACGAATCCTCCTCCTACGGAGGATAACACTTGGCAAAATTACTTCACCTTTACAACTTCAGGTCTGATTAAAATTGAGAACTATGACGTTTCAGCTTTAGATAGAAATCTGAATTTCGTTGGTGGTACTGATTTCTCTAAATCTAGAGTTGCCTTTTCAATCAACGAGAAAGATAAAATTACCCCTGGCAAATGGATCGAAGTGGAAGGAGGTAGGGGAGTGGTAGGTTCCGTTTCTAGAATTTCCTCGGTTACCAGATACGTCGACCGTCCAATCTACAATAATAATCCCTCCTTGACTTCGGGCACCGTGACTGAATTCAGGGGCTACAATGAATTTTTGGTCGCAAGTTTGGAAGATACTAAAGCTATTATCAGCCTGGGTAGTGATGGCAATTTCAATGTTTGGGATGTAGCTACTCTCTACTCAGGTGCTTTCAGTTTCTTCGATCTGAAAGATTTTGACTACGATTTTCTATCCTCTAAATACGGAGAAACACCAACCCCTGAATTCCATCGATATTTCCAACTTGTTCCTGATCAACCTGGTCAAATCGTAGAGGGTGTAAAATACATCGTAAGGAGTGGTGAAATACTGGTTGATAAAGGTTCACCCACGGAGAGGATTTTAGGCCCAGGCTCTGCCTTTATTGGCACTACGGTCAACTATTTCCAGGATATATTATTCTCTGAAACTGGAACTCTTTCTGTCGTGTATCCAGCAGTTTTCAGCCAGGTTGGTTGGGTAGACCCTCAGACCCCCTACCCTACAACAATTGTCCCCGAGCAAAATCTGAACTCGTTTGAGGGTTTTTACGGAATTCAATCCATCTCTAACGAAATGCCGATCCCAAATCCTCTTGAAAAGGCAGAGTTATTTGAATATGGTAAGCTTGAAACAGAATACCAGTATCTCTGGGAAAACTTCACCCAGACCCGGGCCAATTTTTCTAGAATAGTGCCTTTCGTGAACAAATGGGGATTCTTAGGTGGCACCGACGCCAGGGGCAATGTTTACAGACTGAATTCTTCTCCTGCATTCAGCCCCACCAATTTTTCCCCTAGTTTTCAGAAAGAAAGCCCAGATCCTCGATATCTGACCCACGAGTGGTTGATTCTTCAGGGGGTTCCTCCTCAGTTCCCAATTGATGATATTTCAAAACAGAAAAGTTATCTGCCGGGCGAGGTTGATTTTCAGAAATTGCGTAGTGGCAATCCTAATTACGCCCTGTACTTTAATTCATTCTTTACTGTCTCAACCGCAGATTATCCAGCTCCCTACTACAGCCTGAAATATCAGGGGTACGAATACTTTAGCAACCTCAATTTCAATTATGCCACCGGTTTTTATGAAACGGTCTTTAGGGGAGTAAAGATAGTACTGAAGAAAAGAAGCAGTGTTACGAACCCCAAATCAGAGCTTGAAAAATACATTATCAACTACAGAGGGTATGAAAATTACAATTTCTCTGCCATCCTCAAAGTTGTGCCGGAGGATGATTCTGAAATCCAAAGTCCAGTTAGGTATGAGTTTATTGAAAACGTGCAACAAAAATGTGTCCTCTTGGTAGTGTACGTCGTCATTAAAGATTACAGAGCTTTACCTTTGGGGTCGACTGGAGGAACTGGAGGAACACCCTACCTGGATTATCTGCTGATGTATTGCATGAGTGACAAGAAAGAGGCCACGGACGTTGGAACAACAGGAGCTACGGGTCCTACTGGATCACCTCTCTACGATATTGCTGATATCAAGTTGTCTGCGGCCTTGAATCTCTCCACTACTTCAGACAGTTCAGTTACTCTATTTTCTAATTCTGGAAAAATCTTCACCATTGAAAATCCAGATTTTGACACCGATTTAAGAGAAGAGATCAATTTGTTTTACCCAATAGGATCTACCGGGTCCGTCTCCGATACCGGACCTGGTAGTTTCTACGTCCCCAGTCAGTCTTACACTTACCCCTGGCCAGTTGGAAGATCCCAAAATTTAGTTGATTTTCAAGCTATCGAGCCAGGAGCCTATGAATTCCAAATTCCCTTTGCGTTCTCCTCGCCAGTTACAATCCCAGTAGGACCAAGATCAGCCTACGCTAATTATCCAGTTTTTCAAGTAGACGGGGGAGAAGATTATTTCGACTTTATTCTAAAAAGAATTTCCCTATCCCAAATTTATTTGCGTGTTAATAACGAAAGCCCCTATATTAGTTATACTACTTACGATTGGGATCCGATTGCTGAAAGTACCCTGGTTTCTCAGAATTCTTTTCAAGTTTCTTTTACTGAGCCAACTGCTCTCTATAAACCAACTGGCTTATATCCAGTCAAGAGCTACGAAGGGCCTCAAACTCTAGGCACTAGTGTTGTTACCAGTTATCAGATTGAAAACGGTGGTTCCGAGCTGGCCAGTGATATTTTAAGGTATGGAGGCGCATACGAACCTTTGTTTAAGAAGGTGCTCAGATTCAAGGGTGATAAAACGGATTCAATCTCCGGCAACCCAGGGGCAGACATTACTTTCAGAAACTGTACCTTTGCCCCCGAGCAAGAAGGATTTGGTCTCATAGAAAATCTGGCTTTTTCTAAAGTCTCTCTGGATCAAAATATTCTTCAGGCTTCTCAGAATTTGCCACAAGGACCGGTGTTTCCTTTAGTGGGTCAATCACCAATTTCCTACAAGAATTTCTCAGTCTTCCTTTCCAGCTGGGATCCTGGCTACTACAATCTTTGGACCTCGGCTACAACCCAGAATCCAGTTGCCGGAACTAGATCGATGAAGGAGAACAAAAGTTTTCTGGGTTCAAAGATGATGCAGACCCCCTACACTGTTACCATCTACACTTTCATCACTCTAGAACTGGTGAGAACATCAGGCAACACCAATGTCGATGCGATTAACACTCAGGCGGTTGCCGCGGTTCCTGCCATTCAAAATTTAAACCCCTCCACTTCTAACACTGGGGTAGGACAATTAGGAAATTATCTCAGTAATGTTGATTTACCCGTTTTCGATCAAGACATCTTCCCCCAAGTGGAAATCTTCTGGCAAAGGAACGAAATTTCCAACACCGTCATCGGTTCTATCAGATTGGATAGGATCTTAAGAAGGTATCTGTTAAATTCCGGGGTTAGCCAGGTTTTCGTCGACAACATGGTGAGCGAGTTTGGATTGGGGAATCCCAACAGCATCTACGACGATATCAACACCTACATTGACCAGAATATAGTTCCTATCTACGAAGGGATTACTTTTGATCTGTTTGTCAAGAAGACAGGAGAGGCGTTAACAACAACTGAATTATTGGTAAGAGGAGATCTTATTAATCCAGATCGGATCAGATATGGTTACTATCAACAAAATAACTACAGATTAACTAAAATCACCGATTTGATTTACTCTTTCGAATATCCTCTAACGGTCGGTCAAAATTATTCCTTGACTTTCTCCTTCAGAATCCAGAAAATTTAATTTTTAAGAGTCTGAATATATACAGAAAGACATTCTTCCCATGCCTACTTTGAACATTCTTAATCTAAATCTGGGGGATTCCCAAGAAGATATCAGGAACAAGGTTAATGCAAACTTTGAGTCCTTGATCCAAAATGGAGGTGGACCCCAAGGTCTGCAAGGAGAGATTGGACCTCAAGGTCCAGTAGGTCCTCAGGGACCTCAGGGTGATCCTGGTCAGCAAGGACTGAGGGGAACTCGTTGGTATGTTCAACCCTCGTTTCCGGCGGGTGGAACTTCCGATCCCGTAATTGAAGGTGATTATTGGGTAGACACTTTCAATCAGAATTCTATTTTTGAGTACACTGCAGCAGGATGGACAGATACAGGGTTCGATCTTCAATCCACGGAGGTCTTTACTACTTTAGTCGGAATTTCAGGCCCGAGTGGTTCTAAGAATGCGGTCGTTTTCAACTCCCCTTTTCCTAATTTAAACACCCTAGTTTTAAGCGATGCGGTGTCGGTGCCCCAAACCACCAATCCCACCTATGCGAAACTTCTGATCTCAACCAACTCGTCCTCTGATTACCCTCTCCTGGAATTTTCGAAAACCAACGCCACTGGAGCTGGTACACCACAGGACTACAACAGACACCCACAATTTAGGTGGTTAAACCCCAGCTCTTCCAACTATAATTTGCTGTTTACTGTTCCTCAAGACAGCATGGAATTCAGAGCAGGAGGCTCGATGCTAGTTCAAAGCTCCGCCTCTTCCCTTCAGTTTTCTTCAGCCAATACTTTGTCTTTAACCTCGGCTGCAACTATGACTGTTACCTCGGCCTCGGTCATGAATTTTTCATCAGGTTCCCAGCCGATGAATTTCAGTTCTCAGAACTACAATCTTTCATCATCCTCTTTGAGTTTATCTGTGCCTCTGAGTTTGACCTCCAGTGCAAGTGGCTATGCCATGACTTTTAACAACTCCGGTTCAGGATCAGGTCTCTTGTTATCAGGAACATCGACCAGCACTAGTCAGTTTTTGGCCAATTTTGCCTCAGGGGGATCCAGTAAATTCTCAGTTAGGGCGGATGGAAAGATTTTCGTGTCTCAATTAGGATCTGCTTTTAGATCTCTTTCCTCTACCTATGATAATTCTGCGACTATCTCCGCCACAACTTACTATTATTGGTATTTGGGAACAAATATTATCCAGACTGGAAACCTTCTTCTTTTCGATACTTCTTCCTCTCCTTCAGATAAGGGACTAGCCCTTCCTGTCGGGGGTACCGTCTCTAATAGCTGGACTCAGTATCTAGGAAATTATGAATCTATCCAATTAAGAGTTATTAGTACAAACTCGAACAATTTGGTCAAAAGTGTTGCTTTGTGGACAGGCTCAGGAACCATTAATGCGGGTTCTAACACGGCGGCTACTTTTGCCAGTGGTCAAAGTTTTGTCGATTTCACCATCATTAGGCTCTCTTCCGATACTGATTATCAAGTTTATTATTCAACCTGTGGTGGACTCTGCGGTAAATTAGCATAACATGTCTTTCAATTCAAAATACATTTTTCCAGGGGACGACAAGAACGAAATCCTGTCCAAGATTAATTCTAATTTTGCCCAAATCTATTTTAATGCGATAGGAAGTCCAGGACCGTTGGGAGAATTTGGACCCACGGGTATGATTGGACCTGTGGGATTAGACGGTTTACCTGGAGCGACAGGTTCGCCTGCAGCAAGGTGGTTTTTTTCTCCTGAGCCCCCATTATCCACAGAATCTTCAACTGATGACATCTGGGTTAATATTGGGATCACTGGATTTCAAAGTGTCTATTTCTATGATGGCACCAATTGGGTTGATACTGGAGAAAGTATTCTGCAGGACTCTGAATTTGAAGCAATCACCGGAGTATCGGGACCAGGTGGAAGCACAACTCATAATAGCATTGTCTTCCCAGGACCTTCGGCCTCTGATTACAGCCTAGTTATTTCTGATGCTGTTGGAACTACCTCCAATGTCAATCCGAACCTCTCGAAACTAATGGTAAGTACGGCTCCTGTGGTTAATATAAAAGTTGGTTCTTTTTTGGCAGGAGGGGTTGTTTTTTATGTTAATCCTGCTGGTAATGGGGGTTTGGTCTGTGCGCCAAACAACCTGAATACTACTTATGCTTGGGGATGCGCTGGAACTAATATTTCTGGTACATCTTCAGCCTTAGGTACAGGAGCAGCAAATACAAATTTGATTTTATTTGGGTGTGCTACTAGACCTATTGCCGCCAGCGTCTGTGCAGATCTTTCTCTTAATGGATTTTCCGACTGGTATCTTCCTAGTTACGATGAAATGTTTTTAATGTATCAAGAACTACAGCCTTTAGACCCTGCTTCTTTTGCTGGTACTTTTTGGACAAGTACACAGTTAAACCCCGGACTGGCTAGTGTTTTAAATTTTGGTGTCTCAGGATTTTCAAATAAATCAAATTCCAGACTGGTGAGGCCAGTAAGAACTTTTACATTAAATGACATTGGAACTGTTCAATATCCGATTTTAGGGTTCGATAAAACCTTTGTAGGATCTGTCTCCATTCCATCTTTTAATTGGACTGTTCCAACTGCAGAATCTTATGATATCACTTTTAGCAATCCGGGAGAAACTAGAATTTTATTAGGAACTACTGGTAGTTTTTCTGCTACCGGGGGATCTGGGGAATCTGTGATACTAGCCGGCAATACTTTTGTGCAACTGACTTCTCAAAATCAAATCACTTTTGAATCTTCTACGGGAGCCACTGGCAGCTTGACCCTGGCTACACCCTCTACGATTTTGATGAATTCTGCTAACAAGATACTGACTAGTAACAGTTTGTCGTATCAGAATCTGGCCGATTCATCCGGTCTGACCGCAGATGCCAGCACCTTGATCGACGTCTCGGGAAATCAGGGATTGAATATTCAAATTTTAGGTTCTTCGACCGGAACCCCTATTTATACTTTTAGAAATCCTGCGGGGTATAGAATTTTAGAAAGTAGAAGCAACAATCTAACGATGATTGGTGAAACTGGCCCCTCTGGTTCCGCTTCTGGCTGCCTAGTGAAGAAAATAGATGTTGTTGATTCATATAGTCTGAATGGAAGAAGCGGAAGCCAATTTTCTGCTAATGGATTTTTGAATAATTATGCTTCATTAGAAATAAATGGTAATAATTCTGATGTTATTTGTATTAAGGCTTATTACGCATACTTGTTAACTCCAGATGCAAACACTCCCACCGCAAACGGAGAATACTATTCCATTTATTTACAGTTAAGTGGGTTTCAAAATATTACAACAGTTGATCCTGTAAATCCTGGTATGGGTATTTCTTTTTCTAATACATCAAGGAGAATTTTCGACATTTTTCTAGAGGATGAGTCGGGAATTTGGCCGTCTGGCTACATATCTTTTGGTGGCATTAGAACTGTTTATGCAGGTGGAAGTTCCTCTGTATCTATTAGTAATTCATCTTTCAGATGCTACCATATTAGATTAATTTTTATAAACAACGAGTCTATCTTTTATCAGTTTAACTATTCGGGCACTGCCAATAGATGCGGTTATATCCCTTATGTTTATACCAATCCAGTTTCTGGAGGGGGCGGAATTGGTAGCTAATTTTTTGTTGTGGAAAAAATTTTTTACGAAGAAGGAAAGGAATTCAGGTATCAAATAGGGGAGGTAATCACCACTTGGCCTTGGCCCATGCTAACTTACGCATCCGCTAGAGAATTTTTATTAGATCCTGATTGTCAGCAAATTTTTTCTAAATATCAAAACGTCTATATTTACGGGCATTTCCTGTGGAAAAATTTTCAGACGTGGGATCTTGATTTGGGTTTGGCCTGTGATTTTAATATCGCGGATTGGTCACGAATTTCTGCAGATCTCCACAAGCTTTACAATCTAGCTCTAAATAGACACTGTCTTCTCGTGGATATCACTGTTTCACATCTCAATGTTGCCTGTCTTTTACCAACCAAATCCGATCTAGTTGAACACAATCAAAACACACCAGCTTCTGAATGGAATTTTCCCAGAATTAGCCCGCCCCTGCAGGGAAAATATTCCCATAAATATGTAAAAATAAGCAGAATGGAAAAAAAGATAGGGGACACAATTCAAGTTTTTGATTATAGAGATTCCCCCCGAACTGCACAAAAAACTTCCCTCTTATTTGGTGAACATCTGGTTATGATTGATTTTTCTGAAGTTGATTTACACGATAAAATCATCAAAAGGATAGCAAATTCTGAAAAAAATCTTCTGATCAATTTCATGACAGTTTCTGATTTTTTAAGTCTAACCGAACTAGAATTTATTCAGATCCAGAATTACTGACCCCGTAGTTCGTTTTTTTCTGGACCGAATATATACAGAGGATTTAAATTTTTTTTATGCAAACCCCTTTGACCCAAGATGAAATGATCTCGGCAGAAGATCTAAAAATACAATTCTCTAGAGTGTTAGAAGACATCTCTATTGTGGATGGTAAAATCAAGAATCTTCAAACAGAGGCGGGTCATCTCCTGACCAAACTTGAAAATTTAAGAAATTCAGAAAAAGCTTTTATGACCAGATTGTCCGATAAATATGGATCGGGTGCTTTGGAACCCTTCAAATTAATCTATCACCGTGAATAAAATAGAATCCGGATCTAACACAGTCGTTGTATCTTTATTTTTCTTCATTTTGCTTCTTCTAGCAGGTCTTTTTTTGCTGAGACAATACGAATTGACCCAAGAAGCAGAACAAGAAGCTGCCCGAAACTACAATAATTATTTAGCGAAGCAAGATTCGGTTCGTATTCTCAGCTCTTCTTTCGGGAGTGTGCTGGCAGAAAAATCTGCTCTCAAACTGAAATACGATGAATTATCTCAGGATAATAAAGATCTGATAGACAGACTAGAGCTGGCGAATAATAAAAAGCCAAGCGTTATTATTCAAACGGAAGTAGTTTACAGAGATACCGGAATTTCGGTACCCACTTCAACAATTATCAGAGACAGCACAAAACAGCTAGTCTTCAAACACCAACCGAAATTACCTGGTAATAACTTTCTCTCCCTCACAGGACAAATCCCTTATCGCATAGTGACAGATTCAGTCCTTAACCCGGATGGTTCATATCAACTGAATTTCAGACTTGTTTCTCAGCCCGTTGTTTTGAATTTTGAGCAAAAAATTGATCTAGTCACTGGTCTTTATACTGATCCAAAAACAGGAAGAGTTTATGTCAGGGCAACCACAGATTTTCCGGGAATCAGTTTCTCCGATCTACAAGCTCTGGAGATGATTGACGATTCTGCTACTCGTCAAGCTCTCAAAAAAGCCAGAAAAAAGTTTGGGGTGGGGATAAATTTTGGTTGGTCGATAGCAGCAGGAAGAAGCGGTTATATCATGGGCCCAGGTATCACTGTCGGACTGACCTACACCCCAACCTTCCTCCAATTCGGGAGATAAATATAATAATCTACATGGCCTTTACCACAACTTCTAAGTACGTTCAGCTCACCCCTTATTTGGTGCTGGAATACATGTATGCTGACCAACCTAATCCGGAAACCTACAATGTTAACAGTGGTAACCCGACAGTTTCTTTCAACAAGTTAATTAACGGTATTTTGGAGTACAAGGGATCACCCATGAACGATGTTCAGATTTACAACTGGGATGAAAACTATAGCGTGACCCAGAATACATCTTTAGACAGTGTTGTTCAAGTATCGGAAAATTCTTTTATTTCTCTGAATCCCAATTTGATTGTTCCTTACAACGACTTCAACCCTAAATTAACACCTACTGCCGACCTGCCTATAGTTTTTCCTTCGGACATCTCGGTTGTTTATGACTCTGTGAGGTACCACATTCTCCAGGGTTACAATCTAGAAAACATCGATGGTCTGGTGCTAAGTATTGCATATCTAGGTCAAGATGGTAGCTATGTCACTTTCTCTCAGGTTCAACTGAGCTCGGGTAATGCACAAAACTACACTTTCAACCCAGTTCCTTTAACTATCGGTTCGAATATTTACAACAAGTACTTTGAGATCAAGATCCCCTCTTTTGTGGATATGAACAATCAGTTTTCCGTCGCCTCTGCCCAGAATAAACCCAACACTTTGGCAGGAAAAACCAGTAAAAACGGCCAGGGATATGTCAATGGAGCCCCAATGAGAATCAACGTGTGGCAAATTTTAGACACAACCCAGGTCAACGGATACAATAAACTTGGTTCAAACCTTTATGCAACTTTGTCTCTTGAAACTGAAGACCCGTTTAAAAATGTGGGTGCCTATATTGCTCCAGCCGACACGGGGGATTTCTTCGAGTATTTTGCCACCGACGATGGAGGCTTCATTGAAAATTTTATTCTCTTTCAAAATTCTATTGGCAATCAATACTACATCGATCACAAGATTGAGACCATTGAACAAATTGGAGCTGCTCTTCTGATAACCGACAATTTTTCAACCCTTCAGACAACTGCCTACGACCTACCTCTCCTTTACAGACCCATTGTCAGAAACTCAGCCCTTGCTTCCAGTTTTACCCTTAGATACACCATGACCCTGGTCAACAGTCTAAATCAAACGAGACTAGTCAGAATAGCAACCTACACTTCTAACGATCCTGCCAAATACGGAACCTATATTGCTCCCCTTCAACTTTCGATCTATCCTCAAACTCAAAAGATCTACAATAAACTAGCCACCCAATCTAATATTGCTGTTCCTGCAAATACTATTGCACCCCAAGAGATCATTAAATATCAGAATGTGTTTTTTGAAAGGAATCTGGTTAACACCACTCTGACAAATCTGGTGGTTAAGGGAAACATCATCACACAGGCAGATGCTGGTGCCACTGACGGTCTAGCCTATGGTTTAGGACAGGCCTACGTTACCATCCTGCCTTTTGACAACTACTACAAATTCACTTTTTTCAAGAAAAATCCCGATGGCACAACTGATCTAATTGATCTCACCTCCTCGGGCACTTTTAAACTTGTTTTTATAGACAACCAGAACAATAAACTTTTTGCTCCTTCCATCTCAGACAAAAATCTGGCCAATTCCGCCAGAGGTGAGTTGGCATTTAAGTTGGATCAAAGTCTGGCAACTCAGGTTTTAACTTTCAGCAATCGAAGATTTTACATCTCAAATCAGCCCATTCAAGCTGAAACCAACACTGTGCTAGGTCAAAACGCAGTTCCAAAATTGACAGGTATTAAAAACAAGTTGGCCAAAAAATCTCTTGCCCTAGGCAATTCTATTTCCGATATTCAACTGGCAGCAACTGAGGTTGTGAATGCCAACACAAATCTAGGTACCGCCAGGATTTCTGCTAATTCTGCTTCCGTCCTGTACTATGGCAATTGGCTGAAGGATGGTGAACCACTTCCAACCCCAGGTATCACCGGTCAAAATGTTGTTCAAGATTCTATTCTGTTGCAAAAGAACCCTCAGATTTCAATTGGGGGATCTAATCCAAATGAGAGTGCGTCAGTGGTACAGAACAGCAAGAGTTCTTGGCAAAACTTTGCCCCTGCGGCAGGGACCGATTCAAGCACAGCAACTTCTTCTAACACAGGAGGGCAAAACACCACTGGTTCCGCTAATTCGCTTTCTGTCTTGGGCCTGGCAGCTTTTAAATCGGCTATTGCTTCTGATGTTCAGGGTAAGATCTCTCTTGGCTGGACCACGGCAGAAATTATTGATTATTTCCTCAACCCCGGAGCAGCTGGATTCCAAATTTACTCTGGCATTACAAAACAGATCTTTACTGATGCGGTCACCGGTATTTTCAACAATTTTGATCTGGCCCTGCTGAATGAATATGGCAATACAGGAGGGGGTAGAACAAACGGAGGTCCAGCCTCCGGAGGAGGTAGTACCACCAATCAAAGCGGGCAGGATAGCGGCAGCGCATCTCCTGCCTTTCCTCCTTCGAGCGGCGGATCCCCTAGGCCCAGACCCGATAGGGGATTAGGAACTTTATAATTCATTAACATGGCGATACTAAATGTCAGATCGAATAGTTTTTATTTCAATTTCCCGAAAGGATTTTTTCCCGGCTCGGTAGAGACCAAGTGGGTTGATTATCTGAAAAAACAGCCCACCCCCTACGATACCCTGACCTCTTATATGAACAGCAGTATTCAATCTGTCTCTTTTCCGACCATGAACATTGATTTAGTGTCACAAACCAGAAATCTCGGCAAACAGATTAATTACCAGAGTGCAACCCCTGTGCAGGATTTATTCTCCAGAGATTTCTCTGTTTCTTTTAGGATCAGTGAAGGATTTGTGAATTACTTTATCATGTTGGAAACTGTCTTAGATAAACTGGCCTTTCAAAACGATGCCCTGTTCACTCCTATCTTACCTCTTCGAATCTTAGATAATGAGGGGGGAGTAGTTATTTCAGTTCTTTTTAAAGAAGTAACTCTTACCTCAGTCAACAACATTGATTTAAATTACACCGCTAATGCCCCTACAGTTTCAACTTTTACCGTGGGCTTTAAATGTAATTTTATGGAACTGAATTCAGAAGTCCAGAAAACAAATTAGATATATAAGTAAAACAAACACATCCATGAAAAAATTCTCAGAACTAGCCAGAGTAAATGAAATGAAATACGGTCAGCCGATGTACGGGGAAAGTGACCTGAAGCAGCATATGAAAAATCTTCTAGTTGCCGCCTCGGGTAACGATCAAAGGGTCTTAAATGATATAGTGGATTGTCTTACTGATGAGCAGATGAAAAAATGCTACGATAATTTGGTGAAAGTTTATAATTACACGGGTAAAGTTGGGGAAGCAGTCCCAGCAAACCTTTAAATCTGTTTAGGTGTCCAATCCAATTTACGTTGGGATAGATTTTTCTCTTAATTCCCCTGCCTATTGTTTGTATAAAAATGGCAACTACAGTTGGCTGTCTATTACTAGATCAGATAGAACCCAGCAATCTCTTATTAAATCCGCAATCAAACCCTATTCTGTCTTAGAGCAAATGCCTGATGTGCATTTGCTTTTTTTGAATAAATTGTCATTTCCTGATTCTTATCCGGAAAAAGAAAGAGCAAAGATGCAGAACTACATCCAAATTGTAGACACCCTGTGGCATCATCTTATTTCTCAGTTAGAGCCTGAAGATGAACTAGTGATTGCGATGGAGGGTTTGAGCTTTGCCTCTAACGGAAATTCGTTAATTGATATTTCTATGGCTACGGCCCTACTCAGAGAAAGAATAATCACGAGGACTGGCTTCGACAACTTTTATGTTTATTCTCCTACTGCCATTAAAAAATATGCCTATAAGGGAAACTGTAAAAAAGACGAGCTCTATCATGCCCTGTTAGAAAAAAGAGATCTTGAGACTGGTCTGAACAATTTCTTAGATACATTGAGAGCAGGAGCTTCCACTTGGATCTCATCCAGTAAGGTAGTTCAAAAGCCTCTCGATGATCTAATCGATGCCACCTGGATCTGTCTATACCTCATGTCATCAGAAAAAAAATTTTCAAAGGATATATAAAAAGGGGTGAAACTTTTTATTATTCTCTCCATTAAAAGATCAAACTTAAAAAAATTAAAGAAATTATGGAAAATTTAGACATTTTTAATTTAGATTTGGACAATTTTATTACGAAATCTAAGGAAAAAGAGGGCAAGGACCTTGAATTCTACAAGCCTTACCCAGAATCAGGTAAAGATGGAGTCTACAAATCTCTCATCAGATTTTTACCCAATCAGGCAGATCCTGCCAAATCCAAGATCCACAAATATTATGTGTATTTGACCGATCCAAAAACTGGCGAGGGATTTTCAGTTGACTGTCCATCAACGGTGGGTAAAAAATCCATCTTAAAAGATATTTTCTGGAAGCTCAAGAATTCACATTCTGCAGCCGATCAGGAATTGGCCAAAGGGTTCAGTCGAAAGGAAGATTACTATTCCTTGATTCAAGTTGTTCAGGACAAGAACAATCCAGATCTTGAAGGTAAAATCATGATCTTCAAATTTGGCAAAAAATTAAATGAAACTCTGGAGGCCCAATTAAAACCCGAATACGGAGAACCCTGTAATCCATTTGATCTGTTTGGAGGTAAACTCTTCTCTGTTCACTCTAGAAAAGTTGGGGAGTGGAACAACTACGATCTTTGTTCTTTTGTAGGTGATAAATGTCCTATTGAAATCAATGGCAGAAAAATGAAGAAAACACCGGAAGATATGAGGGTGATCCTTGAATACCTGGAAACAGGTCCTAAGAATCTTACCGCCTTCGATTATAGAGAGTGGGACGAGGACACAACTCAAAGGGTAATGAATGTCATTAAAAACACAGTACCCGATGGAAGGTTAGTCAACGAAATCTTGGCTGGTGTTAACAAATCAGATTCTAAAAGTTCTGGAGGTGGATATTCGGTCCCTACAGCTTCCCCTGTTTACCAGCCTACGACGAACGACATTTTTGAAGAAGCTTCTTCAACCTCGGTGGGCAAAAGTCCAGAACCCGAAGAAAAGACTAAAGCAGGAATCAAGAGACCATCTTCACCTGTCTCTGCTTCCACTTTGGATGATCTTTACGCAGATCTTTAATTTTTAATGTGTTGGGGTAAGAGGAGAACCTGGGGAGGTTCTCCTCTTTTTTTAATTTACAGGATCTATGGAACTAGAAAGAATTAAATCTCTGATTGGACATTCACTCCATAATGCCTTTCCGGGTGAAGGTGGAAAACAGAAAATTTTTCAAGCCGGTAATAGATTAAATTTTTCTTGTCCCTATTGTGGTGATAGTGACGATGCCAGAAAGAAAAGAGGCAATTTTTACACCAACACTTTTGCCTACAAATGTTACAACGGAGGATGTGGGGTTTTCAAAGATGGGTACGCTTTTTTTCGCGATTTTGGAGTGGCCTCAGATTTGACTCAAGAAGAAAAAAAAGATATTCTAGATATCATTAGAGAAAATAAAGAAAAAAGAAAAACTTTATATGGTTCTTTTGATTTTTCTCTGCTTTTCAATCTTGATTTCAAGAAATATGTCATTTCCCGAAAGGAATTGATGAAAAGACTTTCTCTAGTGGAAGTAGAAGGTTCTCAAGTCGAATCATATTTACGCCGTAGGAATCAGCCTACAGATCACAGATTTGCCTGGGACCCTAAACAGGAGAGATTATTTCTATTTAATTTGACCAATCATAATGAGGTGGTGGGTCTCCAATTGAGAAACATGTCCCTGCAAAAGGGGGGATCTAAATATTACACTTACAAGTTGTCCGGCATTTGGGAAAAGCTTTTAGGGGTTAGAGATGTCGAGTTCTTGAAACAATGCACAAAGATAGATCCAGTTTCCCATGTGTTCAACCTCTTTCAGGTTTCTTTTGACCACACCATCACCATCTTCGAGGGGCCAATGGATGCCTGGCTTTGGAAGAATTCAGTTGCCCTTTGCTCCGTAGAAAACAAATTTCCTTTCGAGTTTGATGATGTCCGATATTGGTATGACTGGGATGATGCAGGCAGAAGGAAAACATCGGAGCTTCTGACGCAAGGACATTCTGTTTTTAACTGGAAAAAATTTCTGGAAGAAAATTCTATACCTGAAAATAGAAAATGGGATTTGAATGATCTAGTTAATTATTTGAGAGAAAAATCAATTAAAATAAAAAGATTCGATGGATACTTTACCTCCGAGGTACTAGATCTAGTTTCGTTCGTTACAACTTAATGTTCATCAACTACACACCAGAGGAGAAACCAAAATCACCTCCCAAACTAAAATTTCCTTGTACCTTGCACGAGGTTCAAGATCTGGACAATTTAGAAAACATTGAAGAAAACTTTCAAATGCCAAAACCTGTCAAAAAAGTAAATCGCTGCCAGATGGTAGAGCTAGGAAAAAATAAAAAGAGCAAAGGAGGCTTATTTTAACACTATGTCGTCAGAAAAAGATTTTGTCAAACTATTCGAAGAGGAAAGAGCCGATTGGAGAGAAAAAATTCAGGGGATTTCGTTCAGTCTTAAAAACATTCATACCGTGGCGGAAGCCCAGATCGATCTTTTTACTACTCGACAAATCCTGATTGAATATGGCTTTAAGTTAGCAACCATCGTTACCAAACTGTCCTCCAAAGAAAGACAGGAGAGGGCTAGAAAAATGAAGGATTACCAGGAGAACAAAGATGTTCGGTATGGTTCTAATGATTTAAAAACAATGATAGAGGGTGAGGTGGCCGAGATTAATCAGAAAATTGAACTAGTTGAGGGCCATAGAAAATATATTGATCAAACAGTTCAAACTGTAGACCATATGCTATATGGGATCCGTCAAAGAATAGCCTTGGAAGATTACCTCAGGGGTAATACAATCAAATAAGGAAAAGACATGTTAAAATTTTTAGTGTCAGATGATAAACAATGGTTGTTACTGAATTCTTTGACCCCTGAAGTCGAAAAAAAGCAGGTTGAGATTTCTCTGACCCGAAAGGTAAACAATTGGTTCTTTCATCCCTTGGTAAAGAAAAAACTGTGGGATGGTTCCATCAGTTTCGTCGATAAAAGAGGACCGGTGTGGAAAGTTCCAACGGGTCTTTGGATGGAGATTCATAAATTAGGAAAAGAATACGGTTACGAGGTGGAGATTGAGGGACTGGAGGACCTTATTTTTTCAGACCTGACACTGGAGGAATTTACCTCTTGGGTCAATGAATTTTTTGCCAATAAGGAGATGAAACCCAGGGACTACCAGATTGAGGCAGCCTGGAAGATTGTTAAATTTAGGTATTCTGTGTCGGAGATAGCAACCTCTTCGGGTAAGACACTGATTGCCTTCATGATTTTTGCCTTTCTCAAGCAGAGGGGCATGATAAAAAAGTTTTTAATTGTAGTTCCTAGTACTAACCTTGTGTTTCAGGGCAATGACGATTTCATTGACTACGGGATCGATGAATTGGGGGTTAAGATCCAACAGATAGGAGGAGGCAGTAAAATGAGAGAAGGCTGCGATCTGATCATTGGCACCTTTCAATCTCTGGTCAAGCAGGAAAAGGAATTTTTCGAGGACGTGGATGCTGTTTTTGTGGACGAGTGTCACCATTCCAATTCAGTTTCCATCAAAAAAATTCTATCCAAATGCATGCACACGGGGTGGAGATTTGGTCTAACCGGAACCTTGACCAATCGGTCTTCTGCCGATCACCTGACCATCCAGCAGTATCTGGGCCCCGTGTTGGTCGAGATCTCTCCTGATTTTCTTTTTCGGAACGACCACGCCACCCCTGTTTCTATTAAGGTTGTGATCCTCGATTGGCTAGATCAGGAGATCAAGGATAAACTTGCCCAGTTGAAATTCTCTGCCCAGAATTTAGAGGGCAACGACATCTACAACATCGAAAGAAAATTGGTGATAGAGAGTGAAAAAAGAATTTCATATATCGTTGATTTTATTTCGAAAACATCCAAGAACTCCCTGGTGCTTTTTCAGTCCGTAAAGGATGAATACGGAAAGCAAATCTGGAATAGACTGAGAGAAATAGATAGTACGAAAGAGGTTTTCTACGTGGATGGAGACACTGATGAAAAATTAAGGGAGGAATACAAAGAGAGAATGAAGGACGGAGAAAATAAGATTCTGGTAGCAACCTTTGGTACATTTTCAACTGGAATTTCGATCAACAATCTTCATAACATTTTCTTGGTTGAATCATACAAAAGCGAGGTTTTGATCAAGCAAAGTCTGGGCAGGGGTATGAGAAAAATGGAGGGCAAGGAGAAAGTGAACGTAATCGATTTTGTGGATGACTTTTCTACTCCTAAATACCTTAACTACCTGATGAAACACGGGGACGTTCGAATGCAAATTTATAAGAAAGAGAAATTCAAATACAAAGTCTTCAAGGTTAAATTGTGAACAAGTTGGGATATATAAATCAAAAAATCAGATTTATGACTCCCAGATTAAAAAACTTTTCCATGTTTTCTGAGGCAATAAACAGAGAAAGAAGCAGGTTTAGATCCAATTTTGATAAAGAGGACGATTGGAGTAAGTTCGAAGAAATAGAGAGAAGGATAGAGGATCGATATTCAAGAAAAGAATCGGAAACGGGAATTGGTGAATTTTCAGATTCGGGAGCCAGAGCAAGATTTCAAGCTATGGCAGAAGATCCGAGTGGAGCTCCGCTAAGATTGGTCCGAATGGGCCTGTCCCTTGTTCAGAAGGTGGCTAAATCTATTGTTGATGTTTTTAAAATGCCTTTTAGAGGTGGGGATTCTCTGGAGAGTCTTAAGAGACAAAAGAAAGATATGCTAGAAAAATGGGGTGAAACCATTACAAAAAGTGGCAGAAACACAAGAGAAGACTATGAGGATTTCTATAGTAGAGCCTACGATAGTGGCAGAAGAACATTTGGAGATGATTTTGATCTAGATTCTCCCAGCTCTGAAGAAGGCAGGGTGTATTCAAGTTACATTAAAGGGGCCAGAAGATTTTACGATATTTGAGCATGATTTATACCTACACACAATATATGGAATTAAATGAAGGAGGGGCTGCTATTGGCAGTTCTAGAAAGATCCGAGAGGATGAAGTGGCCAAAACTTTGACCCACTTAGGGGAAGCCCTTTTTCCCTTGCTGGGCGATGGAAAATTAAACAGGGACTTTTTGCTCATTGGCAGCATTGGAAAAAAAGAAAGTCCAGATGACACTTCCGGGGACGTGGATTTGGGAGTTTCTAAACCCTTCCTGGCCCAAAAATGGGGTGTTCCTGAATCCAAGGTGTTGGATGTAATGACCGAGAAACTGAAGGACCAACTCCCCGACATTTTGGGTTACAAACCGGAGATCAAAATGTTTAAAGGGATCAACATAGTCAGCGTTGAATGGCCCATTGAGGGGAACATCAAGAACGGCACGGTTCAACTTGATCTGATTCCAATTGCGGATATGGATTGGGCTAAATTTATTTTTTACTCCCCGGACCAGAGAAAAAAAGAATCCAAGTATAAATCTGCCCACAGGAATTGGCTTTTCCAGGCCATTCTTTCGGCCTTGAAGGATGTAGATTCCGTTGATAAAGAAGGGCAAATCATGGATTATACTGGGTATGTTCTCAAACTAGGAGATGGCGTTTATAAGAATCGTAAGACCTATCGGGGAGCAACAAAAAGACTCTCCCGACCTAAAATTTTAGAAGATAGCACCTTTCTAGTCACCAGGGATCCTCAAAAGATGCTAGATCTACTTTTTGGTTCTGGTGTTAGACCGAGTGATGTTAAGACCTTCGAGGATGTCTGGTCTTTAATAAAAAAACCGACTTTTATCCATGCCGATAAACTACAATCTATAGTGGAAGATTTTGTCAGATACTTAGAGAGAACCAATCACGACATTCCTTGGGAAATAAAAAAACTGGTTAGTAATGAACGTTTTCCCTAATCTTTTCTACACCACTTTGGATTTCTTGCTGGAAGGAGATGGAATAGAATCCATCTTTAAACACCCCGAAGTCATTTTGTTTAGGACAGTGCTGGGTTTAAATGGTTCTGTCATGGCCAATTCAACCGGAGATTACGAAGTTCAGATTGGAGATGAAATTATCTACACGATGGAAAAATCAGTCTACGATTTGATCAATTTTGGTTTTTCTCCTCCTCCTTTATCCGTTTATGTTCCCTTGCTCTTAATGACCTGGAACTCACCATTACATGATAAATCTAAATTAATTATTGGCAAAATTCTCAATAGTCTTCTTTTTTTGGAGTCCAGAGGATATGTTGATTTTGAACTTCAAGAATACGGTCCTTTATCTTTTTTTCCAAATTTTCCAACAAGTTTTCCTCCCCATAAATAATTCATACCATGTCTGGCATTAATCATCTATACGATCTTTACCACAAAAAAGGAGAAAATTTTATCAATTCTCTTTTCAGGGAATTTGTTACCATCAATGAAAAGATGGATGGTTCTGCCTTTAGTTTCGAGAGGGATCAAGAGACTGGGAATTTCAAATTTTATCGGCGGGATCAAAGGAATCCAATTACCCTAGTTGACCGTACTTTGATGAAATACTATGAGAAACCTATTTCTTATATCACGAGTCTTCCCCCTCACATTATAGAGAGAATCCCCAGAGGCTGGAGATTTGGCCTAGAGTATTTCGCCAACACCCAGCCAGTTGAAATAGTCTATGATCGGGTGCCCAAAAATAATCTGATTCTTTCTTACATTCATCAAATGGCGCCGGGAGGCAAAGTCGCCAGAACCCTTCAAAAGAAAGAAAAGCTGGACGAATGGGCTGATCTTTTGGGAGTGGAAAGAAGTCCTATTATTTTTCAGGGCCTGCTTCAGCCCGATCAAAAAGTTGCCTTGATGGAATTTTTGTCTACCCCCTTCAAAGAGCTAACCCGAAAATTTTCCACTCAAAGTTTCGTGAGGTTTATCATCTCGGTCCTTAACCCAGCTTTAGAGAAAACTGCTCTGAACGATAACCTGGATAAAGATGTGGAGGGAATCGTGTTTAGGTTTGGTCATCCGGATAGAGAAAGCGAAACAGTTTTAGCCAAGATGGTTGATCCCATCTTCACGGAGTTGGCCAAGGAAAAGACCCAACAACAGATGGAAAGAAAACCCAGTGATTTTCTGGGTCTGACCCTTTTGGACGTTATGAACTACATTCTCCAAAAGGGGGTAAAATCTTTCGAAACAGAAGGGGATTCTGAGGAGGAAAGATACATCTCCTATATGTCGGACGTGTTTGCCAAGTTTCTGAGTCAGTACTCGGAGAAGTATAAAGGCACTGATTTTGATGAACCTGATTATCTGAAGAAAGAAGAATTCAGATTGAACAAACAACTCATTTCGGACAGGAGAGTTCTAAAATGGGTCGAAGAAGACCCGGCCTTTGAGTCCTTGTTCAAGTTGATGCTCAATTCATTCAGAAAAATCAAGACTCGAGCTTCGGGACTGGTAAAAGCCGGTACTTTAGAACAATTCAATCTACTAGTTCAGAAAATCAAAAATTATGTGGCCAAGAAAAAAATCAACGAGCAAGAAAAACAAGATTTTACGAGCTTCCTCGAATTCAAGAAAATAAATTCTCCTTCCGTAGATTATCTCAGAGAAGAACTTGATGACAATGAAGAGGAAGAAAATCCTCTCTTTTCCTTCGACGAATTCATTTCCAAGTTAGAGACCATCGATCAAAAACACGAAGAATACCTAGAGCAACGGGAAGAAAACACGGTTGAAGAAGCAGAAGAAAAATCTACGGGGAAAAAGGAGGAGAAAAACATCAATGTGATGCTCGGACGATTCCAACCTTTCCATCTGGGACATTTGAAGATGGCCCAAGAGATGAAGAAAAAAAACGATTTTCCTGTTTTTGTTGTGGTCGTTTATCCAGGTCACAACAGAAATAAAAATTCCCCATTTAATGAAGAGATTATCAAGCAGTACATGGATTCCTTGATGGAAGCTTATCCAGAAGACTTTGCCGGTTACAAGATTGTCAAATTGGGTCTATTGGGTTCAGTTGTTAATAGATTGGTCGAAGAGGGCTACATCCCTCATCTGGTGGGATCTGGAGAAGACAGGGCGGATGATTACGGTAAACAGTTTGAGTACATTAAAAAAACAGAGCTGCACGATAAATTACCTTCTGATTTCGCTCTTCACGTCAGTAAAAGATCCATGTCTGCCACAGAGGTGAGGACAAAATTGAAGGAAGGCAATTTTACAGCTGCCAAAAAAATGTTACCTAAAGCTGTTTTAAACAATTACGAGATTTTGAAGTCCGCTTTGAAAGAATAAAACAAAATTCTAGAGATATATAACATAAAACAATCCACAGTGAAAGTTATTCTTCCTTATTCTCAATTCATTACCCAGCTAAATGAAGCCGATGGGTTTGGAACCTTGCCCTTTCTCTTTAAGAAAGACGGGGATCTATGTTACTATTTTTTCCAGATAGACAAAGAAAAAGGAGACCAGCAAGGTTATGTTTTTTTGATTGGCAAATACTCCAGATTTGAAAATATGGAGGGTCCAAAAAATTCTTATGCCGTCATTAATCTCAACCAGATCGAGCCCGAGGTGATCGAAGACATTGCAATTGAGAACACCAAGAATTTACCCGAAGCTAACTCCAATAAATTTAAACTTAAGGGAGGAGAATTGGCGAGGCTCTACAAGCAGATTGGCAAATGTCTTTTGAATTACTTGGAGAAAAACCCAAAAACAATCAGAATAGTGGATGAGATGAATCAAAATCTAGTTCTGAATAACTACGAGGAGTACGCTAGATCTATGTTAATTTCGATCCTAGGTGATGAATGGCATTTGCAACCCGGATCTAGAAAAGGAGTTTACGTCTTGAATCGCTAGTTTTGATGAAACTTTTTCTTATACTATTCTATAATAAATAAAAATTATCTATTATGGAAGCTTTTCAAGAAATTAAAAATCTCATCTCTCAAATTGAACCTGAATTCCAGAAATTCACTGAAAAAGGAAATAAAGCCGCTGGTACTCGGGTAAGAGTTGCAATGCAAGAACTGAAAAAACTTGCCCAGCAGATCAGAATTGATATACAAGATCAAAAATCCAAGGCAGCTTAGAATTTTCTTCTTTATTTTAGAAAGCAGTCTTCGGACTGCTTTTTTGTGGTACATCATTTGGATATATACAAAAAAAAAATTCTATGAACTCTATTATTAAATTCTCTGATTATATTTTAGAAGAAGAAATGAGTCGAAAGGAGAGGAGACTGCAAAGAAGGGAAGAAAGATTAGAAAAAAAACTCGATAAAATCGGAAAAAAAAGAGGAGGGGATTCTCCAGTCCTGGGTGATCAAGAAGAAAGCCAAAAACGTTTGAGTACGCCCTTTTATCAAATTAAGGGCAAAGAATTACCTATGGAGCAAAAAATCGACATTAACGGTCAAAGTGTTGAACCATACGGGATAGCAAACAATGTTATGAATACCTGGATCGAAGAAGTCAAAACTGAAACCCTAGACAACATCGATTCCAAATATAAAGTGGCTATTAAGGCTCTAATCGAAAGGTCACTCAATAAGATTTTTCCTATAGTGTCTAAGTACTTTATTCCGTCTGTCAAATTTGATGGTAAGCCTATTATTGAAGAAACTAAAATCGAGCCTAAAGAATTTTGGCTCCAGGTTTGGCCCCAAATCTGGAAAGAAATGAATGCAGTAGAAAGGGGGATTGTTAAAAGTATGACCTCCTTAAGAGAAGAAACTACCTATGACCAATTGATAGAAATGGTGGGTAAGGCTTTATCGGATGAGGAATTCTCAGGATACAATGAAGTTGTGTCCGAACAATTATCGAACTTATTGGAACTTTTTGGCTTGGCTTTTTCTACGACTTTCAAAGACAAGGCAGTGGAAGTTTCCCAAGAAATGATGGGAAAATTGGTCACGGATCTAAATGCAAAAGGAGCAAAAATCAATTTCAAGTCCTCTCAAAAATCTAAAGGGGGTCAGCAAGAATTGGAAAATGTTGACCTTGGCAAATCATCAAAAGAAGTTTGGGCCGAAACAATCGTTAAACAAATAGAAGAATTCAGAAAACTTTTAACTTCAGAAGAAGATAATAAAGGAGAAAAAGATCAAAAATATAAAGAAGAAGAAGAAGTAAAAGATATAAAATTTCCTTCGTCAATCAAAACAAAGGAAGATTTGAAAAAATGGGCTTCCAGTTTAAGCTCCGATCAAAAACAAGTTCTATTGGGTGCCTTGGGATTTAGTGAAGTTAAAAAAGAAGACTCAGAAGGAAAGGACTCGGGAGGATCTGGATCCGTCCAGTCAGCAGGCAGCGGAGGAAAAGAAGTCTTAAAAAGAGGAATGAAGTCTGAGGAGGTCGGTAAACTCCAGGATGCATTGGGCATGACAAATTTAGGAACCCAAAGAACTAATTTTGGTCCTAAAACTGAACAGGCTGTTAAGGAATTTCAAAGGAAAAAAGGTTTGGTGGATGATGGAATAGTGGGACCTAAAACTAGAGAGAAACTTGGAATATAACAGAAACAAAGCCCATTCGATCTGCTAAAAATTGAAAAAAAATCTTATGTCTTACTACATTGCAAAAGTACAATTTGAGTCAGGTGATAACAAAAAAAATGGAGATCCTGTTATGATTAAATCCGAATTCTTAGTAGAGGCAGAGTCTGTGCTCGAGGTGGAGCACAAAGTTGCTTCACACCTCTCTGGAATATCCGGTTTTTTTGAAACCACTCAGATCACCAAATCAAAAATAGAAGCCGTGATAGGCTAAAAAAGAATCAATAGATCATGACACGTCAAAACCCATTTCAGTCTCGAAAATATCTCAACGAATCCGATCAAAAATTAAATCGAGATCCGGAGATGACCCACGAGGCTGAAACGGGTTCTTATATTCCTCCCCAGTCTCCAATTGCTATTCAGCCGGGGGATAAAGGGTTTGAGATAGTGGGAAAAGCCTACAATAAGTGGTTGTGGACATTTCCAGAGTGGAAAAAGAAATCCTCTAAAATCATTAATCCTGCCGCCAACTGGAATTTGAACAGCAAACCGATGACAGCTGCTCAGATCAAGAAAAAAATGAAGGGACTGTATCTTAAAGAAGGTGCGACGAATTTAGAGTTTTTGAAAGGAGGCAAATCGGATAAACTGACAATTTTAGATATAGCTCTTAAACACTCCGGTAAAAATTCTTCATCTTTATCAGAAATTCTAGATCATTTAACTCAACAGCTAGTGGACGGAGTTTTTGTCGAGATGGAACACACCCAAAGACCACAGCAGGCCAGGGAAATTGCCATGGATCATCTCTACGAGGATCCAAACTACTACATCAAACTAAAAAAAATAGAGGGTTAGCAAACGACTATGAAACACATCACTGTTTATGAATCTTGGTCCAGGGGGAGAACAGTAGAATTAGAATCCACCCGGAATCGGGCAAAGATCACTCTGACTCTTCAAGGTTCAAGAATAGAAAGCATCGACAATCCTAGAGGCATGAGATTTCCCTGGTCAGTCGGACAAAACATCAATCGCAGTTTAGAAACCTGGGCTTGTAACAACGGCTTCACCATCAACGGAGAAGATCCTTGTCCAGAAGAAAAAATCTTCGGAGTCAAAACTTCCCAGGTGCCTAAAGGCCACGAGTGGAGGATGCTTTTTCCGAATAAATTTAGAAAATAAGATCACCGCGGGACCTCCCGAATAACAAAAAAACAAAAAAACAAATGCCAGCAGTTTCAAGAGCACAGCAATCTTTCATGGGTCAGGCTTGGGCCTTAAGAACAGGACAACTGAAGTTGAAGGATATAGATCCTAGATACAGAAAAGCCATTAAGGAAATAGCAGACGGAGAAATGACCAACAAGGAGTTGGAAAAATTTGCCTCCACTAAATCTAAAAAACTCCCTCATTATGTAAAAGAAGAAGAAGTAAACGAGGATGAAATCTCAGAAAAAGGAATTCCAGTGGCGGGTGCTACTTCTCCTTTGATTGGATCCAAGAAGGTTCCCAGCTTTTCTCCTGGTATCAGCCCCGGGGGAGGCATTAAACCTATCATTCCGCATCTGAACCCAGAAGCAACCAAAACTAAAAAAACAATGTCTAATTTGGTTGACTACAGAGATTACATCAAGAGCAAGAAGAAGAAAAAATAGCATGAGATTCCTGCTCGAATATGAAGACTACGATCCTCGGGAAGAATATCTAACCGATACCCGTAGGAGTCTTTCTCTTGGAGGCATCAGGAAATCTGACATTTATCAAAAAATTCTGGATCTGGGCTTTGTTGAGCAGCATTCTCTTCAACAGGGTCTCAACAACACCCTTAAATTTTTTCGTCCTGATCAGGAATCTTTAGAGCCAGGTGAGGAGAAAATCTTCTATACAATCCATCCCACAGGCATTGTTAGAAGATACAATCCGAAAGTTGACGACACAATTCCCGAGGGATTTGGAAATGAAATCAAAAAATTTCCGGGGCCTTTTACTAAACCGGCCGACTATCTCAGAGCCCTTAATTACCTGTATTATTATTTAAAAAGGAAAGAAATGAGAGGAAACTTTAGATAGTTTTTGAGATATATACTAAAAATTTAAACTCTTTTTTATGTCCTGTGGATGCGGCAACAATCAAAATTTGAATCAAATTCTGACCGAAAGACAAGAGATTCAGTCTAGCGACGACCCCTATGTGGGCAAGAAGGTCAGACACACGAGTGGTAAAATTTTATCAATCCAATCTCCCATTAAAGATGTCAATGGGATGGTCATCGGCTATATTGCCATCGAAGATCCAAATCGAACTGTCAGGATTTTCGCCAAAGACGTCTCAGAAATATTAGCATAAACCCATGAAAAACACCTATTTTCCAACAGGCAATTCGACTCAAGGTTACGCAGTTGTGTGTCTAGAAGATCTCTCTGACGAGATGCCTTTTTTCGAATCAGAATGTTCTGGTTCAGACAGCATTCTAGAGAGACTGGCCGATTGGATGCACGAAAATGAATACTGTGCAGAAACATGGCAAGCCGAAAAGTTTGTTCAAGATTCTGGCTATCCCGACTACGATCTAAGTGAAAGTGAGGGTGCCTTTGCCACCTTGAACGCTACTCCTGGCATGGGAGCGGTCACCCCTCCTGAAGGACCTGGTACGAACCAAAATTTTTACGATCCTGCCAAACAGGGCTCAGGCGATAAATTTCCCAGTCTGAAAGTTGGAACTCCAGCCGCCCAATCCACGAAAAAGAAAAAAACTGGAAGAACGTCCAACCCGATTCAATCCTTCAGTGACTTTATCCAGATCATGAAAAAATTTCAAGGCAAATAACGACAAATTGTCTTAAAAAACCTGGGAAAGGGTGACAAAATTTCGATTATCCTCGTAAATTTCTTTTTGGTACAAAGATTGATTAGCAGTGATTAAAAAAAATCACTATGAAAACTATGTACTATTACCACCCCTTGGAAATGATGGAGAGAATCCTCGGCAACGATCTTAAGATCGTCGAAAATCTGGACTATAAAGTTTCAGAACAAGAGGATGCCTTCGAAGCCCAATTCAAAATGCCAGGTTATAAACAGAGCGAAATCCTGGCAGAGGTCAGCGACAATATTCTGACCCTGCAGGCAAAATCTGACACCAATCCCTGGTCATCTGAAATTTCTAAAAAGTTCAAACTTCCAAACTCTGTTCAAGGTCAAAAGACGGAGGCAAAACTTCAGGACGGAATTCTCCACCTTAGAATCCCCAAAAGAAAAGAGTCTCTGACTAAAAAAATTGAAATTTTATAGCCTTCAGAAGTTCCTTTTTAGGCAAGCCCGGCTGAACTAAGCCGGGTTTTTTGTATGTTTGCTCTATGAGAGAAAGACTTATTCAAGAAGATTATGTAGAAGAACCCTGGAGAATGCTGGTCTGCTGCATTCTTCTTAACCAGACCTCAAACCAGCAAGTCCGAAAAGTGCTCCCTGACGTTTTTTCTTTCGTGCCCGATCCTGACACTGCCGTAAATTGTGATGTTGATCAGCTGATTCAGTTGATCAAAAGCACCGGCTTTTCTCGGGTCAAAGCCCAAAGAATTATTCAGATGAGCCACAAATGGCTAGAGGGGTTTCATCAAGTTTCAGAACTGCCAGGTGTGGGCAGATATGCCCACGACTCCTGGAAAATTTTCATCCAAAAAATGAGAGATCTAGAGGTGACCGATAAAAAATTGGCCAAGTTTTTAGAGGAGGTTCGGTTGGATATATAAGAGGTGGGCAATGTCATTAAATCCCAGATAGTTACCAGGGACACCAAAAATTTACTCAACTACACAACTTGGGTAGCTGGGAATAGCTCAGCTACTGGTTTCTCCAGAAATGGCGGGGCAGCAGAGAATCTACTGGTAAACGGTCTGGACCCTTGGGGCAACGAAACGGTTTTGTGGTTGTCACTACCCGACGGAGGTGGAAATGATGACGGAGGTTGGAACACGACAAATTTTTCTATAGATCACACTAAGCTCTATCGTTTTTCTGTGTGGGTAAAAAGGACAGTGTATGTGGAGGGTCGGTTCTATTTTGGAACAAATGGATTTGGTTCTACTAATGGAGTTTTAAGTCGTTCCACCGGAACAAACAACACTAACCCCTATTTTTGGACGTCGTCTGATCCGCCAACTACAGCCGAGATGCCTAACAGCACCTGGATTTTAGTGGTTGGACACGTTTGGCCATCTGGATCGGGGACTGGAGCTAACAAACCAGAATCTGGCAGATATACTATTGGCTTGGGTAGATATGCTGGTATTTCTCTAGATTTCGTCTGGCGAACAGAATCTACCCAGGCTAGACACAGAACTTATCTATACTATGCAGAGAGCAACTTACCTAGACAATATTGGTGTTACCCTAGAGTCGATATTGTAGATGGAACCGAGCCTACCATAGCCCAATTATTGGGCGGATATGGCGCTTTGTCTTCTGTCTCTCTCCAAAAAAGCAATTTTTTATTAGGCCCTTCGGATACTGTTTCCTATTATGAAACATCACAGGGTGGGTATTGGAACGGTATCCTTCCGGCTTCCGGTGGTTACACGATTTATCTGGGTAATCCTGCCACAGCGGGGGCTTCTGCCTCACCCCCTGTTATTTACACTGCATCAAGCGGTAATGATTTAGTGACTGTGTCTGGCGTTGTGTTCAGAAATACTTTTAGTTCAGCCAGCGACGTATTGAGCTGGGCTGCTCCTCAGAACGACATTCTGATCGTTAACCGAGAATACGAGCCGATAGTTACTTCCGGTTTGGTACTAAATCTAGATGCGGGATTTACCCCTTCTTATCCCACGACTGGAACAACCTGGTACGATCTGAGTGGGAATGGATTTAATGGCACTTTAGTTAACTCTCCAACTTATTCTTCGAATGAAGGAGGAATAATCACATTCGATGGGATCAATGACTACGTGGAAATAGCGGACGCGACAAGTTTGAATTTTGGAACCGGAGGTTTTACAATTCTTATGTGGGTGGGTGGAATACCTTCTTATCCTGGTTCCGCTAAAACTATAATTAGAAAGGGAAGCAGATTCGACGGTAACGTGGCGGGATGGTCTATTGTATGGGCGGGAAGTCCTCAGGATTTGTATTTTATTATCAGCAGTTCTACGGCAAGACTGGAAGGAAGAACAAGTCCAAATGGTGGTTTGAACGGCTGGAGTGGATATAAATTAATTGGTGTCCAAAGAAGTGGAACCAATTGGAATCAAATCAACAACACCACAGTTACAACTTTAGGAACATTTAGCGGAGATGTAAACAACACATTGCCGATCACAATTTCATACAATTCACAGTATGCGTCATATCTAAATCAACAGGTTGGTATGACCTTGATTTACAATAGAGCTCTTAGCTCAGCTGAAATTACACAAGTTTACAATGCCACAAAAGCCAGATATGGCTTATAACTCTCTATTTACTTTCCGTTTTGGCCTTGCCAGATAGAGTCTCATGAATTCTCTGTTTTACGTACTTTAGCACTTTCTTAGAATCTTTGTGGTCTTTTGAAAGCATTTTTTGAAATTCTTCTTCCTCTGCTAACTCGTCTAGATACGAATACAAGTCAGTTGTGTTGTAGAGATCGTCAACTACCTGGGGCATCTGAGTGTAGGCTGGACGATAATTTCTGGAGTTAACGTTGTCTTTATACCAATCACCTGGCACTACCACACTCCCTGGAGCGAAGGCGCTCCAGCTTTCGGATAAAAATTTTTTGAAACTTTTAATACGGGGGGTCATATGTGTATATATCCAACTGGAGAAGACAAAAATTGACTTCGTAATTATGATCATTGATATAGAAAATAAAGGGACTGGTTTAACGGTCTCTACTTTTTCAAAGGAGGGGAATGTTGAATTTGTCAACATTGAAATTCCTGAGGAAGAAAGATTCGTGTGGGAAATTTGTTCAGCTAGCGATAGGGCCAGAGACACTGTTTGGAAAAATTGGGACGGCAAGCCCATCAAGAAAGTCAAAAATCAAAAGTACGACAAATACCGAATAGTTCAACTGTTAGAAGAGAGTGATCGGGATCTAACTGCACCTCTTTGGGAATCTCAAACCCCGAAAAAATATTTCGTGGACATTGAGGTCGAGATGACTGATGAGCTAGGTGATTCTTTGGACACCTCAAGTGCCAAAAATAGGGTCTTGTCGATCGGTATTGCCACTGACAGATGTAAACTGATTGTGTTGGGTTTGGATGAGTTAACCCCCGAGGCACAGGCACAGATTCATGAAGAAGTGAACACCTACCTCGGCAAGATGGGTGATGAATGGTCTTTCAGATACATGAAATTCGAGTCCGAGTATGATATGATGTACACTTTTTTCAAAGACATTGGAGCCAAAATGTCTCTGATCACCGGCTGGAACTGGTTTGGTTACGACTGGCCCTATTTGCTTAATCGAGCCAAAAGGCTGGGCATCGATCCCAAGATCATGTCACCCTCTAAATATCTCATCGGTCAGAACCAAATTCCGGTTCACTTGCAGATGGTCGACTATCTGGAAATCTACAAAAAATGGGATAGGGTTATCAAAATCAAAGAAAGTAATCGACTGGATTATGTGGCAGAAAAGGCAACGGGTCTCAAGAAAATTCACTATGATGGCTCTCTCCGAACCTTGTACCAATCAGATTTCAAAAAGTTTATTCTTTACAACGCCATTGACTGTGCCCTGGTCCATTACATCGATAAAAAATTGGGCACTCTCCTGACTTATTTTAAGATTGCCTGTCTCAACGGGGTCGAGATCGGCAGGGCTTTATCCCCTGTTTGGTCTACGGAAGTCATTATGCTCCGAAAATTCTTGGCTCGGAAGCAAGTTTTTGTAAATCTCCGCAAAGAAGAAAACCACATCAAATTCACGGGTGGCTATGTCAAAGAACCCATCCAGGGTCTGCACGAATGGGTTGCCTGTTACGACTTTGCTTCCCTATATCCGAACACAATAGTTCAGTGGGGTCTGTCCCCAGAAGTTTTCAAGGGTAAGAACATATCTCACTCCCAGGACTCCTGGACCAAAACCTCTTCAGGTTCGTTCTTTGGAGGTGACGACGAGGAGCCCATTCTGAAATCGATCATTAAAGATCTCTATGCCCAGAGAAGATCGACCAAAGATAAAATGTTGCAATTGCAGATTGAAATTGACAAAATAGAGAAACAATTAAAAAACTTAACGTAGAAAATTTCAGACCGCAGGGGACTATTTAGATATATAGTCTACTCATTCAAACAGACCTAAAAAACTTTTAAATAATGACAAACCTCAATTTTCAGACTTGTGCCCATTTAGAGATCAACAACAATTATCAGGAATTAAGAGACCAGGGGGAAGACGCTCTAGCTCTAATTTTTAACCTCCAAAAATCAATCCAGGAAGAAGTCTACGGGTACAATTTTGAGGAGATTCAATCTTCGATCAAGAAGTTAAAAGAGTTTATCGACTGGAATGAAGAAGCCATTAGAGACGAGGATCGGGAATTACAAAACGCCTTGACTGGAATTCACACCTACCCAGCCTGCTGGAAACCCTGGAAGTCCAAACACGCGGAAGCAATGTCCAGATCTCTGGCTGATTTGACCGAAGATGAACTGAAAGAATTAAGGTACGAATGGATAGATAAACTCCATTTTATGATGAATGAGGCTATTGCCCTGGGTTTAACTCCGGAATCCATCACCAATTATTACGTGGCCAAGAACAGACACAACATCGAGAGGCAGGCCAATAATTATTAAAAAAAACAACCATCCACTTCACTCTAGGGAGACCTATCTGTGGAGAAAACCAAAAAAATAACCACCATGCACAATTCAGAAGAAATTCTTCCCAGCGAAAGTCACTTCGTCATTAAGAGAAGTGGGGACAAAGTTCCTTTCGAAACCCAGAAAATAGAACAGGCGGTCGTCAAGGCAATGCGGAGCGTTAATACAGTGGATCCTGAAATGGCGGCCAGAATTGCAAGATTGACCAAAAAAAGCCTCTTTAGAGGTGACAAGAACAGGGTTCCTCACGTAGATGAGGTTCATGATATGGTGGAGAACAAACTGATGGACAACAATCTGAATGAGGTTGCCAAGGAGTACATCATCTACAGGGCAAAGCACCAACCAAACCTTTTCTCAAAACGCATCAATCTTAAACCTTACGAGTACCCAGAGTTAGTGGAATACGTAGATGCGATCAGGCATTCCTATTGGGTTCACACAGAATTCAATTTCACTTCGGATATTCAGGATTTTAAGGTTTACCTGTCAGAACCAGAGAGGTCGGCCGTGCAGAGGGCGATGCTGGCCATTTCCCAGATCGAGATTGCAGTTAAAACTTTTTGGGGTGATCTATACAAGAGAATGCCAAAACCGGAGATTGGGAGTGTCGGTGCAACCTTTGCCGAATCTGAGGTGAGACACGCCGATGCCTATTCCAATCTCATTCAGGTTCTCGGCTTAAACTCCGAATTTGAGAATTTGCTCGAAGTACCCGCCATCAGAAAAAGAATTAAATATTTGGAGAAATCTATCTCAAATTCAAAATCTGTCGACAACAGAGACTATTTTGAATCCATTGTCCTTTTTTCGATGTTTGTTGAAAATGTCTCTCTCTTCTCCCAGTTTCTGGTTATTCTTTCTTTCAATAAACACAAGAACATGTTGAAAGGAATTAGCAATGCCGTAGAGGCAACCTCGAAAGAAGAAAACATCCACGCAGAATTTGGTTTTGATCTGGTGAATTTGATTAAAAAAGAGAATCCTTCTTGGTGGACTCAGGACCTGGTTGAGGACCTCATTGATGCCACCTTTGAAGCCTATGAAGCAGAGCTTGAAATTGTAGAATGGATTTTCGAAGCAGGAGATCTCGATTTTTTAAGCGCGGTCGAAACTGTTGAGTTTATCAAACATCGGTTTAATCTTTCTCTGAACGCCATAGGCATTCAAAATATCTTTGAGGTCAAAGAGAATCTGCTAGAAAAAACAGAGTGGCTGAATGATGAAATTTTGACCACTAAGCACACCGACTTCTTCAATAAAAGATCCATTAATTACAGCAAAAAATCTAAATCAATTACCGTTAACGACTTATTCTAAAAAAAATAATTATTTATGACAGGGGACAGAAAACCTTTCGACTGGATCAATTGGGAATCCATGACTTTTCTCAAAAGGGGCTATTTAGCCGAGCATGAAGATCCCGGGGTCCGGGTAAAAGTCATTGCCGATCATGCAGAAAAATTGCTGGGCATGCCCGGATTTTCCGACAAATTCTTTGATTATATGGGCAGAGGATGGTACTCCCTTTCCTCTCCAGTTTGGGCTAATTTTGGGAAAAAAAGAGGTCTCCCCGTTTCTTGCTTTGGTTCTCATCTAATGGACAATATCGAGTCTATCCTGTATACCCAAGGAGAAGTAGGTGAAATGAGCAAGATGGGAGGAGGAACTTCAGGTTATTTTGGCAACATCAGAGGTCGAGGAGCCACGGTCAGTGATAACGGCCACGCCCCAGGGGCAGTCCACTTCATGAACCTTTTTCAGAGTGTGGTGGACAACATCTCCCAGGGCTCGACCAGAAGAGGCAGATTTTCACCTTATCTGCCCATCGACCATCCGGACATTCTGGAGTTTTTAGACATCGGAACCGAGGGATTTCCCATTCAGGATTTGACCCACGCCGTGACGGTCTCTGACGACTTCATGACCAAGATGACCTTGGGAGATCAGGAAAAAAGAGCGGTGTGGGCTAAAGTCATTCAGAGAAGAGGGGAGATAGGTTATCCCTACATCATGTTTAGCGATACCATGAACTCCAAGTCACCGGATGTTTATCGGGATAAAGATCTTAAAATTTCCAATTCTAATCTTTGTTCTGAGATTGCCTTGCACAATTCTGATGACGAATCTTTTGTTTGTGTTCTGTCCTCGATGAATTTACTTCATTACGACGAATGGAAAGGCACAGATGCAGTTCAAACCATGGTCTATTTCTTGGATGCCGTGGTAACGGAATTTCTGACCAAAATAGATAATCTGAGGCAGGACGGCACAGTGGAAGGACAAAGAGCATTCTTTTATTTGTCTAGAGCCTACAATTTTGCCAAAAGACAGAGAGCTCTGGGTCTAGGTGTATTGGGCTGGCATTCCTTGCTTCAATCCAAATCTCTGCCCTTTGACTGCAAAGAGAGTGCCCAGTTGAACGTGGAGGTTTTCAAATACATCAAAGATGAATCCTATGCTGCTTCTAGGCAGCTAGCCACCATCTTCGGAGAACCCGAAATGCTCGTTGGATACGGCCGGAGAAATGTGACTCTGAATGCCATTGCTCCCACCACATCTTCTGCCTTTATTCTAGGCCAGGTTTCTCAGTCTATCGAACCAATTTGGTCCAATTGTTTTGTTAAGGATGTCGCCAAGATCAAGGTCTCAATCAAGAATCCGGTTTTGAGAAAATTGCTAGTTGAACTGGATAAAGACACCAAATACATCTGGGACAGCATCAAAAAGCACGATGGATCTGTCCAGCATTTCGATTGGTTGACTGACCATCAGAAAGAAGTGTTCAGAACTTTCTCCGAGATCAACCAGGCGGCCATTATCAACCAGGCGGCTGTGAGACAGGATTACATCGATCAAGCTCAATCTCTCAATCTGATGATTTCTCCTGAAATGCCAACCAAAGACGTGAACAGACTTCTGATCGATGCCTGGAAGCTCGGGATTAAAACTTTGTACTACCAGCATTCTATGAACTCTGCCCAGGCTTTTTCCAGAAAAAAATTAAATTTAAACGATCTTCAGTGTGTTGCCTGTGAATCTTAACGAGTTATGTTTGGATATATAGCACATGGATTTAGTTAAGAATTTCTCAGATTTTTTAATAGAAAGAGAATTGCCGGATTCTCAAGGAAAAATTCTAGTTGTGATGGGACCTCCGGGATCAGGTAAAGGAACTTTTTCCGAAAAACTGGCAGATAGGCAAGGCTTCCACCACATTTCAACCGGAGAATTGCTCAGGAAATCAAAAAACCCGGAGATCAAGAAAAAAGTTGAACGGGGTGATTTCATCGACGATCAGACAGTTGTAAAGATGATCCGGAGGGAACTGAAGAAAATTGATCCTGATGATGGGATCATTATTGACGGATTCCCCCGGACCGTTAAACAAGCCTCTCTGTTAGATTCTTTGCTCGGAAAAATGGGCTTGGGCCTGAGCCACACCATCTATCTGGATATAGACGAAGAAACGGCCAAAGGCAGAATTACTGCCAGGGCGGAAAGAGAAGACCGGAAGGACGACAAAGATCCAGAGGTGGTGGCTAAAAGATTCAGAGACTATGAAGAAAAAACTGCACCCCTGATTGATCTCTACACAAAAAACAGAAAACTGAAAAAATATAATGCCGCCAAAGGTAGCGAGAGCGTTTACAAGAAGATCGTGAAGGCCTTAGAACTAAACCGGACCCCTGATTCAGAATAATTTTTCAGTTCTAATTTTTTTCTATGTCTGCCTACAAGTTTTCCTTGGTTGATGATTTCATCGATAAGTTTAAGAATTCTCTGACCCATAAATCTAAAACATCCACCTCGGATCGGAATCATCTTGAAGAGATTGCCAAATTTTTAGAAACACGGTGGTTGTCTCTGGGGATTGAAATTTCTCCCTATCGGGTTTCTTTGAGTAGAAATCCCGTGGTCTACCTCAAGTCCAAGAATTTCACCTCGGTCGACCATATGCTCTCCCAGTTGGAGGATATCCTGAAAGGACAGCGGATTGTATTCAAAAGACACAAGTATCCCGGTTGTTACCCTATCTTTTCTCTTTACAATCCCTCCATCCCTTCTTTACTGGCAAGTAAATCCCACAGTTTATTGACTTTGACCTCTCATGGCAACTCCAGAAAACCCTGTTTTAAATTAGAACTTCTTCAAGATCATCAAGTGGTCAAGATTCTGGATGTCCAAATCAGCAACTTGAGGGCTGTTATCTGGACTGGTAATAAAATGGCAAAGATGAACTTTGAATCTTCTTCCGACCAGAAGTGTGTTTCACTTGAACCGCAGGATCTAGTTCAAAATCTAGAGTTGATGGCTCACACCAAAGAAGGAAATTGGAAGATGGAGGCGGATTTTACCTTTTATGCAGGTAGAGGCCTCATGCTTCAAAAGATTAGAGATATCAAGCGAGTGTAAACCTCTTTGAGAAAAAATTCTCACTTTTTATTCGTCATTCCTGAAATTTTTTCTCTTCCTAGAATATAATGAGAAATAATTTTCTATGCCTGAAATTCTGCCAGAAACTGATATTTTTCCAGCTTCACAAGTATCTTCTTCTATCAAACCTAAAGACCCCCGCCAAACATATTCTCTCTGTCTGGTTATGATCGTCAAAGACGAGGAGGACACCATTAGAAAATGTCTTACACACGTTGCCCCTTTTATTTCTTATTGGGTCATCTGTGACACAGGTTCCTCTGATAACACGGTTCAAGAGATCGAAACTACCATGCAGGATCTAGGAATTCCAGGGGAGCTCCACCACAGGCCTTGGGTTAATTTCGAGGTGAATAGAACAGAAAGCCTGGAACTCTCCAAAGGAATTTGTGACTACAGATGGATCATTGATGCCGACGACACCTTTACAAACCTTAAACCTGGCACCAATCCTTTCATGGATTTGCCTGCCGATATAGATTGCTTTCAACTGCAGTATAAATTGAACTCATTGCAGTATTTTAGGGCCCAGATAGTCAGATCTGACCAGGATTGGGTTTATCGGGGAGTTCTCCACGAGTATTTAGAGCTTCCCGGCAAGGCACCTCTAGTTCAAGCTCAAATACCTGGTGATAGGTGTCTGGTCAATGCTAACATTTCTCCTTTGAAAAGAGCATCTTCATTGGAAGAAAAATATTCCAAAGATGCGGATATTCTACTTCAGGCTCTGCAGGAAGATCCCAACAACACCCGGTACATGTTTTATCTCGCCCAAAGTTATCGGGATTCTTCCCAGCACGAAAAATCTCTGACCTGGTATCAAAAAAGAGTTGACGCCGGAGGCTGGCCTGAAGAGGTTTACTACTCGATGTACATGATAGGCAGGATCAAAGAAAAACTGGGGCATCCGATTGAAGAAGTTATTACCGCCTATTCTAAAGCCTGGGAATTCCGGCCCGAAAGGTTGGAGGCAGTTTTTCACTGCATGAGAAAATTAAGGGAGCAAAACAGATGGATTCTATCTTTCACCTACGGAAGCATGGCCCTAAAAAATCCAGGCACCCAAGATATCCTCTTTGTGGAACCTGAAGTTTGGCAGTGGAGACTGCTGGATGAATATTCATTGGCCGCCTTCCAAACCGGAAATCCAGAGATCTCCTACGAGAAAATGAAGGCTGTGGTTGAAATGCCAGCTTTTTCTAGCCTAAATCTCCAAGAACAGCAAAGGATCAAAAGAAATTTGGATAATTTCAGGGGAGCGGCAGCCCAAAAATTAAAAATACAGCAAGAACAGGCAAGAAACAAATAAAAAATTATGAAAAAAATTGTAGTGACTTTATTCCTATTGGCGTTCACTTGTGTGTTTTCGGCGAATGCACAATCGGTAGATTCTTGCGAAATTGTTAATCCTATAGAGAATGAGGATTCTCTTTTAGCATATACTATTTCTTCAAGTTCATTAGTCCCGTCCGATTCTATTTTTTCTAAGAATATAAATATGCAACCTAAAAAAGAAAAATTTTTAAACAAAAAAAGAATTGTTATTTTGTCATCCCTTGTAGTTCTACAGGTGGCTTTTGGTTTTGATCCTAAGTTTACCGCGATTAATTTGGTCTGGCTCCTTTTTTGATGCAGGATAAGATTTTACATAGCATGGAAATGCTTTCCATGTACCCAGTAAAAAAATCAGATCTAGGATTTCACGGTAATTTGTTCGGAGGTCAGCTCCTGAAGTGGATAGATGCTGCTGCTGCTGGATACGCCATGCAGTTGTGCGACACTCCCCGAATGGTGACTGTCTCCATTGATAAGTGCTTCTTTGAAAAACCAGCTCGAGAAGGTCAGTTGCTTAAAATTTACGGGCTGCCATCACAAATAGGAAACTCCTCTATCACTCTCTATGTTGAAGCTAGAGCCCACAATGTTTATACGGGTGAGCAGAGATTAATTCTAAGAACCCACATCAGATTTGTTAGAATAGACGAGGACGGTAATTCGATCCCTATTTCAGAAAGAGCTAGAATCAGGATTCAGACTCTAATGACGTCAAATTCCGATTCAGTTTCTTGACCGAGATCCTGAGATCGGAAGTTCCCTGAATCAGTCTGTGCCACACGCCTTGGGGAATAAGTAATTCGTGCTCCCCTATTTCCCGAGGTAGATCGTTGTCCAACTGAATCAACCAGTCGTTTTCTTCGAGAGCCCTCACCAATCGATCTTCTAGATCAATGTGCCAATGAAGTTCGGATCTGTCTGTTTTAGCAGAAAAGAATCTTTCGTAGGTGCTTTCCTCGATCTGTTTTTCTGAAAAAGGTCTAGACTCTACCATGGACTTGAAGATTTAATGCCCAGTAGTTTTCTGTATCTTGACACGTTACAGGACCAGTATCTGGCTTTCCATTTGGGACCTGGGTTATCACAATTGTGTCTTGCTCTAAAAGATTTTGATCTCTGAGGATCGTCATTTCTTATTCTCATACCTGGCTGGCCGAATCTAACTAGAACGACGTTACCAGACTCGTTTTTAGTGTAAACCCCAAATTTTCTAGGAGCACCCGGGGTTCTGAAAGGTTTGTTCAGAGAAACCTTCCTGCCCTTATATTCTGCCTCGTGCAGATCCTCTTCAGGGAGAGGTAAATCCAGCCACACCTCTTTCCCTTCAAAGATTCCCCTTCGGCCCAGTTCGGTGCTAATCAAAAAAGTGTCGTCGTCGTCTAATTCAATCGAATTTGATTCCCAAAGGCGTCTAGTCTCATCTATTACCCCGTACCAGGCTTCGGAGCCAATTCTAAAGACGCTAGTGGCTAGAGTCAGATCATTTTGGAGGTGATATTGCAGATTTTCACTGATCTGATCCCTAAATTCTCCGAAGTTCAGTATTTTCATTTTTTTTTTTATTTTTTTACTTCGTAAGTTTCAATTCTTTTGGCCAGCTCTTTTGCTCTGTTCCCCACTTGCTTGGCCCAGGTTGAATTGAGCATCTCTTGGGAAGCCAATTTGTAATTCATGTTTTGGATGTGAGATAAGAATTTTTTGAATTCGGACAGGCCCGACTTTCCGAGGTTGAATGCCATTTCTATCAAAACACATTGTACCGGTAAGGGCTGTTGACCCAAATCAGGAACCAGAGATTTGGCATCTTCGATAGCTTTATCCACGTCTTTTTTAAACAGAATCTGAATTTGACTGTCATTCAATTTCTCTTTTCCCGACCTGATTAATTTTGGATTGGCCCCAATTTCCTTTAACCTGGTATCTGCATCCGATCTTTCTAGATTCATTCCAATTCCAATTGATAGATTTTTTCTAGAGTCCCGGTAAATTTGATATTTAATACCCTCGTGCAATTTAATGCTTTCTTCCGCGGTTCTTCTAACTTTTTCGTCCTTCAAACGAGATTCTTCTTGTTTTTGTAAGAAGTCATTTGTGACTTTCAATTGATCCGTGTGTTTTTTTATTTCATCGATTATTTTCTGATCAAAAAAACCTAACTCGGAATTAATAAGGGATCCAACACTTCTATATGAATAAACGGCTGGAAATTTAGCAAAAATGGCATCAATTTCCCCCAGAGTTTTCAAATCAGGAATTTCTAATAAAGTTTTCAGCAACAGTTCTTCGTCCGTTCCTAGACCTTTGATGGATTTTTCCAGTAAATTTGCCAATTCAACTGGGCTTCTTCGACCCATTTTTTCCAGAACTAAATCTAAATTAAAGGAACTATTCAAGTTGCTAAAATCTCTGAAGTTTTGAATCCTTCTTATTTTTTCTTTCATTATCTATATATACTTTACCTATGTTATATCTCTAGACAATCCCGTCCTTCCAGGGATCGACGTAGCCCAATTTGGTCTTCAGGGCCTTAATGACCCGAAGCTGCTCAGGACTGAGTCTCTGTTCGATCTCCTGTCTCTGCTCCTCCCAGCCTGACTTATCCCAGAGGTCTGCCAGCTGCAGGAGCACCTGGCCGTCTTTCTTCAGGTCTCCCTTCAGTTTCTGCAGCCAGAAGCCGGCATCGAACATGGGCAGGGTCACAATCAGGCTCCGGGCTTCGCTATCTCCAGTGGCCAGAATCTTGGTCCAGCCCAGGGGATTCCATGCCCCACTTTGGAGTGTGAAAGAGTCGCACCGGAGAATCCCACCCACCGTCTGTGGTGCCCCGACCAGGGAGGTCAGCCGGTTATTGTCGCAGTAGAAATTCCCACCCACCGTCTGAGGTGCCCCGGCCAGGGTCGTCAGCTGGTTGTAGGAACAGGAGAAATACCCATCCACCGTCTGGGGTGCCCCTGCCAGGGAGGTCAGCTGGTTGCCGGAACAGGAGAAATTCCCACCCACCTTCTGGGGTGCCCCTGACAGGGAGGTCAGCTGGTTTCTGGAACAGGAGAAATACCCACCCACCGTCTGAGGTGCCCCGACCAGGGTCGTCAGCTGGTTGTAGGAACAGAAGAAATGCCCATCCATCGTCTGAGGTGCCCCGGCCAGGGTCGTCAGCTGGTTGTAGGAACAGTCTAAATCCCCATCCACCGTCTGGGGTGCCCCGACCAGGGTCGTCAGCCGGTTGCCGCCACAGTAAAAATGCCCATCCACCGTCTGAGGTGCCCCGACCAGAGAGGTCAGCTGGTTTCTGAAACAGGAGAAATCCCCACTCACCTTCTGGGGTGCCCCTGCCAGGGAGGTCAGCTGGTTGACGGAACAGTAGAAATTCCCACTGACATGTCCGAACGAGATGCCCTGTAAGCTCTTTAATCTTTTACCCCCACAAGCAAAACTTCCCTTTACATCCACTAGCCCTGTCTCTGGGTTGACCGACCAGGTCCCTTGCGTGTATTTGGTCAGGAAAGTCTTTTGCTTTTGGGTCAGATCTGAAGTCTTCCGGGCTTCGAACAGGGAAAAGGATTGGAGGTGTTTCACGCCCTTATATATCTCTAGACAATCCCGTCCTTCCAGGGATCGACGTAGCCCAATTTGGTCTTTAGGGCCTTGATGACCCGAAGCTGCTCAGGACTGAGTCTCTGTTCGATCTTCTGTCTCTGCTCCTCCCAGCCTGGTTCATCCCAGAGGTCTGCCAGCTGCAGGAGCACCTGGCCGTCTTTCTTCAGATCTCCCTTCAGTTTCTGCAGCCAGAAGCCGGCATCGAACAGGATCACAATCAGGCTCCGGGCTTTGCTATTTTTTTTGGCCAGAATCTCGGTCCAGCCCTGGGGATTCCATTTCCCACTTCGGACTTCGAAAGAGTCGCAGTAGAAACCCTCCCTCACCGTCTGGGGTGCCCCGGCCAGGGTCGTCAGCTGGTTTCTGAAACAGTAGAAATCCCCATTTACCGTCTGGGGTGCCCCGACCAGGGAAGTCAGCTGGTTGCCTTGACAGTAGAAATCCCCACCCACCGTCTGGGGTGCCCCGGCCAGGGTCTTCAGCTGGTTGCCGCCACAGAAGAAACTCCCACCCACCGTCTGGGGTGCCCCGGCCAGGGTCGTCAGCTGGTTTCTGAAACACCAGAAATCCCCACTGACATGTCCGAACGAGATTCCCCGCAGAGACTTCAGTCTTTTGTAACTACAGTCAAAATCTCCTTTCACATCGACCAGACCGGTCTGCTGGTTGACCGACCAGGTCCCTTGCGTGTATTTGGTCAGGAAAGTCTTTTGCTTTTGGGTCAGGCCTGAAGTCTTCCGGGCTTCGAACAGGGAAAAGGATTGGAGGTGTTTCACGCCTTATATATCTCTAGACAATCCCGTCAAAGTCTTTCCAGGGATTGACGTAGCCCAATTTGGTCTTTAGGGCCTTGATGACCCGAAGCTGCTCAGGACTGAGTCTCTGTTCGATCTCCTGTCTCTGCTCCTCCCAGCCTGACTTATCCCAGAGGTCTGCCAGCTGCAGAAGCACCTGACCGTCTTTCTTCAAGTCTCCCTTCAGTTTCTGCAGCCAGAAGCCGGCATCGAACATGGGCAGGGTCACAATCAGCCTCCGGGCTTTTCTATCTCCAGTGGCCAGAATGGCCAACCAGCCCTGGGGATTCCATTCCCCACTCCGGAGTTTGAAAGAGTCGCAGAAGAAATACCCACCCACCGTCTGAGGTGCCCCGACCAGGGTCGTCAGCCGGTTGTGGGAACACCAGAAATCCCGACCCACCGTCTGAGGTGCCCCGACCAGGGAGGTCAGCTGGTTGTTGTCGCAGTAGAAATTCCCACCCACCGTCTGAGGTGCCCCGGCCAGAGAGATCAGTCGATTGCCGGAACAGCCGAAACTCCTATTTACCTTCTGAGGTGCCCCGGCCAGGGTCGTCAGCTGGTTGCCGGAACAGTCGAAAACCCCACCCACCGTCTGAGGTGCCCCTGCCAGGGAGGTCAGATGGTTGCCTTGACAGAAGAAACTCCCACACACCGTCTGGGGTGCCCCGACCAGGGAGGTCAGCTGGTTGTTGTCGCAGGAGAAATACCCACCCACCGTCTGGGGTGCCCCGGCCAGGGAGGTCAGATCGTTGCCGGCACAGGAGAAATTCCCACTGACATGTCCGAACGAGATGCCCGATAGAGACCTCAGTCCGCTGTAACTACAGTCAAAATCTCCTTCCACATCGACCAGACCGGTCTGTCGGTTGACCGACCAGGTCCCTTGCGTGTATTTGGTCAGGAAAGTCTTTTGCTTTTGGGTCAGATCTGAAGTCTTCCGAGCTTCGAACAGGGAAAAGGATTGGAGGTGTTTCACGCCTTATATATCTGTTATACCTCCCTGAATAGCACCACCTCGAAACCTTAAAAAATTCTGTCATAGAAGACTTTCAATTGCATTTATGTTTTACATTTACACTTCTACACCATGACTATCCAACCCAGCAAAAAAATCCAGGTCCTTAGCGACTTCGAGCACATATTAAAAAGGCCTACTATCTACGTTGGCTCCGTTAAGTTATCGGAGGAAATGATTCCTTCGGTAGAAAGCGATAAAATTTGTCTGGTCCCTAAACAAATTTCAGTTGGGATGTACAAACTCTTTGACGAAGTCTTTTCCAACTGTGTGGATGAAGCCAAACGCATGAAAAAATCCATGCCCTGGATAAAAGTTTTTGTGGATCCAATTCGAAACTCAGTGACTATTACTGACAGCGGAGGAGGTTTTGTTGATGGATCTCAAATTAACGAAAAGAGCAAAATGAGCAACATCCAGACTGCTGTTTCTATGCTCAGAGCTGGTTCTAATTTTGACAATGAGGGCACCTCTGAAACTCTGATTGGTACCAACGGAATGGGGGTTAGTTTAGTCAATGCTCTGTCATCTTTCTTTTCAATTCACACCACTAACACTAAAGAATCCTACCGTCAGGAATGGAAGAATTTTAAATCCAGCAAACCTGAGGTTCTGCCCAGGCAGACGGAAGAATTAGGTACTTCAGTGTCTTTTGTGCCTTTAGAAACAATTTTTGATGGGTGCCGATGGGATCGCCAAATTCTTCATTCCATCCTGATTCTGAAGAAAAGAGTCTTAGAATCTGAAGCTCACACCCGAAAAATCGACATTGAGTTTCACTGGGGACCCGAAAGAATTTATATTACAACCGATGTTCTCCACCAGTTATCTTATAAGAATTCACTGGGGGAAATTTTAATCTGGGAAAAAACGGAGAATTCGGGGTCGTTAGCTTTTGTAAACAGTGCCATGTGTACAGGGATCCACCAGAAGATTATTCTGGATCTCATCAACGGAGAACTCGAGGATTCTTTGGGTCATCACTTCTACGATTTTTGCTTAATTCTGAACCTACCCCCCGCCTTAGTAAAGTTCGGGGACCAGAACAAAACCAAATATGTGACAAAGCGGGAAGAGATTGAAAGGCTTATTACTGATTCGTTTGAACCTCAAATCAAAAAATTTTTTTCCACACCTCTTTTCAAAAAAATCAGAGATAAGGTTGAAGAAAGAAAAAAAGACACGGCCCTCAAAAAAATCAGGAAAGAGAAAAAATCAATTAATATCAAATTCTCTCATAAGTATTTTCCGCCTAACTCTAGAGTAGCAGAAAATATTTTTATTGTTGAAGGTCTATCGGCCATGGGCAGTATTCTTCAGAAAAGAAGCCCTGCCCGGGACGGTGTTTATGCACTGAAAGGCAAGATCAAAAACGCCAGAAATCTGTCCGACCTCTCAGATAACAAAGAGATATTGGAATTGATGCACATCCTGAATCTGGACCCAGGATTAGACTCAGGCCAATGCCCCTACCAAAAAATCATTATCGCCACCGATCAGGATCCTGATGGATCCCACATTACTTCCCTTCTCATCTCCCTCTTTCACAACTGGTTTCCCTGGGTTATTGCCAAACGTATGCTTTATATTCTAGAAACACCCTTGGTTACCTCTGGTGACAAGCAGAAAGAGTATTTCTATTCTCTGGCGGAGTATAAAGAGGCTAGCTCCAAGAAGAAAATGTCCAACATCAGATATCTTAAAGGTTTAGGTTCTCTATCTTTGGACGATTGGGATTATGTCATGAAAAATAAAAGAATAGTTGCCATTGTGGGAGATAAGAAATCTAAACAAATGCTCGAAATGGCTTTCGGTAATTCTTCAGAGCTTCGTAAGAACTGGTTGCAAAATAAAATCTAAAACCTTCTATCTTGAGACACGGCTACTGCTGCATCAATCTAACTCTGGGTGAAACTCAGGGCCAACCCCGGATTACCACCAACAGGTCAATGGTGAAAAAAACATTTCTGGCCAAAGGACTGGACTATGTGTCTGAACTGGCTTTGGCCAATTGCAGAGATCTAATTCAAATCATTAAATGGAACAATCAGCAGGGGGTAAGAATGTATCGAATGTCCTCTGATATTTTTCCCTGGTGTAGTGAATACGAGTTTTCAGATCTACCTGGGTTTGCCGAGATCAAATCTTTTTTGCAAATGGCGGGAGAAGAGGCCAAAATGGGGGATCAAAGACTAACTTTCCACCCTTCCCACTTCGCAGTTCTGGCATCCAAACAAGACTCAGTGGTTCGGGCTGCCCAAAAAGATCTTAGGCAACACGCAGAAATTATGGATTTGATGGGTTTAGATCAGTCATATTTCTACCCCATTAACATCCACGTCAACACTTCCCAGCCTACGAAAGAAGAAGCAGCAGAGAGATTCTGCCGACAGGTAGAGCTCACTCCTCCTAATGTCAGAAAAAGATTGGTAGTGGAGGTGGATGACAAGAAGTCTGGCTTTCACGCCGAGGATCTTTTTAGGCTGGTTCATCAGAGAGTAGGGATTCCCATTACCTTCGACTTTCTTCATAATCAATGTCACCCCTCTGCTCTCTCCGAAGAAGAAGCCCTTAAGCTCTGCTTCTCTACCTGGCCGGCTGGAACAGTGCCCGTAGTTCACTTCTCTTCTTCCAAAAAGAAGTACGAAGATGCCCAGGCAAGAGAGGTTGCCCACTCAGATTGGATCTATGAAAGTGTGGCTCATTACGGATTAGAGATAGATATAGAATTCGAGGTCAAAATGAAAGAACTTGCTCTCTTAGCCTACCTCAGAGATTTTCCTTTCATTCTCCCATGAAATTTTTTAGTCAACCTGTCATATAAAATGCACTTATGAAAAAAATAGAACCAATAGACCTCCAAAAATTCCAGGAATTTGAGCAAGAAATTCTCCAACTTGAAGTTCCCCGTGTCAAGTACACTCCAGATTTAGAAATTCAGGCCGAAGTCAGAAGACAGGTCCTAGCTGAGAATTTCGGGGAAGAGAAGCTGGCCGAAGTTTTGGCTGCAACTGGATTCGAAGCCCGAGATCTAGGAGTAGATCACCTCTTTTTTCAAGTTAACAAAACCCTTCAAAATACCCTGGCCCAGTGAGCAGTTTTACTAGAAACTTCGATTTGTCCGGTTGGGGATCTTCCTTTGAAGATCATCCACAACACGCCGTGCTGAAGAAAAATATCGATCGGGCAGTCCACGATATTTTTCTTCAGGCTCTGAGAGAGCAACACAATGAATTCTTATCAATTTTCGAGTCCGAGAATAAAATCGAAGACTTTGTCAGCAGAACTCTGAAATATTGGGAGGAGGAAGAAAAATATGAAATTTGCGCCGAGATTCAAAAATTAAAAACGCAGGTCATTCAGAAATGGAAGGGGATGCCTCTCATAGATAAAACACAGGCCAAAAAATTAAGGGATTTTTTACAGGGTCTTTAAACTGTATGAAGAATTATTATCAAATTCTTGGGGTGACCAAAGAATCTACTCCGGAGGAAATCAAAAAGAATTACCGAAAGCTAGCTCTTCAATACCATCCAGATAAAAACAATCAGGATCCTGCTGCCGCCGAAAAATTCAAAGAAGTTTCTGAAGCCTATGAGGTTCTAAGCAATCCCCAAAAAAAGTCTCAATATGATCGGCCTGCGTCCCCATTTGGAAATCATCCTTTCCAGGGAGGAAGAGGACCATTCCAATGGGGATTTGGAGATCTTTTTAACAATTTTAATAATAATACTACCTATAATGGAGGTATAAGAAGGGGCAAAAATATCACCGCAAAACTCCAGGTGACTCTAGAGGAGAGCATCAAGGGTTCTAAGAAGATCGTTAACATCTTTAGAAGATTGCCCTGCAATCCCTGTCAAGGAACTGGAGCTAAAGACGGTAAAATTAGAATCTGCCCTGCTTGCATGAGTTTGGGTTTCATTAAAAAGGTCGTCAATACTGGATTTGGTCAAATGTCGATCGATGAAACCTGCTATACCTGTTCGGGGATCGGTGAGATAGCGGAAGAGCTTTGTATCTATTGTACAGGATCTGGCACCATCAGAAAAACAGATCAGGTTGAAATAAAAATTCCCGCTGGATCCGTCTCTGGGATTTCTTTTAAACTGGATGGCAAAGGTGATTTTGATAAAGTACCTTGCGATCCTGGGGATCTGATCGTCGTTGTAGAAGATATGGACCATCCATTTTACAAAAGAGATGGCATTAATTTAATCTGCGACTGCGAGATCAACTTTGTTCAGGCTTGCCTTGGGACTGAAGTCAAAATCCCGAGTCTGGAAAATCCTGATCGTGAATATAAAATTTCTATTCCCCCGGGCACGGATCCTGGTAAAATATTGAGACTGGCGGGGAAAGGTGTTCCTGAATTTAACACTGATTTTAGAGGAGATCTTCTGGTGAGAATTAAACTGCTAATTCCCAAGGAGCTGGATGAAACTCAGCGGGAATTTCTGGCTACATATCAAAAAATATTTTAAGATGTTTATTTATTCTTTTATAGGCTGGGGAATCACCAATCTTTTAGTCAATGGGTCTATTTTTGATGATATCAGAAATTACCTTCTCGTGATGCACCCTAAGTTGGGTAAACTCCTCACCTGTATGCAATGCTCTGGGTTTTGGGTAGGTGTACTTCTGGGTCTTTTTAATTTTGCCGGAATCATTGAGAACCCTTGGTCCGATTTTTTTCAATTTCAAGGGGAAACGGCAGGCAAAATCAGGCATTTTATAGAATTTTTGCTCCTTATTTTCACCTCGGGCGTTTGGATCAGCGGAGTGAGTGTCATCTTCAACACCCTCCTGATAACTTTTGCCAAAATGGGAATGAAAAAAGAACTATAAGGGATATATAAAGAAAAAAATCCCTCATGAAATCATCTAAAGTTCTGAATTTTCAAGATTTTCTCGGTCTGTCAACGGACAGAATAACAGAGAATGAAAAAATTCAGGATATTTTAAAAGATGCCATTGGGGAAGTTGCCCCACTGATTCCCAAAACAGGGGGAGAAAGCGGTGGTCTAAAAGAACCAATTATCAAGTCAGGTAAAGATTTACAGAATATGTTTTGGTCTACCAGTATGGGCAAGAGATTTTTAGAAAAAACGGATGAAGATTATCGAAAGCAGATGTCCGAGAAAGGTCTCCTAGACAGCAAATATTTATCTGATGAAGGAACTGGATCAAGAAATGCACCTTCCGGCAATATCTCAAAGGAAAAAGAATTGCAAGATATGCTCGATAGAATGGGAATGGGAAAAAGTGGAGATATAGATTTCGGTAAGTTACCAGACGGAGGATCTTACGAATTTAGTGAGGCCAAAGAAATGGATTGGAGTGATCTCAGCCAACTATTGAAAAAAGAAGGAATCAAGTACCCGTCCGATAAATACACTCTTGTTGCTCTGAGAAACAACCTGGTGGTGAAGAAAAAAATGCCCAATCGTTTCACCGATGCACTTTTCTTACTAGGTCCCGACTCCAATAAAACAGTCCAATTTTATCCAGCCACCACCACACCTGGGCCAGCCTTTATGGTAAAAAGTTATCGGAATTTAATGGCTAGTAGGGGCAATGCTTCCGGCATTAACCCCAAGGGGCTAGCCATCATTCAACCGGGTGTTTATACCTATAAATTGGGTAAGCACAAAGGGAAAGAGGATGCATTAATCCAGGCAGAACCAGTCACGGTTCATAGATACACGCCAGTCGATTCTGAAAGTCAGGCAACATTTAAAACTTTTTCACCGGGCAATGAAGAAAAAGGTGAATTTGGAATCAACATTCATCAAGGAGCTGATATAGATACCGTCGATAACATTAGCAGTGGCTGTCTTGCCACCCAGTACAAAAAAGACATGAAAGAGATCATCAAGAAATTGAAAGATGCCGGCCAAGATCAGATCGAATTGGTTCTTTTAGATCTAGATTCAATTAATTAACGGCTCAAGGGGAAACTTCTTATCTGCAGGGCTGCTACAATCTGAAAAATTAAAATCTTGAAAGTACTTAGTATCACAGAGCAGATCGAAACCCAGTATCGTGAATATGCCCTGTACGTCCTGCAATCCAGAGGTATACCTAATTTTTATGATTCATTGACCCCGGTCCAGAGGATCGTACTAGAAAACAGCCCAGCTATTTTTCAAAAAACCATCGGCTTGGTAGGGGAGGTTATTCGAACTGGCAGATATCACCACGGAGATTCTTCAATCGCCGGAGCGATCTCTAAATTAGCCAGACCCTTTGGGTGCTCAGGGTCCCTGTTGGAAGGGGATGGTTTTTTTGGTTCTCCTGTCAATCCCAATCCCTCTGCTCCTAGGTACACCTCAGTCAGGGTCAATCGGGGCATCAAAGAAATCATCTTTAAACACTACGATCTGAATGAAAAGAACGAGGAAGGGGGTTTTGATTGGTTGCACATTGAAACCCCTATTGGACTTTTAACCCACATTGTGGGGATTGCCGTCGGATACAGAAGCAACATTCTACCGAGAAAACTAGAAGACATTCAAGAATTTTTAGAAGGCAAGAACAAGATTCTTAAACCACATTTCAAAGATTTTGGAGGCAAAATTTTCAAATACGAAGATCAGGATAACGTGTGGCTGCTCGAAAGCGGATTTGAGGTTCAACCCGAAAAAAAATCGATCCGAATCTTTGATCTTCCTCCAGTTATGAGATATGATTCTTTCATGGATAAATTATTGACTAAACTGGAAAAAATGGGCAAGGAATACAGGTTGGGTAACAATTCGCAAAGTAAATGTGATCTGACTCTCACCTTCTCGAAACTTTCGGCACCAGAATTTTCTGTCATGACGGACGCAGTTAAAAAGATGACCCAGATTATTGTTAAAGAAGATGTTGTTTTTATCAAAGACGGAGCAGTACGCCAATATTCTTCAATTAAAGAATACCTGGGGGAATTTGCGGTGCATCTGGAGGACCTAAAACTTAAAAGATTCATGAAAGATGAAAAGGATCTAACCCATGAGTTGGCCTATTTAGAGGCCAAACTCAAATTCCTAATCTACATGAGTCAAACTAGAAGAAAGAACGATGAGATTTCCCAGTTTCTAACCCAGTTTTCTAAAGAAATTGCAGGAAGACTTTCCTCTATCCAATTGATTAAACTCTCCTCGAATCACATCCAAGAGACAGAGCAAGAAATCAAAGAGATCAAGTCTCGCCTTCAATCCACCAAAAAGGCAATCCAACAGCAACAAAAAGCAGTTGCCCAGATTAAAGCGACCCAGAAAAAAGGAGCGGCGGTGTTACTGGCAGGTCCAACCCAGACTGCTTTTAAATTATCAGATGCAGAGATAGAAATTTTTACCCCTAGCGACGAGGAACAAGAATAAAACACCTATGTCTTACCTAAATCACAACATTCCAACCCTCACCTGTTTTATCAGAAATGAATTCTTATTCAATCACGAAAAAGGACACGGGGATCTAACCCTAGCCGATGTTCATTCGGTGGCATCTATTCAGAAAAGAGTTCCTCTCTTCGAGGCATTTCTAGAAAATGGGGTTAACTGGACCCGCCGGCCCATTCATGCCTTTTGTTGGCACCGTCAGGCCGAAGTTCTTCCCCTCAGTGAACACATGTACTGGGACTGTTTCAGTTCTTACATTGACGTCCAGGTAAGAGAAAGGCTGTCGGGTCTCAGGGCCGATCTGATTTCGATCACGGGGCTCAAAAGGCAGGGTGTCTATCTATTTACCTTGGACTGGTCCCACGAAAACAGAAGTGTTCTAGACACCAATTTCTCAGAAACCCCCGAACACAAGTGCGGACACGTTTTTAAAATGGACAATGGTAATTTCTTTATCTACCCCAACAACAGAATCATCTGGATGGATAATGCCTGGACTTTTAACCGGATTGATAAAAATCCCGGCTACAAGATCGACATGAGGGTCTATTCTATCGAAGGGAATGGTAAATATGAAACAGACTACCATTACTTCACAAATTTCTCAGAAAAAAAATCAGATTCTCTTTGCGATGCATCGAAAGAATCCTCCATCTAAACCCTATAATAAAAAAATCTAAATCCATGAAAATTAGAGTAACCAGCACGAGTAATTTCATCCTTTTTCTCAAGAAGCTAAAAGTCGTCGACCGAAGCGTCTTGCTAGAATTAACAGAAACGGATCTTTTTTGTAAAGTTCACACCCCCGATAAATCTGTCATGAAATTCTCCAGAATTCCCACTAATCTTATTTTTGATTCCTTAACTGAATTTTCAGCCCTTAAGTGTGACAGAATTAAAATAGGTCTGCTGGATATTACCAGACTGATGGATAGCTTCCGCTATTTTAGGTCGGAGGAGGAAGTTTTTTTACACCTGGAAATTGCCACTATTGATGATGAGTGTGTCGCAACGGAATTAAAATTGATCTCCCCCTCTCTGAAAATAAGGATCAAATGTGCTGATCTATCTTTGCTTTCTTATGTGGAGGATTCCATTTCTGATCTGGTTCAAAGTCAAGAAGATGCCTTGGCCAGTTTCAAATTTTTTGTTTCTGATTTCTCTTCTGTTTCTTCCCTCTGTGGAATGGAGTCCAACTCCGAAGAGCTGCTAAACTTCTCACTTCACTCGGACTACGTCAGAGTTATCGGAGAATCTTTTGACTATAAATTGACTATTGGAAGCTCTGACATAGATTGTGCCAAGCCCTTAGATGCTTCGATTTACAAATCACATTTGAACTATGTAGATCCTGAATCATGCATTTGCTTCTTCCATGAGAACAGAATAGTCTTTGCCTCTGATCAAACCCCTACTTCCACCGCTATCGGCATTATCGAAAAGTAGAGAAATATCCCCTCATATTGCTCAGAATTTTCACTTTTTTCTTCGTATTGAGATCTAGAACTTTTTCTAGCTCCCGTCTGAAATTGGCAACTTCTGGATATTCCCAAAACATAGCTAGATCCACCATGCGATCTGGATTATCGACAATATAATTCTTCAAGAAATTTACATCTAAAAAAGGAAGGGTTGAAATCAGAGCTTCAATACGGGTAAAATTTTTGGATTTAGCTTCTTCTAAGGCTTGTATCCAACCTAGATAATTCCATTTACCTTCATTAAAATCGACCAAATCGGAGTAAAAACCTTTCTTCAATTTAACTGGAGCTCCTACCAAACTGGTTAAGGGATTACCAAAGGCCAAGTACTGCCCACCAACTTCAACAGGACCCCCAACTAGATCTTTAAGATTGTTGTTGTTGCAAGAGAAATTCTTCCCTATTTTAGTAGGTCCTCCCTGCAAGGAGGTCAAAGAGTTATCGCTACAGTTGAAACTTCCTTGAACTTCTTGTGGAAATCCCTCTAGATCTTGAAAAAAATTTCTAGTGCAATAAAAAACCCCGGTCACCTTGCCAAATCCGATCCCCTTGAAAATATCAATTTCCCGGGTCTGATTAAAAGGTTCAGAAAGATAAAAATTGCCTGTGATGTCCACCCTGTCAGTTTTCCTGTTCATTTCCCAGGTGCCAACAACGTGTTTATTTAAGATTTCTGTTTGCTTTCTGGACAATCTTGTGCCAGCTGCCCGATCTCCTTTTTTTGCCTCGAAAATTTTAAAACTTTGAATGGGGTTCTCCTTTTGCATCAATTATATATCTAGGAATGGAAACAAACCAGCCTTCTAGCATAAAATAAACACAATCAAAAAATGTCGTACGAAAATTTGTCCCAATCAGAACTGCTTCAGAAAAAAGAAGAACTGACCGCTCTGAAAAACGAATATAAGAATGAAGAACAGGCGATCAAATTGACCATGAATTCTATCTATGGTTCGATTGGGAACAGTTATTTTGTGTGTTTCAACCACGAGGTAGCAGAAGCCGTTACCCTTCAGGGTCAGGATATGATTAAATATTCGGAGAAGATAGTCAACCGGTACTTCCACGATTTTTGGCACGAGGACGTAGAACTGCACGAAAAATTAGGTCTAACTGAGGTTAAAAGAGTGGCCAAACCCCTTGTCATTTACTCTGATACTGATTCCAACTATGTTACCTTTGAGGAAGTCGTTGCTTCCTGTGATTGGCAGGGTGATCCCAAAGAACTTATTCTTGCCATTAACGATTTAAGGCTGAAAAACTACATCAAAAAATGTTTTGATCTTTACTCTAAGAAATGGAACACTGAAAACTACCAGGACTTTGAACTTGAAACAATCTCAAAGAATGCTATTTTCTTGGGTAAGAAAAAATATGTCACCAATCAAGTCTATGCCGACGGGATACACTCGGATCCTCTGACTTTTATTAAAACAACAGGGGTAGAAATGATCAAGGGAGGAACCCCCACTTTTGTCAGAGAAAAACTTCTTTATTTGACGAAGTATATTCTGTCTGTGGGTAAAAACTTCAACCTTAGAGAATTTGTTCAGGAGTTAAAGAGCATTAAAAAAGATTTCAAGGCCCAAGAAGCCGAGCAGATCTCTCTCGCAATATCGGTTAACAACTACGAAAAATTCATCCTGAATGACACGACAAAACTCGAGGTGAGCAAGTCCTGTCCGATTCACGTTAGAGCCTCCGCTTTCCATAATTTTCTGCTAAACAACTCCAAGTACAAAGAGAAATATCCTCTTCTGAGATCTGGAGATAAAGTCAGATTTTATTTCGTGCCGGTTAGATCCGAGGCAGAGAACAACGTCTTTGCCTATTCCCAGGGTAATTTTCCCTATGAATACGCACCCCCAGTCAACTACGACGAACAGTTCACCAAAACAATTCTAGATCCTATTAACAGATTTATCGAAGTAATGGGCTTTCACCCAATCAGTCCAAATCTTTTCATGATCAACACTCTTTTTTAACTTATGGGTTACCACCACACAATTTTACCCGATCCTGATACTCTGAGCAAAATCAGGGAAAATTTGGGGGATGATTCAAAATTCCTCCAACTGTACTGGTACTCTCCTGATGCTGTTCTAGGTTCTGAGTCCTCTTTGTCCTACCTCCGTCAAATTTTAGAAAAGCATGAACAAGTACCAGTTTGAAGATATTGCGGATGAAGAATTCGAGGCATATTGCCAGTATATGGACGAGACCTACCATCTGTTAGAAGAAAACCGTTTTTTGTTTATAAGTGATAAAAGTCTCTCCCCTTCTTTCAAATGTGAGAGGTTGGAAGAGCTGGTTGATTTCTTCACTTTGGAGGAACAGTACGAGAAATGTGCAGTGCTTCACAAAATCAGAATAGCGGTGGAAATCGAATTCTTGATGCAGTAAACCATCTAATTTTTTCAGAGTTCTAGATATATAGAACATCTAAAAAAAATTCTCTGGATGAATTCACTACCCGCCGTGTTAAATTTTTGCAACTTCTTGAACGAATCTAAAGAAGAAAAAGGAGTTGAACTCCTGATCCTCTCAGGCACGGTAAAACCCAGTCCGACGTCCAAATCCTTCCTGGAGGAATGCCAAAAAAGGGGTATCCCTTGTTACGTTGTCAACATCAACAATGTGCAGCTTGAAAAAATCTATAATGGACATCTACTCCGGGAGACCTCAGGGGACAAAAGAGAAATTTTCATAAATCCTGATGTGACCGCTATTATTCCTAGACGAGGGGTTATTTCCAATTCTCTGACCAAACAGATCATGAGAGAATTAGAAGCATCCCGTTATTTCTGTGTCAATTCTCTGGAATCTATCGAGGTGTGTGAGAGTAAATTCTTAACCTCAAAGGTGTTGGAAGAGAATGAACTTCCAGTTCCCAGATATGCCCTGGTGAACGGGGAAGAAAATCTGGATACTGCCTTGGAACAAATAGGTGGTCAGTTTCCTGTAGTAATGAAGTTGCTCTCGGGCACTCAGGGCATTGGGGTTTCAATTGTTGATTCTTACGCCTCTCTGAAATCTGTGTATCAAACGATTGCCAAATTGGATCCCGAAAAGGAAATTCTTATTCAGGAAAAAATTGACTCGAACTTTGATTTGAGAATTCAGGTCATCCTCAAAAGATTTGACCCTTTAATCACCAAACCAAGCAATTGCATTATTCTTGGATCCATGAAAAGAGAAGCAGTAAAAAAGGATTTCAGAACCAATTACTCTCTAGGAGGTAAAGTTTCTGCCTATAATATAGATGATAAAATTGCCGATTTAGCCTGTCGGGCTGCTAATTCTGTCGGTAGCCATTGGTGCGGGGTAGACATCATGATCGATAAAAAAACGAAAGAGCCGTATATTCTGGAGGTTAATTCCTCGCCTGGAACAGAAGGCATCTCTCAGGCCATAGGAAGACCCATTGTGGGGGACGTCATCGATTATGTCATCAATAAAAAGAATTGGATCTACTCTAGGATGGAGGTTGGTTATTTAGAGACGATTGAGATCCCAGAGATAGGAAAGCTTGTTGCCAAATTCGACACTGGAAATGGCTCCAGTGCCTCATCGATTCAGGCAGATGAAACGAAAGAAGTAGGAAATCAGCTGAAGTGGAAAATCGGGGGCAAAGAATTTACCAGCGACATTGTTGGTTACACCGATACGGAAGTGGGTAGAGATAAAAGCAAGAGACCTATTATTCTGCTAGACGTCATGCTCAACGGGGTAAAGATCTCGGATGTAAAAGTTGCTCCCACGGATAGGGTCCAAAAAAGCACTCCATTCCTGGCCAGCAGAGGCCTGATGAAAAAAATGGGGGTAATGGTTAATCCACACAAAGCCTTTGTCGTCACCGAGGAGATTAAAGGTTATAGACCTTTGAAAGCCAAAGGCAAACCCCATCTTGGCATTGAATTTTCTTAAAGATATATAAACCAAATAATAAACAACATGGCAAAAGCAGATAAAAGTGAAAAAATTCAGGTTCTCCTGTCATCTGAAGATCTGGAAGAACTTGGCAAAAAGATCTCAAAGCAAGCTCTAACCAAGGGCGATCCTCCGGTTTCTATTTCTCACTACGTTAGAAAATTGATTCGGAGAGACCTGGGCAGAAGCACAACCTCCGACGATTGATTCTAGGATTATTTCCTAGTTTTTTTAATAAAATCTTTGAAACTTAGGATTGGGGTTCTTTCATCCGATGAAGATTCTTCGTCCTCTTCATCTTCTTCGTCCTCTTCTTCGTCCTCTTCTTCGGAATCTTCATCTCCGAGAAAAGGTTCAGTTAGCATTTCCTCTTCTTCGTAATCTGTTTCATCTTCATCATCATCTTCATCATCTTCATCATCTTCATCATCATCCTCGTCATCGACTTCGCTATATTCTATACTCTGGACCTCTTCTTCTTCGTCGCTCTCCTCTTCGTCCTCTTCCCCTTTGTCTTCTTCTCTTTCATCCGGATCCTCTTCCTCATCTGATGAAATTTGGAAATCGATTGTACCCAGATCTTCTGGTTCTTCAGAAGGATCTTCTATTTCTTCGGGAGAAATTTCCACTTCAGCTTCTTCTATTTCAAATTCCGAAGTTGAATCCTGAAGGTAAAAATCTTTGTCTTTTTCTGCTAAAGAAGTTTGCATAGTTTTTGGTTTTTAATTCAGATATATATCTCACTATGTATAAGAAAAAAATTCTAGAATTCGACGATTTTGTTTCAAATCTGTCTCTCAGTGAAGTCCAACAGGAAGAAATCAAAGATTTCGTTAAAAAATACGAAAAATACATGAATTTTCATGACACGGGAGATTTTGAATCTTCTTTAGATGAATTAGTTAAAGATGTGATGACCCACTTTAACTTTCCCTCTTCTAAAAAAGAAGACGTTCAGAATTTCATTCAGAGTCTTCAAACTCTGTCTGATGGTATGTCAGTTATTATGTCCCCGGGTCCTGAAATTATCTACCGGACCAATCCCGATATGACCCAAACAATTGTTTACTAAAATAAATTATATGAACTTATCAACTATTACTTCCGAAGATTTTACTGAATTAACCCTGCTCGATTTTTGGGCTGAATGGTGCGGCCCTTGTAGAATGCTCCATCCTATTCTGGACCAAATCAAGACCAAAAATCCAGACCTAGTCATCCACAAAATCAACGTAGACGAGAACAGAGAAACTGCCATTGAATTTGGGGTTAGATCTCTCCCGACCGTACTGCTCATCAAAGACGGTCAAGAAGTAGAAAGAGCTACGGGCTTAAAAAACCTCGACCTCTATCAAAAATTAATTGACACTCATTCTTAAAAAAAAAGACTTTATGAAAAATATTATCTCTTACGACAATTTTACTCCAGAATCTTCTGATCCTTTACAGGAGGGATGGAAAGATGCCGGCTATGGCTACAAAAGGTACCAACCCCCAGGCATGTTACAAACCATGAAAAGAAAAACAAAAAGCCTGTTTGGTATTGAATCAAGCAAGGATCGGGAAAGATTAGGACAAATTTACAAAGAAATTGAAAATCCTCCCTATCAAGGTTATATCTCCAACGTCAGAGACATCAGTGGAGAATATCCGGCTTTAATTTGCCATCTGGGACCTAGAAATCTGTCTGTTATGTGCGATCCACAAGACCCTTCCATCAGATGGGGAGGAAGTGAATTGGATTTGGCGGATATCGATGATGAATGCCAAAGACTTTATCGTTTCATCAAAAAGCACATGGACCTGACTGAAAATACACATTCTCCAACGGACAACACCATCAAAGATCCTAAAAACATGTACTCTTCCTACCCAGGTGTAGGTGGGGTGAGTAACCGAACAGTCAACCGTTCTCTGATTTAAAGGGATATTAAGAGTGAATAGGAGGTTCTTCGAAATCATCAGCGTTTCGAGAAACCTCCTTTTTTTCTTTCTGGATTTCGGTCATGATGTACCCGGCAATCGCAAATTCGATCCCCGCCCAGATGGCAACATCAGAGGCAGACAATTCAGAGTGTTTTTCTAACATCCAGAAGATCATGCCCCATTGCCCAATAACAAAAGCCAAACTAGATTCTATTCTTTTCTTTGAAAAAAAAGATTTCTTGGGACTGTACATGTAAACTAGCTCTCGGCAGAGCCAAAACATTTTGACCCTAATTGTGCCGAAAAATTTCTGTAGATCTTTCATTCCCATTCAACATAATAACCCCCGCCAAATGATGTTCCGTGTTCCATCTGTCTGCCTCTGTTTTCTGTCCAATCCAACCAATCTAGTCTATCTGCTGAATTGGCAAGTTCCAATAGACAATTAGCTAATTCCTGACCTTTTTCATCCCCCATAATTTTTTTCAATTTGTTTTTTATCTCGGGTAACTGCAAGATTTTTTTGGTGTTCTTTGCTTCTCCCTGGCCAATCAAATTCAGCATCTTCCTTTTCTCTGTTTCTGACATGAATTTATCCATAGTAAAATTTATTTTATGTAATCAGAGATTTCCATCATTTTATCAAAATCTCCCTCCTCGTCGGCCTTTCTGTATTCCCTTTTTAGTTCTTCTTGGGACATACTAGCGTAATCTTTGGTGATCTGTGATTCTGAACCACTTGGGGATTTGGCAGCTTGTCTGGCTTTCCATGCTGCTAATTTCCTTTCATACTCAGCCTTATCGGCTCTATCCTGCTCCAGCCAGGCATCTCTGGCTTCCACCCTCTCAATGACTACATCAATCAATTCATCGATTTTTTTTCTGGCTTCTGGAGTTTTTCTAAAAATTCCTGTCATCAGAGGTAAAAATTCAGCCGTGGGTAAATTCTCTGGATCCACCATATATTTCCAAAGTTCCTCTCTCAAATTAGAATATTTGATGACCTTGGGATTCTCAAAGATAAATTTTCTTAGATCTTCGGCCATTTGAGGACCATATCTCCATTCGTCCGGTTCGTCTATCAATCCGAATTGATCTTCAATAGCCTTGGCTAGTTCAGGGTCATCTGGTACTGCAGACATTGACATAACCCTCCAAATTCCTTTGACTGCCTCATGAATCAGCATGCTGAAATCCGCTCCTAAAGCTTTAATTACTGGTTTAGAATCCGGTCGAGGTCTGTTTTTTTGTCTTGTTTTTCTAAAGCTGTCATCCAACATCCTCCTTATTTCTGGTCCCTGTACTAGTTTAATTTCAAGCTTTATGTCGTAGTAATCAATGAGGGGCTTGTATAGATCTGTAATTATTTCTCTTGCTAGATCTTCTAGCTCCTTTTCATACCCTCTAGAAAGTTGCTGGGATCTCGAAAAATTTCCCATCAACTGGCTAACGGCTTGGCTGATTCCTTGCGGGGATCCCTCGGGAGTTTTCCCGATGCCGAGTTTTTCTTTAGCTCTTCTCGTGACATCCTCTAGGTAGTCGGGGGGAATACTCACCATGTCTTTAACCCTAATAGCCTCATTAAAGGATGCAAAATTCTTTGTGAAATTGGCTTTTAGTGACATATTCTTAGTAAAATGGTTTTCTTTTTTTGAGTTCTGATATGTACCTTTTGATCACATCCATCTCTGAAGCTTTTTTCTTTATTGCTTGGGGTCCAGGAGCATGAGAAGGAACTTTAATTCGTGGTGCAATTGACGGATGAGGAGTTATTCTTCGGACCGGTTCTGCATCTGGATCAAAATCCTCATCCTCATCTTCATCCTCACTGGGTGTAGGTTTAGGAGTAGGCTTAGGCTGTGGTTTAGGCGTAGGTTTAGGCAGTGGTTTAGGCAGTGGTTTAGGCAAAGGAGCTGGTTTTCCCTTTTCCTCTTCTTTCTCCCTTTCTGTTTCCGCCTCGTCTAATCTATCGCTAAATTCTGAAAAACTATTGATTCTTCTAGGACTTGTAGATTCGAACAAAGAAAAACTTTTGTGGATTTTTCTGAGTCTAGATTCAGATAACTCTGAAATTTTCTTTCCGTTAATGACTAACTCATCTGCCAAGGAATCGTAATCAATTTTGAGGTTGGATCCTTCCTCAATCTCTTCCTCGATTATAAAATTGGCTAGAGGGTCCTTGATATATTTCTCCACTGCTCTTCTAAGGGGTCTAGCCCCATATTCAGGGTCAAATCCGTGTTTAAGTAACAACTTGTAAACCGAAGTTCCCCAAGTCAGATTAATGTCTTGGGTATTTTTAATCCTATCTGCCACCTTCTCGAGCTCTTTTTCTGCAATCTTTTTTATTGATTCTTGGTCTATTGACTGAAAAATAACAATATCATCTATTCTATTAATAAATTCGGGCGAAAACTCTTTTTTGATCGCTGCATCGACTCTTGCTTTGATTTCCTCAGGTGATTCTGCTCCAGTCTGTTTTGTTTCATCTTCTGGTTCATCTTTAACCAAAAAACCAATCGCTTTTCTGGGTTCCTTTGATTTAACCTTTTTAGATCCTGTTTTTGATCCCACATTAGAAGTCATGATAATAACACAGTTTGTAAAGTCAACCGTTCTCCCTTGCCCGTCCGTCATCCTTCCATCTTCTAGCACCCCTAGCAGGGATTGTATAACTTGAGGGTTTGCTTTTTCGATCTCATCTAGCAAAATTACCGAATAAGGGTTTCTTCTGACTTGCTCTGTTAGTTTGCCTCCTTCCGAATAACCTACATAACCGGGAGGTGATCCAAACAATTTAGATCCTGTATGAGCCTCCGAATATTCATTCATATCAATCCTAATCAATTTAGATTCCCTAGATCCAAAAAGCTCCTCAGCCAATTTTTTCACCAAATAGGTTTTACCTGTCCCAGTAGGGCCCACGAATAAAAATACCCCTTCAGGTCTATTAGGGTCTTTAAGACCCGACCTGTTTCTTTTAATTGTTCTAACAACGGTCTCTACCGCCTCGTCTTGACCGATAACTTTTGATTTCAGTCTGCTTGACATTCCTTTTAGGATTGCCTTACTGCCCTTTTTCATCGTTTCAACAGGAATCCCTGTTTTATCTGCCACTAGTTTTTCCACCATTTCTTTAGTGACGGTAATTTTAGGTCCCATTTGACCTTTCGCAGCCATTTTTTCAAGCCGACTCTCTATCTTTTCTTTTTCATCTGATAGATCTGCAGCAGCATCATAGTCACCTTCTGCCGTCTTTTGCCTGATCCGGTCTAGGAGTTCTAAATTTTTCTTTTCTAGATTCGCAACCTCCGCATCCGGGGCATTTTTAATGCGAATTCGTGCACCGGATTCGTCCATCAAGTCGATAGCTTTATCTGGCAAAAATCGGTCTTTAATATACTGCTTAGATAGTTTATAAAAGGATTCTAAGGCTTCTGGTGAATAATTAACATGATGCCAATCCCCATATTTTTCTTGGATTTCTCTAAGTATTTCCATGCATTCCTCGTAGGTAGGCTCTTCAACTTTGATCGGTTGAAATCTTCTTTCCATGGCTCCGTCTTTCTCAATAGTTTGACCATATTCACTATAAGTGGAACCACCGATCATATGAAGTTTGGCTTTAGCCAAAAAGGGTTTGAGTTCATCGTAACTTGCTTTAGGTAGAGAATGGAGTTCGTCCACAAAAATAATCAAGTTATCTTCCTCAATTTCACGGGCCAAAAGGGGTAAATAACCTCCATTAACTATTTTTTTAAATGCCCAGGTCAAATCTATTAACTTTTTCCCCTTTAAAAAACCGGGACATTTATCGCTTGCCATTAAAAGAGCAAGCTTATCCACAATAGCGGTTTTTCCAACGCCCGGCTCTCCAACCAAAACTGGATTATCCTTGGTTTTCCTGGCCAGAATGCGAAGCAACTGTTCCAATTCCTTATCCCTTCCAATTACTTCATTTATCTCTCCCTCCTTCGCTGCTTTGGTCATATCCTCACCGTATGCTTGCCAAAGCTTTTCATCATCTGGGACTTTTAGTTCTTCCTCAGATTCGAATAATCTTAATTTTTTGTAATTCTTGGATATTCTTTTCATAAATTTTTTTTACATTTGCACTATATATTCATTCTCGTAAACGGTTCCGTTCCATCTCAGAGAAAAATTCGGGGTTTTTTAGAATGATGAAATATATAAAAAATGGGGCTGAAAGGAATCGACTGGAGGCATAAGTTCTTTGACATGATGCAGGCGGTGCTAGCTTTGGAAGCACCTAAATATCCTAAGTACTTCTTAAATGGCGAAAATCCATTTTTTGCTTTGGCTGGACTAGGTTCAGCGGAGCCGGTTGAAGTTGCCTTGGCAGCCTAAACCTCGGGGGGTGACACCCAGGAACAGAAAGTCACGAGGGTGGGAAAAAGGGTTAACAGTACCACACAATCCGTCGATCCTCAGTAACCCTGCGGGCTCCGGTCCAATACCCTTCAGATCGCTGTAGGGATCGATGATGTGGATTATCTCCTATCACAGTCAAAAACTAGGAGGTAAAGATTTGTCTGTTTAGAAAAATGGACTAAGCCTGTGAACGAGTTTCATGGAATTACCTAGCAGGACGGCGGTTCGAATCCGCCCAGCTCCACCAAAAGTTTGTCGTAAGACAAACTTTTTTTTGAAACTTTTGTGTAATTTCTTATAGAAATTCGAAAGGCGTAGTTCTGCTTCAAAAAAAATTAAAAATTATGGCAATACTTTATTTTCTTTTAGGTGCGCTTACCGTGGTGGTCTTGGTCACCGTGGCGGGTGTGTTTAAGATGAATTCGGATTTAGACCGAAAAATCAGAACCAAAATCTCCGACCACATCGAATCGGTCATGAAAGAGATTGAAATTACAAGGAACAATTTACACTCCGATGATTCTTACATCCACAATCGGATCGATGAAGTTCTCGACGAAATCAATAAACGAGAAGAAGTCGGAATCAGATCGGGAAGAGAACAATTTGAATCTCTACAAAAGCAGTTGGATTCCAGATGCGATAAGCTCTGGGCTCAGGTGAATGCAAATTACGAGTTGAGCCAAATGAGGTTCAACGATATTTCAAACAAAAAAAATTCCCAGACAGAGGGATAAAATCGCAGAACTACGCCTTGAATTATTTATTATGAATTATCCATTTAAAAAAATTTTCATTATAAATTGTTTTCCTTCTAGTGACTACCATTTACAAATTCTGAAAGAATGTATTGTCAGACTCAAGGGGCTTGACTACAAACTGATGGTTGTTTCACATTTACCTCTGCCCCTTGATGTGCAGAAGGAAATAGACTATTTTATTTATGATTCAGAAAATCCACTCTTAGGATCCCATTCATTCAGTTGGTTTGCTAATTCTTTTATTAAGGCAACTCTGTGGAACATAGGTCACATGCTTGCTATCTGTAAAAATATGGACACTAGTATTTCTGCCGCCCACCGAATGGGCTATGAGTATTTCTATTTTTTGGAATGTGACAATTTAATTTCTGAAAAAGATCTTTCTACTTTTGATAATTTTCTGCAAGAAATGATTCATGCCGAAAAAAAAATGATCTTTCATAGATACCAATTTAACGAGGGTTACAATTATCACACTCTCTTGTTTGGAGGAAATGCTGAATATTTTGTGCAGAAAATCAAATTACCCACAAATTATGATGCCTATCATGCCTTTAATATCACTGGTATTCTCGAAAGAGATTTTTATGAGCATTTGGGTGTAAATGAATCTGATTTTTTGATTAAGGAATGTTACGAAGATGGTGCTATGGAAGGATTTAGAACTAGCGAGATGAATAGAATTTCCGCTATTGGGATAGTGTGTGAAGTCCTCCCATCTCAAACTGGCTACTATCTTTTTTTAATGAACAACACCTCAAGAGAAATAATATATTACGTCGGAGAGAATCAAATTGTTCTTACACTTGGGGGTTATTGGTACTGCCCAGCCTCTGAAAAAATGGAAGTTCGAATCGTGGATGGCAAATATTCCTTAGAAAAAAGATTCGAATTGACCGAAGAGAACGAAAAGTTTTACAGTGCCAAAGGATTTTTAGAACTGTATGAGTTTGCAGATTTAAACGGCGGATATGGTTCTATCTATTAATTTAATATCTCTTCTTACAGGCCATTCAATCTGGAGATCTCCTGTTTTAGCTGCGAAACCACCAAAGTGTGATGCTCTTCTAATTTTTCCAGCTCTTTATTTAGATCTTCTACATGAGCTTTTAACCGACCGAGAATTTCACTCTTTTTCTCAGGGTCTTGGTTCAGCTCCAGATCTAGAATTAAATTCTTGATCCGATTGGTCCACTTGTTAACTTCCATTGTTTTTTTTTACAAATTTAAGAAATAATTCGAAATCATTTCTTTCTTTTTCATAAAAGGTCCATATTTAATTTGACTGACAAATCTCTTGGAACCACCTATTATATATCATGTACCCTCCTGCGATGAGTGCAACATCCCTAAAGGATGGGGTCATGAGGTTGTCTTCGAAAATAACGAACTGTATTGTGGAAAACTTCTATGTTTTAAGGGAGGAGCCAAATTTTCAATGCACTATCATTTGATCAAAGATGAAACTTGGTACGTAAAGGAAGGCACTTTTATTTATCGGTATATAGACACCCGCAACGCAGAAGTGGTTGAAAAAAATTTAATAGAAGGTGATTCGGTCAGACAAATGCCCGGCCAACCACATCAACTGGAAGCAATAACGGATGGGATAATCTTCGAGGTTTCCACCCAACACTTTGACGAGGATTCTTATCGTGTTTGGAAAGGTGATTCACAAAAATAGAAATTGAGTAGAGAAAAATGAGCTCCGTTACCGTCATAATTCCAAATTACAACTTCTCTGAATTTCTTGATACGACTCTTTTTTCCGTTTTTTCGCAGATCACCAATTTCGACGTGCAAGTATTAGTGGGGGATGATTCTTCTCAAGATCAGAGCGCTGGTATTTTAACACGGTTCAAAAAATTTTACGGGCAGGACAAATTCGACTTTTTTATCAACACAGAAAATAAGGGAGAAGTAGAAACAGTTAAAAGATTACTTTCTAAAGCTAAAGGAAATTATATAGCCTATCTTGATGGTGATGACTATTGGATAGATCCTTATAAATTACAGAAACAATTTGATTTTCTTGAGAGTAATCCAGAATTTTCCGCGTCTTCTACCGGTTATTTAACTTTAGAAGGAGAGTATGGATTTTGTCCACATCCAGAAGGAGATTTATTTTTTGGAGTTCCCGAAGAATTTATGGATAAAAATTTCACCTCCCCTGAATTTATTTCTACCGGCAGGAACTGTGTATATGCATCCTCCCGTTTTTTTAGAAATTATGAGGATCTTTTTCAGCCTTACTTTTTCGAATTTCCGTATTCAGATTGGCCCATGAATTATGAATTAAGCTTAAGGGGTAAGATTAACTACGATCATTACCCTAGCTACATTTATAGGAAACATTCGAATTCTTTAACTCATCCTAAAGAAATAGAAAAAGTGGATGAAACAAGTGAAAAAGAATGGCTTGATCAAAAGTCCCTGATTTTTACCAGGAGAAAAGAAGAATTTCAGAAAAATCAGAATAAACAATAGAATCAATGGAGACGAAAAATCACATTATTAATTCTCTCAAAAAAAGGCATCAGCTTTACACTGGATTACACGATGAGCAAATTAAGAAAGATCACCTCTGGGTGCTGAACCATCCCTTAAAAGGCTCGGTTAAAAAAGAATGGACTGATTTTGGGGTAAATTTAATTATGGCTGAAATGGGCTTGGATCAGAGATCCGCCGAGATTGAGATGTCTTTCTTGGAGCAAGAGTACGAATCTTTAGCCTCTAGATAGGTTCACGACACCCAGATTGGATATATAAAGGAAAAAATATCCAATGCTATCAAGAATTTTACTTTTTGTCCTTTTTTTTCCTTTTTGTACATATTCACAAAGAGCATCTGTAGCGGTTAATGCGGGGGAATACTCTCTCGTTTACTCTGAAATATATCAGCAACCTCTAGAATTATCATACTCGGTCAGATGTACTGCGGCAAAGGAGAGCAGACAAGGATTGGATTTTTACCGGGTTGATTCCATCATTACCTCTGATCATGCGGATTACGAAAAGAATATCTGGGACAAAGGGCACCTAGCCCCGGCGGCTACTTTCAGTTGTTCTAAGGAGTCACTAGTAAGAACTTTCTCCTACCTCAACTGTGCTCTCCAACACCAAGATTTAAATCGGGGGGTTTGGAGAATTTTAGAGGCCAAAGAGAGACAATTGGTAGCAGAATTTCATCAGGTCGACGTTCTCATTAAACTAGATTTTTCAGGGTCTCCTGAAAAATTAAGTACGGGAGCAACAGTTCCAACTGGTTTTTGGAAAATCCTAACCATCGACAAGAAAGAAAAAATAACTTATTATTTTCCAAATCGTAAGCCGGCCTTTACAGATCCTAAAAAATTTCAAATAGCAAATTAAAAAATTTGAAACCTTGTTGGTGATTCAATATATAAAGAAAGTTAAAACAAAAAACAAAAAAAACAATGACAAAATCCCTGCTTACGCTCGCTCTCATTTCCATCCTAAGCTCCTGCGGTCCTGTAGTAGAAACTACAACTGATGAACCGGCAGTAGTTGAAGAAACCACTCCAGTTGACACTACAACAGAAGCTACCGCCCCTGTTGATACAGTTTCAGCTCAATAAGATTTCTTCTCTTCAACCCAGCTTCGGCTGGGTTTTTTGTGATTAATTTACAAATTTGAACTTATGCATAGATCAGAAGTGATCAATCAGATTATCAGTACCAAAAAATTTAGCACCTACTTGGAGATAGGAGTAAGATGGCCTGAGGATTGTTACGATTTAATTCAATGCGAAGAGAAATCTGGGGTCGATCCAGGTCTAGAAAATCCTGAAAATCCGGTCAAGTATCCGTTTACCTCTGATGAATTTTTTTCCAGGCTAGAAAATAATCTGTTGGATTTACCTCCTGATTATGAGTGGGATCTTATTTTTATCGACGGATTACACCTTTCTTACCAGGTAGAAAAAGACATCTTAAATTCTTTGAATCACTTGACAGAAGAGGGAGTTATAGTTCTTCATGATTGTGATCCTTTTATGTATGAAGTAAATTACATTCGGGTCATCGAAGATTATCTTGGAGTAGCATGGAATGGAACAGTTTGGAAAACTATCTATAAGTTAAAGGCAACCAGGCCAGATCTGAATATTTGTACTGTTAATACCGACGAAGGTGTTGGACTGATCAAAAGGGAAAGCCAAGAGCTCGTTCCTTTCGATAACCCATATTTTGAGTATAAAATTTTCCAGCAAAATAGAACCAGAGATTTGAATTTAATTTCCCCTGAAAAAATATCTTCCTGGATTTTAGATTGAAACTTAAAATCCATCGAAAACTAATTCAGATTAGGCCGTATAATTTGAAAATTCATCCCATTGAAAACATTTCAAAAGCCCTCACAAGCCATCAAGTGGGCTAAGGAAAAATTGATCGATCACGGATATGTCGTACAGACCGAGAGATGGCAGGGTATACCTTCCCCTGACGACATGTGGGAAACCTTAAATACTTCTTTCTCTATGTTTGTCCCCCACACACTCGAAGAACTACGTGATGAGGTCAGACCTAATCTTCCCTGGGCGGACGATCATTTTGAAGAAAGAATCGGGGGCCAGCCGCTGAATCCACCTCCTTCTAACGAATGGTGGCCTTTCAACCAAAAGAAGAATTCCCAATTCAAAACAGAGGAGAAATTTTCTCACACTTATCCAGAAAGACTCTGGCCTAAATTTGCATCAGAAGAACCCAATTCGACCATGTTTGGCATTAGGTACAACTACGGTGACTTTGGTGATGTGATTGATTTGTTGGCAAGAGAACCTTTCACTAGACAGGCTTTTCTGCCCCTGTGGTTCCCGGAAGACACTGGATCTGTCCACGGGGAACGAGTTCCTTGTACAATCGGCTATCATTTTATGAGAAGAGCGGATTATCTACACATCGTGTATTACATCAGGTCCTGTGACTATCTCCGCCACTTTAGAGACGATATCTATATGGCTTGTCGGAAAGTTTTTTGGGTTCTAGAAAAATTGAGGGAAAGAAATCCCGAATCCTGGGGCGAGGTTAAACCTGGATTTTTTACCATGCACATCACTTCTTTGCATTGTTTCAATAAGGAGAAAGAAGTTCTAAGACAAAATAATAAATAAAAAAATTATGATCTCTCTAAATCACATTTTACCGGATAGAAACGGGATAGACTTTACCAGTCATTTTGACGAGGAAAGGGAAATTGTAATTAAGTTTATAGATTCTCACACAAGATTGTGTTATTGGGGTGACATAATTAATGTTTTTCCCAAATGTTCATACTGGGTAGCATATAGCGGTAGAATCACAAAATTTATCACTTTTGTAGTAGAGGATTTGCAAACTGGAGAAATCCTACTCGAAGTTTGTGATTACTCAGATACTTTTAGGCATGATATAAGAAATTTGGACCCAAAGAACAGGTTGAAAAATATAGGAAGTAATCTTTCAAAAAAAGACTTAGTAACAGGGCTTGTACTTTGGGAGATTTTTTTAAGTGGGGAATACAACCACGAACATTGTAAAGTGGAACCTGGAGATGTTGTTGTTGATATTGGGGCAAACATCGGTTTCTTTTCCTTTTTTTCGATTACAAAAGGAGCTGCACAAGTTCACTCGTTTGAACCAGACCCCAAGCTATCAAGTTTTATTCAAACAAACTTCGGTGATTTGCCAATTCATGTCCACAATTTAGCTGTGTGGTCGGAAAAAAAGGATTTGAAACTAAATATTCATGAGTCAAGTGTTTTGAATTCAGTTTCTGTTTCGTTCGATCACACCGATGAAAGTGTTTTTTGTCAAGGAGTTGTCCTGGAAGAATGGGCAAAAGAAAATGAGGTAAAAATAGATTTAAAAATAGACTGCGAGGGAGGTGAATGGGAAATTTTTCCAAACATGAGCTCTGAATTTTTAAAGTCTATACCAAAGATAGTTTTGGAATATCATATTCATCCTCCGGATCAATTATTGCTTATCTTTTCAGAAAATGGATTTCAAACACACCACACTGGAAATATGATCTGGGCTTGGCAGAATAAAAAGATCTTGTCTTAGCATGAATTCTGATAATTTAATAGGAGAAAAAATATCAGATAAAAAGTTCTGTGTCATCATAGATGCATATCCCCAAACCACGGAGGAACAAGAAATTCTTCTGGCCAATCTAAAAATTTTTCAACAAAATGAGATAGACGTTCTTTTAACTAGCCACCATCCATGTACTCCCGAGATTATTGAAAACACTACTTATTTTATTTTTGAAAGGAAAAACAATTATCATTTCCTTGATTCAGACATTCTAAATTACAATCTAGAGGGAATACAAAATCCAGTTTACCTGAAATACATTCAAATAGGAAATGAAATGTTTAGAGACCATTTGGTTGTTACCGGTTGGTCGGTTTCCATTGTCTCCCAATTTGTTAATTCGATTAAATTTTTGTGGTCAAAGGGATATGAATTTGCCTTTTATTTTGTTGGAGATTTCAAATGTCCGGATAATATTCAACAAAAATTCTCTGAAATTTTTTCGAATTTAGGGGAGCACAAAAATTACTTTATAAAAAATAATCCAAATTTTAGTAGCTGGTATTGCCCACACCTTTTTGGGTTTACTTTGGACGAAAGTTTGATTCAAAAAATTCCAAATCTCGATTTTTCGGATAATTCCAATTTTCAAAAGATTTTTCCCAATTGTGGTCTTGAAGATGTGATGCTAAAACTTTTTGGCGGGGATAATAATCTAGTTGATGAACATTCCGAGATGGATAAATTTTTCGGATTCGGAAATTGGAATACAGTAAGTTCGATCATAAAACCTGGGCCAAGCGCTTTACATTTCACCACAACTTCTTCACTATTCTGGAAGGAAGATCTATCGGATTGTTATTTACTTTTAAATGTTGAACCAGGTTGCCCTTGTAATGAAGTCAGCTTCTCCATTAAGATTATTACTGAAAATTCAGAAGAAATTTTCCATCGCGAAATAATTCTAGGAAAGGGAGGGTGGTACAAAGAAAAATTGAATGATTTGTTTGTAGATGGGGACTCTGTAGTTTTCACAAAAAAATTACATAATATAGAAGATGAAACATGTCAATTCACAGATTCTATAAAAATTAAAAGAGAAAACTTGTCTAAATATGCTTTGGTAAAAAATTACTATAAAATCGAATGAAAAGAAAAGAAATAAGTGTTATAATGCCGGTCTACAATTATGCTTATTTTTTAGATCGTGCTTTTTTTTCCGTTTACGTGCAAAAAATCGACTGCAATATTCATTTTATAGCCTGCGATGACTGTTCTACAGATCAAAGTCTGGCTATTTTACACAGATTAAAAAATTTTGAAAACGAAAATTTTAAAATTTCGATATTTTCCAATAAAGAAAACAAAGGATTTATAGAAACCGTTATTTTTCTTCTCAAAAATTGTTCAACTTCTTATGTTGCTTATATAGACCCAGATGATTATTGGATAGATCCATATAAACTAAAAAAACAATTTGATTTTTTAGAAAATAATCCTGATTTTTCTCTCGTTAGCACTGGATATTTGATTAGTGAAGGAAGAAAATTGGTTCCCTCGGCGGATGGGAGCTTTTGGATTGCTGCTATGACAGAGTATAACTCCGTTTTACATCCAATTAGTGACGGAGAAATTGACAAAAAACTTTTACATCATAGTAACTTGTGCTACTCATCATCAAGATTTTTTAGAAATTTCACTGACATTGATTTAAGTTATGTTAAAAATAAGCATTTCATAGATTGGGCTACCAATTTTGAATTATCTCTTCGCGGTAGAATAGGATATCTTGATTATCCATCATTTGTTTATGAAAAAAAAGAAGATTCAATGTCATCTAAAGCTCAAACTGAAATAACAGAAAAAGATTTAGATGAAATTAAATCGATTTTCAATCAAAAATTTCATAATTTTTAAATTTTTTAAGAATGAAAAATATTCAATTATTCAAACCTAAGTTCAGAACATCAGAAATCTGGGAACATATGCAAGAGTGTATGGAAATAGGATGGACAGGTTTAGGTTTTAAAACTCAGCAGATTGAAGAAGAATGGAAAAAATACACCGGATTTAAGCATGCGCATTTTCTAAATTCGAACACCTCTGGTTTGCATCTTGCCTTAAAAATTTTAAAAGACGCCAATAAATGGAAAGAAGGAGACGAGATTATCACGTCCCCCTTAACTTTTGTGTCTTCAAATCACGCAATAATGTACGAAAGACTGAGACCAATCTTTGCAGACGTAGATGAATTTCTATGTCTGGATCCAAAATCAGTAGAATCAAAAATCACCAAAAAAACCAAAGCTGTTTTATTTGTGGGAATTGGGGGTAATGCCGGGAGGTTCGATGAAATAGTAAATTTTTGCCAACGCAAAGGCCTTAAAATTATTTTAGATGCCGCACATATGGCTGGAACCTGGATAAAAAACAAAACAGAGGTTGGTGTTGGTTACTCGAAAGATCATGTTGGTTTAGATGCTGATGTTTCTATTTTTAGTTTTCAGGCGGTCAAAAATCTTCCGACCGCAGATTCGGGAATGATCTGTTTCAAGAATGAAGATTATGACGTATTAGCCAGAAAATTATCTTGGCTTGGAATTTCTAAAGACACTTACCAAAGATCACACGACAAAGGAAGTTATAAATGGGAATATGATCTCGTTGATGTTGGTTTCAAATATCATGGTAATTCTATGATGGCTTCGATGGCTTTAGTTGGTTTGAAATATCTTGAAGAGGATAACACCAGAAGAAGAGAAATCTGCCAAATGTATGAAAAGTCATTTCAATCTGCAGGCATCCAGTCAGTTAAAGTTTCTCCGTACACAGAACTTTCTTCTAGGCATTTGTATCAAATTGTTGTGGAAGAAAGAAACAAAACTATGGAATTTTTAAATATTCGTGGGATATATCCAGGAGTTCATTATCGTGATAATACCCATTATGATATGTACAAATCACAATTTGGGTTGAATCCGAATTCATTGAACCTGAGCGAGAAAATTATTAGTTTACCTTTACATTTATTTTTAACCGATGATGATATTGAATTTGTGATTCAAAACGTTATCGAATCACAAAAATAACATTTATGACCATTCGCGAATTTCAGAAGGGAGATGAAGCTGGATTACTGGAAATCTTGAAGGAGACCTGGTACATCACAGAAATACAAGAAAACGTTTTATCTGAATGGATGACAAATAATTACAATTTTGTTGCGGTTGAAGAACAAGAAATCATAGGAACAATTACACTCCATCTCCAAAGAAAATTAATCCGAAATGGCGGGTTAGCAGGATTCATTGAAGATGTGGCGGTGAAAGAAAAATTTAGAGGTAATAAAATTGGTTTTTTATTGGTTCAAAAAGCTTTGGAAAAAGCCAGGGATCTTGGATGTTATAAGGTTATTCTATCCTGTTTCGATGAGAGAATTAATTTCTATGAAAGATGTGGATTTTTCAGGGAGTGCAATACTATGAGAGTGGATCTTTAAAATAAAAAAAATGAACAATTCATACAACTTAAATTTAGATGGTATCATGGATGGACATCTAAAAACTTTATATAGAGGAATTATAACTGAAAAATCCCCATTTGATTACGTAATGTATCAAATGATAATTAATGAAATAAGACCCGATTTGATAATAGAAATAGGGACTAATTATGGAGGATCGTGTCTGTATTTGGGTGATATTTTAAATAATATAGGTAAAGGTATGGTTCATACTGTGGATATTCAGGATGAAACTTTTTTATCAAATTCCGAAGAAAAGAGGGGTTTGATTAATCGACATCCAAGAATTCAGAGATTCTTGGGAGGTTATCAAGAATACAACTTGGATTATGCATCCTCATTTAAAAAAATTATGTTGATTGAAGATGGGTCACACAACTATAACGATGTTTTGTCTGTGATGAATAAATTCAAAGATTTAATCAGCGAAGATTCCTATATGATCGTTGAAGACGGAACTGTGAATTGGATGGGCATCGAAAAAAACTATGACGGAGGTCCTCTTAGAGCGATAGAAGAATTTTTACCACAAAATCCACAATTCGAAATAGATAGAAAATGGTGTGATTTTTATGGTTACAATGTCACTTTTAATCCAAATGGATATTTAAAAAAAATTAATTTTTAAAAGAATTATGAAAAAATTAGTTTTAATTAGTTCTCATTGTGATTCAGAAGAAAAAAGAAAAGTTCTAAAAATTAATTTGGAACTTTTAAGGCAAATAGACACATCTATTTTGCTTTATTCGTCTATTCATCTGGAAAGAGACATTCTAAACTTAGTTGATTTTTATTTTTTCAACCCAAATAACCCATTAAAAGAGGATTCTTCTAACCTTTTTTGGAAAGAAGAATTTTTTGGAGCGAAAAAAATTAAATTTTACAGATTTTGGAGAAATAACCGTTTTGCTGGGTTTTCTCAGGTTCTGAAATTAGTTCAACTTGCAAGGATTCTAAATTATGACATGAATTATTTTATGCTATATGATTTGGTCATCGATAATCAAATTTTAAATTTCATCAAATACAAAAACCAAGAATCTTTTTTTGCTTTTAGAACAACCGAAAATGGAAAAAAATTAATTAATGATTGTGCTTCCCAATTTTTTTCCGTCTCACAATCAAAATTAGAAAATCTAGAATCTGAATTTATTTGGGAAAGATGTTTGGAGTTTGATTGTGCGGAACACTTTTGGGCAGATCTTGCCCAAAAAATTAATGTTTCAATTAACAGGGATTTTATTATCGAAGATCATATTTACACTTTTCGTAATTGGCACGAAGATTTTTACAATTATTCTCCCTGGCAGGAATTCAAAATTTATTTCTCCAAAAATGTTGGCACCGCAGATCCCCAACACTGTTTGGTTTACGATGTGAAACAACCCTTGGAAATCTTTATAAGAAAGGATAACGATATCCAAAAGATGACAATATCAGAGTTCCAACAATTTGAGATTGATCCTAGTTTACAAAAATTCGAGTTTTGGAGAAATGGTAAAATTTTTGACGTTTTGGATCAAGCCGAAAAGTTTCCAGGAGGAGGATGGGAATTTGTATGAAAAGAGCTTTTATTACACATGCCACTGAAAATTATCTAGACATAGCCAAAAATTTAGCTACAAGTATAGAACTCTTCTCTAAATTTCCTATTATTGTTTGCGGTGTAAATTGCTCTCCTGATGCGTCCCTTTTCTTTAAAGGACTGGAAAAAGTTATCTTTAGAAATTTAGATCTAGAACTGGATGAAGACTACCTAGATAATTTTACTCATCAAGCTAATGGTAATTTTTACGTTACCAGAGAAAATCCAAAAATTTATAAAATTTTATGTGCTAAGACTATGGCTATGCAGCTGGCTTTAGAAGAAGGTTTCGAAGAGCTCTGCTACTTAGATTCGGATTGTATAGCTTCTCCTATAATCGACGAAATGTTCGATTGGATGCCCATCGTAAAAGACTACCCAGTTTGCACGGAGGGCATTCATCAATATATGATCATAGTCGAGCCAAATGGGTTTGAAAGAGGAAATCCATTTGAAGGGTGCTGGCCAAAGGCCGATTTAACCAAAACCCTAGAATGGCCTTTAATGCAATTTTTAGAAATGCCTGCGGAATCTAGGGGAACCTACAGAACAACCAACGTTATACTCTGTAATTCATCTTGTTTGAATTTTGTTAAAACATGGAGGGAATTCTGTTTTCTGCTTCCCAAATTGAAAATTAGTTTATCTAGGGTTGCCGCTTTTCACGAAGAGACAATCTACAACGTTTTATCGTGGAAAAAAACCAACGAAGGATTTCCACTATGCTATATAAATTTAAGAGATGGGATCAACACGGTTTGTCATTTTTATGAAGAGGGACATCCAGGATTTTCCACCTGGATGTCGGAGGAAAATAAGGACTATTCTCTTAATTTTTATAGAATTCCTCCTTCTAAAAGGGACATCAAGGTTCTCCACGGCGAGAAAAGACCGGAAGAATTTCTGAAAATTTTAGATTATTTGAAACATCTCCAGCAATCTAATTATTTTAACACTTTATAACATGGATCTTTCTTTGGTTGTTCACACGTGTGATTCGTACCATCAGTTTTGGTTTGGTATGTTGTATTCCTTAGACCTGTACTGGGATTTTGAAAAAATCCCTGTTTATTGGGCATCCGAAGAACGGAATGTCAAGGATTTTGAACTTTCGTGCAGGGGTCACCTCTTCAAGCCTAACTCCGCGATGCAAAGCATTTTGACCGGAAAGACGGATAAAAATGGATTTTCCACCAGAATGAAAAAAACCTTATCCGAAATTACCTCAAAATGGATCATTTATCTCCAGGAAGATATGTGGCTAAAATCTTCTTTTCCCTATCCCGTTTTAGAACAACTTTTGCTGTTCGCAGAAGTCCAAAAGGCGGAATCCATCAAGATTCACACCAAATTACACTATTACGATGCCTACCGCCTAGATCCTACCCCTTACGTCATTAACAAGGTTAGGATCATGAAGCACAGTCAAGGAGAAAATTATCTCCACTCTCATAATGCAACTATCTGGAATAGAGAGTACTTAATCCAAAACATTGTTGATGGAGAAGATCCCTGGACAAACGAGGTTGAAGGGTCTAAAAGAATGAGCAGCAAAGTTCACAATCATTATCACTATAACGTCCACTGGTATTCCCAGCCTGGAGTTTGTGATAAGGGCCAACCTTCAGCAGAGTATTACCTTATGGGTCCTATTTTAGATGACCTAATGAGCATGAAATTATCGTCCGAAAAATTTTAAAAATAAACAGCATGCAAATCCCCCCTAAAAGAATCAGAAAGCCAGAGGATTCTCTGATGAAACATTATCAGGAACAATACGTCAGAAATCAAAACAAGTGGATTCGAAGATCCAAACTCTTGCCAGAACACTTAGATCAAGAATTTCTATTGGAAGGTGAAAAATACTGTCTTCGGGGTAGTACCAGTCCCGTTCAAGTTGTGGTTGAAAAAAAATCCACCTCCGAATACTTTATCATGTCCATTGATCCCGTTACAAAATCAATTTTAGGAGAGCCAGAAGTTGAAGATTAAGATTCTTACCACCTCGCCCAGAACACATCTGGAAGTTTGTTCCCTTATTAATCTTCATAAGGTTGAAATCTTAGAAAACAAATTTGATGAAGAAGGATTTTATAGTTTTTTTTTACTAGAAAGTCTACCTATCTACGTTGATGATTTTATTCTAATTCCCGACATAAAAGTTCACTGGAACAAGGAAATCCAGTAAAAAATGAGTCCTGATGCAGATATATAATCTCAGTTATGGAAACTCAAAAACCGATTTCAGAGATCATCAGGGAGGTTTTACAGGATGAATTAAACTCTATGAGGGAAAGATCTCCAGGCCACGATCTAAGGATCATCCAGATCAGCATGGAGGAACTCAAAGCAGCTCAGTCTGAAATGAAAAAAGATCTCTCGGAGCTAAAGAAAAAACTTCTGGATCCAGATGATGGTGTGATCGTCAAAGTAAACGAAAACACCAAATTCAGACTAGAACAACAGAGACAGAAGGAGAAAGATGAGGTTGAATACCGGAACCTCTTACTAGAACACTCTGACCTCATGAAGTGGAAAGGGGGGATCACCAAAGCTATGTGGATCTTTTTCACCACTTTGGTTGGGATTTTAGCAAAAATCTTTTTCCTATCTGATACAAATTAAAAAAACACCATGTCAAATCCACAAACAGTTGCTCCAGACCCTAAACACACCACCGACGATAATTTCGTCAAGTGGTACGATCAAAGGGCTTACAGTTCGAAAGTTGGCTCTCTGGGTATGAAGCAGGCCACGGTTGGTAAGCTCATGAAGTTTGAAGAGTTCAAAAAGACTTTCTCGAGCCTCCAATCTAAATAATTTTTCTTTACAATTTCTTTCAATACCCTTGAAAAATTGAAATTTTTTGAATTTTTGGGCTATAAACAGGAGTTCATTAAAACAAATTTAACATGAAATTAAAATTGGAGTATGTTTGGTTAGATGGATATCAACCCGAACCAAATTTGAGATCAAAAGTAAAGATTTTCGATTATACCCCGTCAAATCTGAACACTCTTTCGCCCCAACACGCAAAACCTAGACCAGAAGAACTTCCAGAATGGTCTTTTGATGGAAGTTCCACCCGGCAGGCTGAAGGTAATTTCTCAGATTTGATTCTAAAACCAGTGAGGGTTTATGCAGATCCTCTCAGAATGGGCTTTTGCTATCTCGTAATGTGTGAGGTTCTAAATCCAGACCGCACCCCACATTCTTCCAATACTAGAGCCTTGATCGGAAAGGATTCTCATGCTCTTTGGTTTGGGTTTGAGCAAGAGTATGTGCTCAGGTGGTTCAATAAAAATAGTAATCGGCCGGTAGGATTTGAAAATTTCAACCCACCCGAGTCTCAGGGCAAGTATTATTGTTCAGTCGGTCATCCTTATTCCGCTGGCAGAAATATTTCAGAGGAACATTTGGATGCCTGTCTTTCTTGTGGCATTCAGATCACAGGCACCAATGCCGAAGTGATGCTCGGTCAGTGGGAATATCAGGTTTTTGGCCAGGGAGAACAGACGGCCGCAGATGATCTTTGGATATCTAGATTTTTGCTCATGAGAATTGCAGAAAATTACCAGATCAAAGTTGACTTTCACCCCAAGCCCATGGGAGCAGAGGAAGATTGGAACGGATCAGGAATGCACACCAATTTTTCAAATAATAGAATGAGAGAAACAGGAGGGGAAGAATTTTTTAACAGCATTTGTCAAGTGCTGGAAAAAACCCACGATGTTGCTATTTCCCTCTATGGATCGGACAATCATCTGAGACTTACCGGCAAGCACGAAACCCAAAGCATTTCGAAATTCAGTTGGGGTGTAAGTGATAGAGGAGCATCAATCAGAATACCCATTTCTACCTCTGATAAGTGGTTGGGTTATCTTGAAGACAGGAGACCAGGATCAAATGCGGATCCTTATAAAATCACCAAATATCTCTCCAACTCTCTCGAGGAATTAGAATAAACTAAATTCATGTACGATTCCCACCCGCCGTTCAAAGAAGCACTTCAGTTCAAAGATAAAGACAGATTTTGGGAACTCTTCCGTGAAAAGATTACCGAAGCTGTAGAACAAAGGTATAATTTCGCAGTTCTTTTTACGATGGGTCAAGATTTCAACACGGATGGTCCCAGCTATTCCGTAATCATTGAGAAAAAAGACTATGAAAAATTCCTTGTCAACTGCCAACTCTGGAACGAAAGGACTGAAAATTACGAGGCGTGTGGGCAAATAAAAAAAACTTTACAACTTCTAAAAAAATGGAAAACTCAGGATTTAGACTAATCAGTTCACACTACTTGAACGATATGAGAATAGAAAAGGGTGACATCTTAAGAGAGAAATCTTCCCAAAAAACTGTCAAGGTATTGAATGTACTTAAAAATAATGAAGGGAAAGTGGAGTTACTGGTGGAATATAATGCTCCAGGCTCTTTTGGAGTGCCCTTTCAAAAATCGCCGGATAGCTTTCAATTTCTGACCTAAAAAATTCTGGCAAGAAAGATTGCTGTAAATTGTCTTTTGCACTTTAAACTCAGAAAATTCATTCTGGTCAAAACATATATACTTCTGAATCAGAAATGAAAAATCATCAGAATATAGACCGATTGAATAGGGCTTTAGAAGTCTATAGTGACATCGTAAAATTTGGCGAGAAAAGTCTTGCCTTTTCCCAGCGGGAAGAATGTATTAAAGTTTTAGAAGATTTCGAGGAATATGAAAAATGTATGGATCTTCATCAGATCCACCCAGTAGAGCGCACCCAGTCTAAACTGAAAAAAAATGATTCAGAATTTGAAAACCGAACCGAGGATAGAGCGTAAGGTGTACGAAAAAGCCTTATCTAGAATGGAAAAAATGGGCAGCAGCGCCATTAACCATCCTCATCTTCTCGAAAAGAGAGAAGACATTAAAGCTAGTTTGTTGAGATACTATGAGTCGACAGAGGAGTATGAAAAATGTCAGTACATCACAAACTTTTTCGCCAAGCTGGAGAAAGATATTCTACTCAGTCAAATTTTAACCTTGACCAAAGAATCAAAAACCGAGAAATAATTAGCCGGGATAGAAACAGTTTTAAGATTTACACTACAGTAAAAAAATTTATTCATGAGTCAAATTTCACTCAAGGACCTAGCCGAAAAATTCTCAGAGGAAATCTGGTCTTTACACGGTCAAGGTTTTTCTCATACTGAGATAGCCAAAAAATTGGTTTCCGAAAAATTTCTAAATCTGGGCACTTCGGCCATTGATTCTTTTAGAAGAGCAATCTCTGCCAAGCTGTCAGAAGAATTACCGGAAGATGTTCTAAGACAATCGATCGAGGAAAAATTCAGGCAGGAGGAAATTCCTCCTTCTATGGAATTAGAAATCGACAAAGAGGAGGAAAAAATAGCCCGGTCTGCCTACAAAAAATACAAGCACAACACCAACTACTACTATGATGAGGCAAAAGATCTCTATATAGTGTACATCAAGAACAAAGCCTATCGATTTACCGGCACCATCATTAGGGACATGAAATCCCGTTATTCTTCTCTGACCGGCAGTGCAGAAACCATCAACGAAATCTGTCGGAATTTCGAAATACCTAGAAACATATTTACCGCCCTTAAATCTATTCTGGGCTGGACCCACGACTCCGAACCCTATACCGACGAAGAAATGTTCGTCCGAGACGAGGAAGAGATGGTTTCAGATGCTCTACAAAAAAGAAAATTTTCATTCTTCCAGAAATACACCCGGCAAGAGGAAAAAATGATCAAAGAGGCAGCCTCAAATTGGTGGGCTTTTAAGGGTCTGGTTATCAATCCTTTGGCCGAAAAATTATCCCAGGTTTTTGCCCAGTACGAGGTTCCTAAATTGACCCTGCCTCCCGGAGAACCTCATTCCCTCGTTATTTCTCCCTTTGATCTGCACTACGGGAAATATGCCTGGTCAGGAGAGGTGAGGGATGAATACAACCGTCAAATGGCCCGGGATTTATTACTCGGAAAAACTGCCTCCATCTTGTCCGATGTTGTTAAGTATCAGATTGAGAAAATTATTATTCCTGTAGGATCCGATTTTTTTCATGTTGATACCCTCGGTGGAACCACGACCAAAGGCACACCTCAGGACTGCGATGGTACTTTTATCCAGATCATGGTGGAGGGCCAGCAACTGATGGTAGAATTCATCGATATCCTGAGAGGGGTGGCTCCCGTTGAGATTTTATTAACTGCGGGCAATCACGACTTCAAACTTTCTCATGTTCTTTTGGAGTATTTGGGAGCCTATTATAGGAGCTGTGAAGATGTAGAGGTGATTAAATGTCATAAATTCCGTCAGTACTACGAATACGGTGAAAATCTCATGGGATTCACGCACGGTGACGGAACCAAACTTTCAGAGCTTCCTTACCTTATGGCCAGAGAAGCTCCTGATTTTTGGTCCAGAACCAAACACAGATTCTTCTTTACTGGACACCTGCATCATGAGATGGTGAAGGACTTCAATGGGGTGAAGGTTTATCAAATGCCGAGTCTGTCTGGTTCTGATAGATGGCATCACCAACACGGGTTTGAAGGATCCAATAGAGCTCTTCAAGCCTATCTGATTCATCCCTCCGAAGGCATGAAAATAACTTTTGTTGCCTCAGTTTAAAAAAAAATAAACAAGTGGAAGAAACTGGAATTTATCATCTGGATCTGATCAGTACCTGTCAGGTCAACCCCGAATCTTTGGCGAGGTTCTTACAAAAATTGAAAAAATTAGACATTCCCCCTGAGATGAAAGAAGCTGTTTCCGAGTCCTCTGTTATTGGTAAGTCTGGTAAATTGGAGATCTACATTGATGAAGGTGAAATCGAGATGTCCAATGCAGAGGAGTTTTTTGAGTGTGTCACAAAGGTGGAAAAAGAACTGTGCGAATTTGCAGACCATTCTAAAATCATTTGGACTTACAATTTTCCATTCTATTCCAAAGGATGGAAAAAAAATAAATACGAATGGGAAATTCAATTTGAGGAGAAAGACGATTTCTACGAGGACATGGATCTGAACATTTGGACCGAGGATTAGGCATGGACAATCCTCTTTCTTCAGGACCCTCCAAAGGGTATTTCAGAATCATGTCCAATAAAAACAGGTTATCGGATCTACAAAAAATTCAAAACTCCCGTCTAAGTTCCCAAGAATTCAAGAAAAATCCCTGTCAATTCCCAACTTCAGTTTATGTGATCAACCTTGACAGAAGAGAGGATAGATGGGAGAATTTCATGAAATTGAATCAGAACTCTTTGGCCAATTTTCAGATCACCAGATTTTCTGCCCTAGAAAAAAAATCCCCAGTAGATGGAATTTTTGCCTCCTTCTCAACTTGTCTGACTGAGCATCTAAAGGATGAAGAAACCATTATTATTATGGAAGATGATTCGTATCTCGTTGCAGGAGCTATGGATAAAATTCGTTTAGCTTTTGAAGACCTGCCTGAGGATTGGGATTGTCTTATCGGGAACCACTATTTTATAGGCAGGATCGAGATCTTAACAGACCATCTAGCAAAACCATTGGGCACAGCCTCGACCCTGAATTTTGGGATATTCAGAAGAACCATTGTTGACAAGATAGAAGCGAATATCGAGAAGAGGGACACAGTTGTTGGTATAAAAGATTTTGACCATTTCGTTACATCACCTGAAACAAATATTCACAATTACACCATTTGGCCCATGGTAACCCGGGAATTTCTGTCAATGTCGGATCATCACCAGAAAGTTAGAAACATGGAAGCAAGAATTAGAGAAAATGCATTTCTTTACCAGTTCATTGATAGCGATACGTACTACCCCAGTCTAGAAAACTGGTAGTCTACATGAAAAGTGTGCACTATCTTGTGGATATATAGACCGACCCCCTCGTTATACATTAAAACAAGGGCTTTCAACAGAAATCTCAAAGTTAGAACAAAAGAATGAAAAAAATGAAATATCTCAAATCTTTTAGGGACTTGTATGAAAATACACCAAAATCGAACTCAGAGAGGGGGAAGGAATCTTTTGACAAATGGATGGATTCCGAAATTAGAAGCTCTTTTGGATCCACCATCACTTCCGATTCGGGATTAGTTTCAGCTTCTAAAGCTTCTGATACTGAATCTCCTGTATCGGGAGAATTAATTCTGCCCAGTGCCCCTGCTAATCAAAAGCAGGCAATGCAAGAGCTCGTAGAAGCTCTCAATAAACACGGTCTCACAAACCCTTACGTCCAAAGAGCGGTCTTGGGAGTTGTGAATAAAGAAAGCGGGTTCAACCCCAGCGTTGCTGAAATTTCTTATAGAAACACACCGGCTAGTAGGATTAGAGATGTTTTCGGACGGAGGGTCAAGGATCTAACAGATGCTCAGATTGAAGAATTAAGAAAGGATGATGCTAAATTCTGGGATAGAGTATACGGCGTAGATTGTCCAACTAGTACGGGTAAGGATCTAGGCAACGATCAGCCAGGTGACGGCTGGAAATATCGAGGTAGAGGATACAACGGGCTCACAGGGAAAGCAAACTACCGAGTATACACAGACTTACTCAAAAAAGCTGGAACTAATGTTGATCTAGTAGCTAATCCTGAAACTTTAGAAAAGAATTCAAAAATTGCCGCCGAAGTAGCAGCCCTCTTCTTTAAGATCACTTTGAACAACCCAACTATCAAGGAGAAGTATTCCAACTCCAACGAGAACGATTTTCAAGATTTAAAAACTGCAGTTAGAGCAGTTAACAATGCCAATGCGGGTCCAGGAAATAATGTAGATGCCGGAATTATCGGAGAGGGTACCAGAAAAGCTCTAGATTTTGCCCAAAACATTGAGGTCAAAGACTTATCTACTACCGCCTAATTTTTTTATTCGAAGTATCAACTATTGGAGGAATTTTTCTATATTTGGGGTCTAAACCAAATTCTCCATGCAACTAATTACTCACAACTTCAGACGTAGAATGCAAAAATTGTCTATCTATTTGCTCAGGCGTCTAGACTCCACCAGCGACCGCAAAGAATCACCTTTGCCCCACGAGGCGCAGTGTGTCATGCTGTGTAAAAAGCTGGCTAAAATGTCAGACTCTATTCTCTTAATGACACCTTTGACCGACAAAAGATTTTTAAAAAACGAGAGGTTAAAGATTTATGTTATTATGGACTCCAACCAGGTCCAAATTATAGACAATATCCACAGCTACTCCGTTACCCTTCGGGAAAGAGCTTGGCAGAGATTAATTCATTCTTATAATTTGGAAATTGAAGAAAGAAGGCATTCTCTAGAGGCTGACATCACCGCTAATATCCGTTATTCACTTAAAAATCTCCTTGATGAAATCACCCAAAAACACTAAAAATCACAATTTTACCCTTTTTCTAAGCCTGGGTTTTTTGCTTTTCTTTATTTTTTGTTTCTTCAGCATTTATTTTATTTATAAAGTTGCCACCTCTGATTTTTTTAGATCCAGCTCCACACAGGATATAGAAGGAACAGTAATTCATGAAATAAAAAAGGAAGAACCCCCTATAAAAACAACAGATACTATTTACATTACCAAATTGGTGACTGAAAAATGTGGAAAAATACATTGTCAGCACATGGACACAACAATAGAGAAAAGCTCAATCCAGGATTCACTAAAACCATAAACTCATGAAACTAAAACACAAAAAATTTTATTTGCTCCTCCTTTCTTCAGTAATTTCTTTCGTAACCTCCACGATTTTATTGATAGGACTTGGAATTATCCTTTATGATTTGTTAACCAAATAGTATGAAAAAAAGTAAATTTGGTCCTTTTAAGGACAATCGCCCATTTAGTGCAAAAGCTAAAGACTTTGGACAATCTCTCCTATTTTGGAAGGGTAGAAAGAAAGGTATAGTACATACTCGTGATTTGGAGTGGGATGATATTCGTTATATTTTCTTTCCTAAAGATTTTTCTGAAAAGTATGGGTATTTAGGTTCTGTACCTGATTACAATAACTGTAATAAAGCTATGGTCCCATTAGTTTTGGCTATGGACTATGAAGCAAAACCTTGGTGGTGTCCTCGTTGGTTTCTTAGATTTCTCGATGTGTTTGGTAACGATAAATCTATTGTAAGGGTTCGTAATAGGGCACTACATAATTTACATAGAAAACTAACCAAAGGAATTACATTTGTAGATTATAAAACAAAGTGGGAATGGTATGATTTAAGAATCTCAGTTGCTGCACCTCAATACATTCAGGACCTTGCTGATTCCATTGAAGATTATTACTATCGAAAAGGTTACAAAAAAGATTTAACCGAACAAATCAAAAAAATTGAACCGGATTTCAATAAGTGGATGAGTAATGAGGATTTGGCAAAATATCTAGAAATTCATAAGATGAATAAAATAAAAAGAATTAATGACCAAATTAATGGAAGCACTGAACATTCCTGAGTTAGTTCCCGTGGGATTGGTTTCAAATTTCTTTGACGGCCAGTTGTTAGAGAAATGCGGGGAATCTCTTCAAATCCAATCGGTTTCTGGCCGGGATGTGGTTCTTGTGTCTGATTTGGAAAAAGTTTTGCCTTCTGAATATTTTCTGTCTTTTGTGGAGAAGATTCAGAGGGAAACTTTTTTTAATGGATAGGTTCGATTTTTTGTGAATTAATTTTAGAATTTATTCTTATATTTGGGGAATGAGAAACGTACTAGAAGATTATAAGGAAAGGGGCCTGCTCCACTCCCAGTCCCATCCTCGCTTTCCGCTGACAATTTGGAACTACAGCGAAAAGGTTCAATACGATGGATTATGGGACGATGTGACCCTTATGTGTAGAGGTCTTATTACCGATGATGTTACCGGCGGGATCCTTGTTAAACCCTTTCCAAAGTTTTTCAACTACGAAGAAATTGTGAACAAAGGACAAATTCCAACCCAAGGAGACTGTGTGTATGTGCAGGAAAAGGCGGATGGCTCTTTAGGCATACTGTTTTACTACGAGGGTGAATGGATTATGGCTACCCGGGGTTCTTTTACCTCAGACCAGGCAATAAAGGGATTAGAGATGGTTCAATCCAAATACAAGTTGGATAGTTGGATAAAAGAATACGCGTACTTGGTTGAGATCATCTACCCGGAAAATCGTATCGTTGTAAATTACGGGGAAGAAAAAGTCATATTTTTATCTGCGGTCCCCAATAATTTTTACAAACAAACCAACGAAGAAGAATTACATTGGTCTATGGCCTGTGATGTCTTTAAGTTCAACGGTGTCTCTGATAAAGACATCACCCAAACAAAGCAGCATTTTAACTTTTCCGATCAGTTATACCGTAGTTTGAAGGCACAGAACGATGTTAACAAGGAGGGTTTCGTTCTTAGATTTCAACCTGGTAACTTTCGGATGAAAATTAAATTTGAGGAGTATCTCAGGTTGCACAGAATAATGACAAATGTTACTTCCACTTCGATCTGGGAGGTCTTGTCTACCGGAGGTGACATGTCAGCCATCCTTGTCGACACCCCCGATGAGTTTTATGGAAAGGTGACAGGATATGCCAACGAGCTGATAAGTCAATACCAGGAGGTAGAGAAGGAGTATTTGGCTATCTTCGACACCCTCAAGAGCATAAAAGATTTCAAGTGGAGAGCTAGTTTTGCCGAAGAAGCAAAAAAATACAAAAATCCTTCCCTTTTATTTAAAATGTACGATCGTAAGGAATACTCCTCATTAATTTGGAAAATAATAAAACCCCAATTTTATAAAATTTAATGAAAGTTATACTCTTAGATATTCAAAATAGTTGAGGTTGGTAATTTTTCTAAAAAATTTTGTTTTTAGTTACAAAATGTATATATTTGCACCATTATGATTTATTTACAAAAAGACAGCAACCGAGAGTTACCACATCACTTTGATGTTTCTTGTGCTATGTATGGTGCTATGGATACTGGACAGGACTTTAGACTTATTACTTATGATGATTTAATTTCCGGCAAGTTTAATAAATTAGTAACATCTAACAATTTATTTGTTGGTTCTGTTGAGTTCATGAGAGTTGTGTTTCAAATCGCTGGTGTTGAAGATCCTAGACTACCTATGAATTCCGATAGAAAACACAGCATACAAACCTTAGGGGAAATTAAGAGATTAGCACAACTAGGTCAAAAGTTTTTCATAAAACCATTTGACATAAAATTATTCACTGGTTTTGTGATTGATCAAATGCAGAACACATCAATTTCTAATGTTCCTGAAGAAACACGAGTTATGGTTTATGATGTTTTTGATCAACCAATTGAGAGTGAATGGAGATGCTATATCAACGATCACCGCATTGAATATCTAGCAAACTACTCTGGTAATCTTTATGTTTCGATTGATAGTTCGTATTTAGAAAAAATAATCCAAAACAATAGAAATACTTTTCCATCGGCCTACACAATTGATATAGGTGTTTTGAGTGGGGGTCAGAACGTAGTTATTGAATACAATGATATGTGGGCTATCGGAAATTACGGACTATCCAATGATGTATATGTTAGAATGTTAAGAAAAAGATTTAAAGAATTACTTACAAAATAAACCTTTGATATGAAAGTTATATTTTTAGATATTGATGGAGTTATGAACTCCCATATTTTTTACGAGAACCGACACAAAAAAAGGTGGTTGAAACCCAGGACTTACTACTACCTAATCAGAAAGTTTTTAGGTATTAAATCAAAACCTGTGAGTTTAGCAAATTACAAAACACCCGATAGCCATTACACTTATGAATACCAACTTAAAAGGTTGATTGAAGAGACTTGCCCCCAAAAATGGCAGTGGCTTTCTGATTTTTGTAATAGGACTGGAACTAAAATTTGTATTTCATCTGTTTGGAAACGCCATTTTGGAACGGAGAAAAACGTAATTCCCCAGTGGTGGGAACGCGCATTGGTTCATTTTGGATTTAATGAGGGAACTTTTGTTGGTATCACAGGAGGTGGGTTTGGTATGAGAGGAGAAGAAATAAAGGAATGGCTAGATAAAAGACCTGAAGTTGAGGATTATGCAATTTTAGATGATGACTCAGATATGCTTCCAGAACAAATGGATAAATTTTATCATTGCGATGGTTACTTTGGATTATCACCTAATCATTTGTATCGTATTGGTAGAGCATTTGATGGTAAAACAAACTATGGAAAATTGAATAGAACTTTACAAAATATAAACTATGAAAAACATTTTAATTAAAACATTCTCCTGCATCCTACTTGGATTAGCATTTTCAGAACTAATGAAGTTTAGTTTCTCGTTAATGAATATGCCATCTACCATTGCTTTTTTCTTCGGAGTAATAACCTTATTTATTGGTATTTATTTTTTATTTTTAACCTTACAATTCATTTTTAAACCAAAAACCACAACAAAACAAAACTAAAAAAACAAAAAACTATGGAAAACCCTTTTAAAATTGTATCAGTAGCATTGCTAGCATTAGGATTAATCATTTTCAGTCTATCAAGTTGTGAACGCATTGATGCGGGTCACGTTGGTGTTAAAGTAAATCTCTATGGAGATGGTAAAGGTGTAGATGATATTACTGAGGTAACTGGTTGGGTATTTTACAATCCATTTACCACAAAAATCATTGAGTTCCCAACATTTGTTCAGCACAAAGAATATAAAAACAATGGCGAAGATAATCCCGATGAATCATTTGTGGTAAACTCAAAAGATGGTTCAGAATTTCACGTTTCACCATTATTAAACTATTCAGTTAAACGAGAACGAGTACCCTATATTTTTAGTAAATACCGAGTTACATTGGATGAGATTGAATCAGGTTTCTTAAAAACTGCGGTATATGATGCGTTTCGTGTGGTTGCTAACTCATATACTGCCGATGAACTTATTTCAAATCGTGAACAATTTGAAGTGAAAGTTAGAAAGGTATTAGAATCACACTTACTACCTGAAGGATTCATGTTGGCTCAATTTACATCAAATCTTGTATATCCTGAAACATTTAAGAAAGCCATTGAAGCTAAAAATAACGCAGTTCAATCCGCACTTACAGCCGAAAATAGGGTAAAGCAAGCTGAAGCTGAAGCCAAAATCAAAATCGCACAAGCTGAAGGTAATGCTCAAGCAATGCTAACATCAGCCAAAGCTGAAGCAGAAGCTAACAGGATGAAACAACAAACCTTAACACCATTACTATTACAACTTGAGTATATCAATAAATGGAATGGAGTTTTACCCACTACTCAATTGGGTAGTGGAACTAATATGATGTATAATTTAGGAAAATAATTATGAAAAAAGGATTTACTAATGAAACGAGAAACATTTAACCTACACCCAAAGGATTTTGAAAAGTCTAATATATCGGTACTAAGTCCTGAAATACCAAAATGTGTGGGTGGGTATAGATTTGGCAATCAATCCACCCATTATGTACAATTAAACTTAACTTATAGACCTAATTGGATTCATCGTACTTTTATGAAAGTATGTTTAGGAATGTATTGGTATGACCTTTAAAACAAAAAAATGATAGATATTGCTAAATTGAAAATCGGAGACAAGGTTCATTACATACCATTCGAAGGATGTGATGACTGCGAAAACGGAATGGTAAAAGAAATCCCCGATCATACAAATACTGAAGTACGGGTTGTATATAGTTGTGGGGGAGATTGGGATAACTTTATGAATTACACATCTGCTTTAACTCCCATAAGCAAAATGAGAATGGGATGGAAACATTAATTTTACAGTTATGAGAATGGCAAGAGCACCGCAGGAACATATTAATTGTTTAATGCATTGGATGAAATTCAACGATGAACTATGTACAATTGATCCTACCAACAAAAACGAATGGAAATCTTTCAAATCTGATTGGGAAGGTGATGAAAAATTTATGGGGATTATAGAGCACTGCGAAGATACTGACAAGTTTAGCTGGGAATACTATATGGATTATTATCAAAAAAATATATCTCATATTCATATGCGAATAGTATTTGGATATGAGGTTTTGGTTGAAAATGTGTGTGATATGGAATTAGATTATTTAGATTTTAATAAAGAACTTAAAAAGTTAATGGAAGATAGCAAAAATACAATATGATTAAATCAAACACATTAGAGACGCTGGGCACTCAACATAGAATTGTACAGTCATCCCATTTTAATAGAGATATGTGGGATAATTCAATTAAACCCTCATTATTCAATCTTCTTTCACACAGAGCAGAAGCGGCAAGATTAATTCTTAATCCTGAACTTACAACTGAAAGGCATAAAGAATTAGTTGATTATTTTGATTATTGTAATTATCAAATATTATTATTATTGGGATTAAAAACACATAAAAACTATGAACAAGATTGAAAGAGCAATTAGTGATATCAAATCACATATCAAATCACTTGATAGGGATATTTTAGTTTTAGAAACTGAAAGAAAAGCATTCAAAAAGCAGTTGGATGCTCTTGAAACAATTCAATATGATAAATCTATTCCACACGATGAAAATATTCCAAATATCCCAACTTGGGACAAAAGTCATCCCGGTGGGTTCAGTATAAGTTTAACAAGTTCAGAACCTGATGAAGTTCCTTATGCAAGTATTTGCTCTTGTAATCCAAAAAATGGTGGAAGTGGTTTATGTGGTTGTATTATGGGTAATAAGATGGTCCCTAACCCAAAAAAATATGGAACTGGAGTAATCGGTACTACTACCACTAACACCGCTGTTGGTATGACTAATGGAGATATAAACTTTACTAACAAATGAAAACAATATTCATTGGAGATATCCACGGCCGTCCAATTTGGAAGGACATTGTAGCAAAAGAAAACGCAGATAGAATAATCTTTGTTGGAGATTACTTTGATTCTTTTGATATACCCGGTGTTGACCAAATACATAACTTTAAGGAGATATGTGAGTTTAAACGAAACTCCGACAAGGAAGTGATTCTATTGACAGGTAATCATGACCTACACTATATGCATATCAACGAAACTTATTCAGGTTTTCAACCCGCTCTTCAGTTTGATATCAGCCATGTTTTATCAGAGAATATGGACCTGTTGCAAATGGCATACTCATTTGATGATTTTCTTTGCACTCACGCAGGAGTAAGCCATTATTGGGTTGTAGAAACTTTTGGTCGTTGTAATGTAGATACTTTGGTTGATGAAATCAATGAGCTATTTAAACACAGGCCTCATGCTTTTGCTTTTAATGGATTTAATGCTTATGGGGATAATGTAACTCAAACTCCTGTGTGGATAAGACCTACTTCATTGTTAATGTCTAACAAACGAAGAAATGAAAACGCAATCAAAAAACGTTTTATTCAAATATTTGGACATACTCAAATTAAAGAAATAGATTTGAATGGTATGAATAAACACATGGGTGGTAGATATTATATGATAGATGCTTTACCATCAAAGCAATATTTGATTTATGATGGTGAACTTAAAGTTGGTAATATGTCATAACGTTTTGCAGATAAGCGAAGGCACAAATAGCGTGGGCATTGTGCTGTTGGATTTGGGCTTTTGCTTATGTGCTGTTATAACCAGTGCTTTTACGAATTTTTAAACTTAAATAATACAAATATGGAATTTATGTCAAACATTACAACCGAAATAAACAAAGGAAAACTAACCAAAGCAAATGGAAAATGGTTTGTTGATTACATTACTGAACCTGCTGGAGAAAACAACTGGCATCACTGCTTACCAATTTATGAACTTGAAAAAGAAAGCGAGCAAATTGCAGATTTACTACTTGTCCAAAAATTCAACAAGCCTGTATGTGAACTTGAACAATTCGAAGTTGATTGGAAGTATGTCGTAACTGATGGGGCAACTAATTTTGGCTATGAATATGCAGTGCTTGTTTAGCATTGGTTATAACTCCGTCATTTGGAGACACGAAAATTCGTTCGTATATTTATACCATAAATAAAAATAAAAAATATGACACAAACAATTGGACAGTTGCTTAAATGGAACTTTGAAATAGATGGCGACTTGGTAATTGAAACTAAAGACGGGCAGGTTGCTTATAGCGAAGATGCCACCGGTTATTGGGAAAGTAGTGAACGAGATGATAGAGGTAACCAAATTTATTGGGAAAATTCAAAGAACCGTTGGGAACGATATGAATATGATTCTAATGATAATCGGATTAAAGAAACTACGTCAAATGGGTTTTGGGCAAGGTATGAATACAATTCTGAACGGGATATAACTTTGTATGAAGATTCGACAGGGTATTGGAAACAAACTACATATTCAAATAATGGTTGTCGAACAGAGGATTCCAATGGGATGTGGGAAAGAATAGAGTATAACTCCAAAGGATATGAAACTTACTATGAAAACTCAAAGGGTGAAGTCATAAACAAACTTTAAAATGAAAAAACAAATTTACTTAGATGATGTTAGAACCCCCAAAGAAGATATTTGGGTGGTTGTGAGGAATTATGACGAGTTCGTGGAAGCGGTAACAAATATAGGATTAGAAAACATAGATGTAATTTCCTTGGATCACGATTTGGGTGATACAGCGATGAATGAATATTTCAATAACGTGAGTCCAAACTACAAATTGGATTACAATAACATCCTTGAAAAGACGGGAATGGATTGTGCTAAGTGGTTGGTCAATCACTATCTTGACAATTACCTTACTCAGAAAAGTAGGTCAGAAAAAAAATCATCTGGTATCGTTTTTCCACAAGTGTATACCCATTCGGCAAATCCAATCGGATCTGCCAACATTATGGGATACATTAATAATTTTTGGATGAATGAGGGTCAACCTCAATCTTGTGTTCGTGTGAACATTCCACACTTTGTTTGAGATTTTTCCGTATATTTGTAAAAAAAATAATGATTAGAGAAAATCCAAAATATCAAACGTTCATTGAATCCTGGTGTTCTAAGGATTCATATAGAACACAAATGTTGAAACCAACTTGTTTTGACGATGGATGGGTCTGCGCTACGGACACCTACAAATTAATTTGGACGTACGATCCTGATTATAAAAATTTTGAAAACAGATACATTTATTCGGATACAGAGGGGATCAAGGCACTTCCAGTTGTTGAGAAATTCTCCGAATTTTACGAGGGTGTGCCTCGACCTATCGGTAGAATCAAAATCAAGGATTTTGAAGAAGTTTTTGAGAAAATCAAATTAATTCCAGAATTTTCGGAAAAATACATAGAATGCTCTGAGTGTGATGGATTTGGAACTATAGAGTGTGACTGTTGTGGTTCAGAATCTGATTGTGAAAAATGTGATGGCGAAGGTGAAATACCCTCAGGCACGGAGGAAACTGGACATTACCACTTACCAGAAAATCATTACTTTAATGTGGATGGAGTTTACTTGTCTATGAAGACTACAAGGGAATTGATTGATAATCTTTTGTTCGTTGGAATATCTGAATTGGAAATCTTTTCCACCAACGATTATAGGTGTTTTTTTGGAATACCCGGAGAAAAAACATTTTTGCTCGTTATGGGTTGTTATGTATCGGATGCACACGAAAGTCAGATATTTGAAGTTCAAATACATTCCTAAAGTTTAACACAATGGACTACTCTCAAGCTAAAGAAAAATCACTCCTAGTCGAGTGGAAGATTGGCACTTGCTCTCAGGGAGAGCAATGTTGGTGCCGTACTATCAGTCCAGTTGAACCTATTTTATTTAAAGATGGAGACTTTCAAGAGGAATATCATATTCTAGTAGGTGGAGAGCTAAGCAAAGAAATAGTAGAGCATATTGTAGCACTACATAATCAAAATATTAAAAACCAAGCAAAAAATGGACAGTAACTTAGAGAAAATTTTAAAAGAATTTGAACTACTCAAGGGACAATTTGTGATTATATCATATAGCGAGATAGAAAGATTAGTTGCAATAGGAGACGATGGCGAAGATTACTACTATATTACTTTTAATGGTAGAGATTTTCGTTGGAGCACTTGTGTGGGTAGAGTAATGCCACTAAAAGGATATTTAAGAGACATGGACTACAATGAGTTAGTTCGTCTGGCCGAATTGAACCATTATGACAAAATGGATTTCGAGGCATTTACTAGAGCATTTGTAGATTGGAAAAACTCTCTGTCGAGCACTAAAAGTTTTTTTCATACTGAATTTTGTTTCAGATTGGAAAGATCAAACCCAAAAACATAAATCAATGAACACACAAGATTTCGATCATGTTTCTAGAGAACTCGTCAGATCTCTACAGACCGCCAAACAAGCGTTAATGTTAGAAAATTCCCATCACAAATGTCAACACACCTTATCTCGAGAAATATTAGAACACTACCTATCACCAGATATCGATTGTATTATTCTCAAACAAATAACCCAACGATTGGCCGAGCAGATTGTAGGTAAGGTCAATAAACATTTACAGGTAGAAGAACACCGAGATTCAAAAGTCTTCTCCCTAGAACTTCTAGTTTTTCCTTTGGAAGAATTCAAACATATCGTTGAATATTGTGTGAAAACAATGCCTATAGAGGCTATTCTGAAAATCAGAAAGATTGAAACAGATGAAAAAATCTGATAGGATTAAAATTTTTGAGAAGTATGGTGGAAAATGTGCATATTGTGGCTGTGATTTGACAAAAAGTTGGCACGCGGACCATATCCAGCCAATTGTCAGGGACAGTAAATGGGACAGAAAAAAAGGTAAGTTTGTAAATAGTGGAACATGTAGGTATCCAGAAAATGAGATTTTAGAAAACTATAATCCAGCTTGCTCTAGTTGTAATATTCAAAAAAATTCTTTCACGTTAGAACAATTTAGATCCAATATTCAAGGTTTTTTAAATTCGCTCAACCAGTACAGTACACAATACAAATTCATAAAAAGATATGGGCTGATTGAAGAAACAGGAAGGGAGGTGAAATTTTTTTTCGAAAATTTTAAAATTGATGAAAAGTAAGAAAATTTCTAGTATATTTACGCTATAAAAATAAAAGTTATGGAAAAGAAAACAAACAAGAGTTTAGGTATTGCAGGGATAATTTTTCTGATATTTTTAATTCTAAAACTATCAGATGCCGGGGTAGTTGCCAATTGGTCTTGGTGGTGGGTAACGTCTCCACTTTGGATTCCTTTTTGTGTGGCTTTTACAATTGAATTTTTTTCAAGACTATTTAATAAATGAAAAATCTAAAATCGGAAGATAAATTCTATTATTTTACGGTAGCATTTGCATTCATTGTTATATTATTTTGGATATCGTTTGGGATTTTAAAAATACTATTATGAAAAAATTGCCTTCAAAATCTTTTTTAGGTTACAAAACTATTAAATATAGAATTGTAGACGACAGCTATCATGGTTATGAATGTCAAGTATGGAGATGGTGGTGGCCTTTTTGGGCTCAAATGAACTTTAGGAATGGGATAAACACTTTTAATACTTTAAAAGACGCAATTGATTTTGTTGAAAACGTCCATAGTGGAAATTTTCAAAATAAAATAATTTACGCAAAATCTTAAAAATAAAAATTATGGCAACATTAGAAGTTACAAACGAACAACTTAGACTAATTCAACAGGCGTTAGATATGTACTCCCGTATCGGTATCGGCCAATTATGGGTAATTAAAGACCATCCAACATATTACAATGTTCTACGGGATAAACTCCGACCTAAAAAAGAAATAGAAGTTGGTGATAGTACCGAACGTGGTGAGGTGATAGAAATTGGAGATGGTTACATTAAAACCAAAGGTCATTGGGGTAATGGAGAAGAAATTCGTACTTGGACTGATGTTGGGGATGTAAAATTATCTATTGATTATGAAAAATACCACAGTATTAGAGATGAAGCAGATAAAATATTACATAATGCTGCTAACATGCTTTTACAAGAAAACTTTGCTAATGGCGGAAGTTTTGGTATTTACAATCCCGATGTAGTAGATGAAAGTGCAAGAGTAACTTATGATATTGTTCAAGTTATTCGCCATGAATTTTGGAAACAAGATGAAACCCGTTCTAATATGACTGTAGATAGTTCAGTTCATTTGGGAACAAAGGATTTTGATAAAATAAAATGTAAATTAGATTAACAAACAGTCAGGTGGAGTAAAAGTAACTCATGTGTGAGCATAAAAGCAAAAGAACAAGCAACAGGGGCAGTACCTGTCCTGACTACTAAAAATATAAAAACAATTTAAACCCAATCAAAATGAACGAAGAACAAACATTAAGAGTAGAACCTGTCGGAGAAATGCCACAGTGCTTTGAAAAGTCAACAGAGCAATGCGAAAGCAAAGAACAAGGAGAGCAACGCAGAAGGATTGAAAACCTTAAACGCTGGGAGATTGGCATTCACGCGCTAGACAGAGGATGTATCGTCAAGGTTGGATGTAAGAGTATTGCATTTACAAGCATCGAGGCTGGATACAAAGAGATTGGTCGCTACTTGGAAAACCCACAGTTGGTAGCCACTCAACACGGCTTCGGGGAGCATTTTTAGAATATGCAGACGTTTTTACTTATAATTATAATAATAATTTTGGGCGGAATATATGAGGAGATAAAAGGCAGGTGAATTATAGTCAGGTGGCGGAATGGTAGAAGCAAGTAAGCTAAAGCTGTGGGGGATGTTGCAGGAGAGACTCAAGAGACCGAAAGGTGTTATTCTCAAAGGACTCAACCCACGTACAGGTTCGAATCCTGTCCTGACTACACAAGAATGCAAAAAATAGCTCACAAAAAATGAAAAAAAGAATTTACTTAGATGATATTCGAACCCCAAACGATGAAAACTGGATAGTTGTTCGAAATTACGAGCAGTTTGTAAAAGTTGTCACTGATATAGGATTAGAAAACATTGAGATCATTTCACTGGACCACGATCTGGGTGATACTGTCATGGAGGAATATTTCAACAATGTTAAACCTAATTACGAGCTCAACTACTCAAACATCCTTGAAAAGACTGAGATGGACTGTGCAAAATGGTTGGTCGATTACTACCTGAATAAATACGACACCCTCGAGGGCAGGGTAGGGAAAAAATCATCGGGCATTATTTTCCCCTTAGTTTACACCCATTCGGCCAATCCAATTGGCTCTGCTAACATCATGGGATACATCAACAATTTTTTGATGAATGAGGGACAGTCTCAATCCTGTGTTCGAGTTAACATCCCGCATAGCGTTTAGAAAGAAAGGATCTGAAAGATTATTCGGAACTTTTCTCCTTTCAAATCGTTTAGAAGAATAAAAAAAAATTGTCTTATGAAAAAATGGTTTATCACTCCTCTAAAATCTTTATTTTCCCTCTATTTAATTATTGGATTTATCAGATGGGATCTGATGATTTCAAATTGGAGTAACGACGACAGATTTGGACTGGTGCTTATTTCTCTTTTTGTGTGGATTTTGGCTTCTGCTCCTTCAGGAAGTGATTCTTCCGTTTCAACCGAGTCTTAATTGATTACATAATATGGAACAAACCAGAAAATTAGCTTCCATCAGATTGGTCAAGGAGATCAAGTCCATCAAAGGAGCAGACGCCATCGAATTGGCTGTTGTTGATGGGTGGCAGGTGGTAACCAAGAAAGGAGAGTTTAAACCTGGAGATACCTGTGTTTATTTTGAGATTGATTCTTTTCTTCCGGTCCGGGATGAATTTGAGTTTCTCCGAAAATCATCTTTCAAGAAAATGGGAGATGTCGAGGGATTTAGACTCAAGACCATCCGTTTGAAAGGAGAATTATCCCAGGGATTGCTCATGCCCCTGAATGTGCTTCCCGTTAGGGGAAATGTATATCTTGGCATGGATGTAACCGAAATTCTTGGGGTGATTAAATACGAACCACCCATTCCCGCCGAACTGGCTGGCAAAGTAAAAGGCTACTTTCCTTCTTTTCTCCGCCGAACCGATGAGGAAAGGGTCCAAAATTTGTCTAGAGAATACGAAGAATGGAAGATCACCAGTAAACACCAGTTCTATGCAACCGAAAAGTTGGACGGCAGTTCCGCATCATTTTATGTCAAAGACGGTGAATTTGGGGTTTGCTCTAGAAATCTCGAGTTGGCAGAACCAGGTGAATTTGTGTCAGGAACGGAACTGTGCGATGATGGGATCGAACGGCCTAAGCGGGAAAACACTTTCTGGAAAGTGGCCCGTGAAATGGACATCAAGAAGAAGCTACTGGATACTGGTCTTAACCTTTGCATTCAGGGTGAATTGATCGGGGAAGGAATTCAGAAGAATCCTTACAAGCTCAAAGGTCATACCGTTCGTTTCTACAATGCTTTTGACATTGATAAACAGGAAAGATTCAACCTCAGATCTTTTATCTCCCTTATGGAAGACTTAGGATTTGAGACCGTACCGATTCTCGGGACTGAGTTTCTTCTACCAGACACCATCGAAGAACTCTTACAGCAGACTGAAGGGAAATCTGTTCTCAACCCCAATGCCGAGAGGGAAGGATTGGTCATTCGCAGCATGGACACAACTATTTCTTTCAAGGTCATCAGCAACAGATTTTTACTTAAAAACGAATAGCTAGTGCAAGTCCATATCAATTTAGAAGAGCAGAAATTCTGGAATGATCCTGCAATTTGGGAAAATAAAAACGATCTTAAATACTGGTCAACTAATTTTTCTTCCCCTGAGCAGCTTTGGACTGATCTAATTTATCCTCTTTATGTTCCCCATCTGGGAAATAGAAATTTAGAAATAGCGCCGGAGGTGGTAGAATCACAGAATTTTTCTTGAATCACTGTCCTTCCCTGAGTTTGGTTGAATACAACTCTGTTCCTCTTAAATTTTGTTTAGATAGATTTGGAGATAGAATCCACGGTTACCACATGAACGATGGAAAATCTTTGACCTGCTTCCCAAGTTCATCCTTCGATGCAATTGTTTCCTTCGATTCTTTTGTTCATATTCACTGGGATATTATTCGAGATTATCTGCCGGAAATGCATCGAGTTTTAAATATAGGGGGAAAGGCAACTTTGCATCACGCCTGGTTTGGAGGAGGTGAAGATCTGTCCTTTAAAAACAAGGGTGGCAGAGCAAATCTAGATCATGAAGAACTTAACAAAGAACTTCATCGACTTGGTTTTAAGATCGTTCAGCAGGTTCAGTGCAGTCCATCTCCACTTACAACAGATCTGGTTACCACATTTCAGAAAATAAATTAAGAAAGTTATCATAAAAAATGACCTACCAAAACTTCGACTTCAAAAGGATAACAGAGGAAATTTCAGACCACTTAAAAAATGTTTCCTACCCTAATGGTGAAGTGTCGGATTTAGGCAACGAGGTAGGCTTGGCTTTAGGTAAATCCCTGCCCCTAATTTCAAACCAGGAGATTGAAGAATTTATTAGGGGAGTGCATCACGGGATTGATTTGGCAACCTCCAATTCACAAATATCAAGAATGGATTCTGCCTACCAAAAGTACTACAACGCCTGGATGTACACTCTGAACGATCCACTCACGAAATCCGACTTTATTGCTCGTTCAATATCAGACAAGGATTTTGCGAAAATATGGGGTGCAATTCCTCCTGATTCTTCATCAGATTCAATCAAAGAAAGAAACGATGATTAAAAATAAATATTTTGACTTCTCTGGTCGAATTGGCGGTACCACTTATTTTTTAAGGTCTATTCTTGCAAATATTTTGCAGTACCTAGCTGGGTTCACATGTGGTGTGGGATGGGAGTTAAATATAATAGTGTTACTATTAGGATGTGGTATGTTATTTTTAGTTTATTGGTATACCTTTGCGACCATTTATAAAAGAGCAAATGCTATTGATTCTAAAAATGCTAATCTATGGACCGGGGTGAGTGTTGTAATCGGGTGTGTCCTGGTATTTGAAAATATCGGTGTTGGAGATGTATTTTTTAAATTATTAAACTTCTTAATGTTAGTAATGCATCTTATATTTATTTTCAAAAACGCTGAGTCTCAAAAAGACCAAAACTAAAAATAAGACTCTTTAAGTAAATTCTGAAATGGAATAATTTTTGCCGATCCAAATTTAAACCTTTTTTGGTTTTATTTTTTGTCGGATCTTTTTCGTATATTTGCTACAAATTACAACACCATGATCGACAACCTTCATCTAATAAAACCTCTGCTCAATTTTGAGAAAACTGGAGATTTTTACATGCTCTATGTGTTAAAGAGAAAAAAGGACCAGCCCGGAGAAGAAAGGGACAACCACCAATCGGTCAGAACAATCAAAACCTACTGTATCGAAAGTGTTGACCACTTAGACCGTAGATACGATGAAATTAAACAATTGTGCGAGCTGTTTAAAGCCCGTGCTTATATTCATGTTCAAAAGCAAAATCACCAAGATGTTTCTTTGAGCATGATGGTTGCCTTGGCAGAAAGAATTCGAAATGGTCAAGCGAACCAAAAAAATCTTTTCGATTCTGTTGTTGGCCAAATCCAAACCCACGAGAAAAGATGGATTGTGGATGTTGATGGGTCACAAACTCCAAGTCCTATGATGATGTCCTATTTGGAGTATCGATGCCAACCCATCACCGTAGTCGACTTTGATGAAGCTGGGTTTCCTGTCGGCCACAAGGTGGGTCCGAAAATAGAGGCTATTATCCCCACCAAAAACGGCCACCATTTAATCACCAAAAAGTTTGACGTTATGGAATTTAGAAAAAAATATCCAGATGTCGACATTCAAAAGAAAAATCCCACACTTCTCTTTTTGCCTTTAAGTTTATCAAATTAATAAAATCATGAAAAAATTATCGGTTATTTTCGATCTGGATGGAACCCTGGCTCTGATCGAAAAAAGAAGATCCAAGGCTACTCTGCCAACTGGCAAATTGAACTGGAAAGAATTTTTTGCTCCTGAGAACATCCAATTGGATGAGCCCAATTTACCAGTTATCCGAACTTTTCAGTTTTTAAAGCAGGCAGGATTAAAGGTAGGGATTTTCTCGGGGAGAGATGAGATTTCCAGAAAAGAAACCGAGCAGTGGTTGGGTGATCAAGGGATCGTGCCTGATTTCCTCCAAATGAGATCACATCACGATTACACCCCGGACGAGGTCTTGAAGAAGGCATGGATGGATAAATTTATCTCGGAGGGAAATGAAATAATGTGCGTTTATGATGATAGAGATAAAGTAGTAAAAATGTGGAGGGACCAAGGTATTGCCTGTTTTCAAGTTAACTACGGAGCATTCTAAAACAAATTCGACAAAAGGATGAAATCTTTATTTTTATTAAGAGGCTGCCCAGGGGCTGGAAAATCCACCCTAGCCAAAGCAATCGGGGGTTCTCACGTCGAGGCTGATATGTTCTTCATGAAAGACAACGAATATAAATTTGATCCTCTTCTGCTCAAAGAAGCTCACGAGTGGTGCAAAAAAACTGCAGAAACTGCTATGAGTAGAGGAGAAGATAAGGTAGTCGTGTCCAACACTTTCACCAGAAAATGGGAAATGTCGGCCTATTATGAACTTGCAGAAAAATACGGATTCACCGTTTTTTCATTGATTGTTGAAAACAGACACGGGGGAAAGAATGTCCACGGAGTACCTGACGAAAGAATCCTCCAAATGAAGGAAAGATTCGAAATTGTTCTGTGAGCTTGAAAATAAGCTCTTTAACTCAAAAAAATTCTATGTCTAAATACAAACCAATCACAATTACACCAAAAGAAAAGGCACTTCAAATAGTCGGGTCGGTTGGATTTTCAACTAATAAAGTTTATGAAGTAACAACCGGTGAATACAAAAGTTTCTATTCAAATCCAAAATGGAAAGAATCAGCTCTTGCTGTTGTTGGTGAAATATTCCAGTTTATGAAAGATGATGACGAAGAATCGGAAACCTGTTATTGGGCAAACCATCCCAAAACAACATTCTGGGTGGAGGTAGAAAAAGAAATTAAAAATATGTAAAACTATGAATAAATTAATTAAAGATGGTAAAGTAGCAGTTCTTATTTCCCGTGGATACGGAGCTGGGTTCTACACTTGGGGAGCGCCCATTGAGGCAATATTTGATCCAAAGTTAGTAGAGTTGGTTGGATCAGAAGATTTTGATGGTGCAAACGAGTATGCTAGAAATACCTATATGGACACGTACATCGGTGGGGTTGAAGATTTAGTCGTAGTGTGGGTAGATGAAGGAGAAGATTTTATTATCAATGAATATGATGGAAGTGAAAGTATCCAACTTAAAAGTAAAACAGAATGGATTACAGCATAAAACTAGAAGTGTTCAAAGAAATTGTTTCTAAACTTAAAGAACAACAAGAAAGCTTAGATAAAGCGTATAAATCAGGTGTTGACCTTATAAATTTTGTTGACCCATTAGAAAGTGCTATCTCTATGTTAATTGGTTCAATCTATGGCAAAGAAGGTAAAGAAACATTTGATTGGTGGTGTTGGGAAAAAGAATGGGGAGAACGAATGGATTTGAAAATGACAGATAAAGATGGGGACGAATTATGTCGAACGGTAGAAGAACTACACCAATACTTGGAAGAAAATCGAACTGATGATTATGAGTTACCCCGAGCAATGAGTGAGGAAGAACGAATGCAAATATTTAAACAGCTATATGGTTAAGTATTACTATAACGATTTTATATACCCTATTAAAATGTGTATCAACTTCTTTAAGAACATTTGGATGTTCAGAAAACCCCTATATGAGTTTAAATGGTGGGATAATCATAGTTTATTACATTTTATGAAAATAGGAATTAGTGATATGGCAAATGGTATAGAAACCAAAGGTTCGGAGGTTAATGAGACACGGCTTGTAAAAATTACCAAAATGCGAAGGGCTATCCAAATTTTGTCTAATCACTTAGATGATTCTTATATTGAATTGGCCGAAAAAGAGTGTGGTAAATTAGTTCATAGAGAATTTAAGTTTGTTCCACTAACCGATAATTCTGAATTATTTACATTGAAAGATAACCTAACTAAAGAAGAGAGTGAACATAATTCTAAAGTATCTGAGTGTTCACTTAAAATAGAAAACGATGAATGGGATGAACTATTTGAAATATTAAAGGATACAAACACTGGGTTGAAATCTTGGTGGGATTAATATTAAAAAAATAAAAAAAATGAAAAAATTAGTTTATCTAGAGGATCTTTCCCTGACGGGAATCCCGATCACGAAGTTGATTTTCAAAGCCCTCCGAGAAATTCCGGACGACAAGAAAAATGAAATCCTGTCTATTTACAGGGAATTATACGAACAGACTTTATCAGATCTCCAAAAAGCCTACGAGATGGGTATTTCCGAAGGTCAAAAACAAGCCCTAAATCCCGAATAAACATGCTAGAATCAACCCTCATCTCCCTGGGATTTGACAAAGATTACATGATCGATGACGAGACCGGGGAAACGTGCTGTCCCCACTATGTGCTCAATTTTCCAGATTTTACCTTGCAGGGCCTGCCTTTCACAGACGATTCCAATTCCTGGTTTGTTATTTCTACTTTTTCTTCTCATTTAAGAATTGAATTTGACGATGAATTGATCCAATTAGTTCATTTATTCAGAAAAAATTGCAGGACAGAGGACTAAGTAAGAAATAATCAGAATATTTCTCCTATAAGATAAATACCTTATTCAAATTCATAAAAAATAAATCCCACGTGACAAATAAAAAAACAATTTACATTGGCTCGGATCATGCAGGCTATGAGCTCAAAAGTTTTATCATCGACAAGCTTCAAGAAAACGAATTCACGGTCAGAGATTTCGGTACCCATTCTGAAGAGTCAGTAGACTATCCAAACATCGCTCATTCACTGTCAGGAACCCTTTATAACAACATTGGAATTCTAATTTGTGGTTCGGGCAACGGAATGACCATGGCTGCTAATAAGTGGAATAGGTCCAGAGCAGCTTTGTGTTGGAACGAGGAAGTTTCTAGACTGGCCAGAAGCCACAACGACGCCAACATTTTATGTCTACCTGCCAGGTTTATCTCCTCCAGCGAGGCCTGGAAAATAGTAAAGACCTTCTTAGAAACTCCCTTCGAAGGGGGAAGACACGAACAAAGAGTTAATTTAATTCCTATTTTCAATGACTAATCAGTTCAATCTCAACAAGATCTACATTATCGGCAGATTGGTGGATCTGAAAGACGCTGCCGGATTTCCTTCTAATTTAAAGAAGATAAGGGTTGCAGAAATCACCAAGTGTTCTATTCTGTTAGAAGATCTAGATTCACCCCCGGAAACGAAAAAATTTCACAGATCACTTTTAGAAGAGATGAACAAAAATTGGAAAATAGTCGAGGTTGTGGAAGATGCTCCGGCCCAAACTTATCCTGGTCAAGGACCCACCTACATTGCTCTAAATTCCTAAAGTGGAGAAAGAAGAAAACGTTAGATATCTTGATTTAGAAGATGGAGTCATGGGAGAGATTCTAATTCTTACCGACACCTACCACAATTCTACCAGCACTCATTTTGAAAAAGAGTACAGGTGTTCTCTTTTAAGAGATGATATAAAAATTTACTTGACTTCTTTAAGTTCTTTGGAGGAATCTGAAAATTATTTAATACATTTGAAGAAAAATAAATTTATCCCTCCTGACAGTTTATAACAAATTAAAACATTTTTTCATGTCTCCTTTTCTGATAATTTTTATTGCTGCCGTGGTGATTACCCTACTCTGGGTAAAAGGCATAACCTACATGCACGAGAACAACCCTGATTATAAAGGTCTAGATCTATTCAGTGAAGGTCTAGAAGTAGATCTATTAAATGACCACGAGCCCGTTACACCCTCCGAAAACCTGTATCAAGAGTATGTTCGCGTGGCCGGAGGGATGGAAGAGGTAGACTATTCACTCCACGTCGATGATCCAGTCAACAATTGCACTCGTCTGATGACCGAGCAAGAATTCTGGGAGTGCGTTGCTAAAAATCCGGATTTCCTTTTGAAGGAGAAGATATGTCTATCACGGAGGAAAAAGATTTGATAGATCTTGTCAAAGTACTGCGAATAATTTGGAAATCTTAACTACGTCCGGCATATCCAAAAAAAATGATAAAATGGCTCTACAAACCCTCCGGTCAGTGTCCTATCCAGGCAGAGGGAGAATTTTTAAACCACTATTTTTATTTTAGAGCAAGGTGGTCCACTGTTCTCATTGAATTTGCACCCTCTGAGAGACATTGGAATGACTCTGAAAACATCCACACCTATTTTTTGTGGAAAACTGAATCCCCCATGGCCGGATGGGTACCCAAGTGGCAATGTTTGGTGCTTATTTACTGGGGATGTTTAAGATTTTTTTGGGATCAAAAGATAAAACAAAATCTATGAAACTATACACAGAAGAACAAATGAGTATTGCAATTGCTCAAGCAAAAGCTAACCCTGAGCTAGCATATTTATTAATGGTTACACTTAAACCCATCGAACTACCAAATGAGGATGAGATATATCACAATGCAAGTAATTGGGTATTTGATAAAAACTCAATGAAATGGTCAAACAATGATGATACAGCAGGAGATAACCTTGGTAGTTTTATTGAGGGAGCGAAATGGATGCGTGATCAAATACAAGGAGGTAACAAATGAGGGTTGATTCGGAAAGTGCATTGATAAAATTCATCAATCAATTAAAGTCGGCTGGAATTGATATTCCGGAAAATTTAACATTTGAATTTGATAGCCAAGAGTTACAAATTTTTTTCAACGAATTAGCTAATCATTATTTACAACCACCATTTGACGGTGTGAATATATTTAGTCCCGATAATAACATAACGGAATTTATTTATTTCGGGCATAAAATGAAATTAAAACAACAATGAACAACACCAAACAAAGTAGTATTTTATGGTTACAACAGGCATTAGAGACCATATTAACACACCAGCAAATCATGCAAACAATTGGGATATTTGTACAGTCCCATGAGATGCACAAAGAGGAACACGCTGAAACTTGGAACAGCGCTATTGATGCAGTTCAAAAAGAAAAATGGGAATCCTACGAGCAATATTACAACGAAACTTTTAATTGTATAGCAAATGAAATTTGAATTAATGCAGTATAGATGGTATCGTAAATGGAAAGGTGGGACTTATTATCTTATTTACAATTGGGTTACTTTACCATTTTGGTGTGATAAAATGATTACATCCTGTGGTGGAAGAGCAATTAAAATAGAAAAATTTAACACAAAATTAATATAGAAAGTTTGGGTGGAATTAAAAAATAACTTATCTTTACTTTGTAATTAAAAAATGAGAGTTATGTATTATCAAATTAAAGAAACCCTAACTAAAGAAGAAAATTTGGAATTGTCTAAAGCTTATGAAGATAAAGCTAAGGAATATCTAAATCAATTCAACGAACTATTGAAGAACGCTAATAAAGAATTTCCGGGCCGTACCTTTGGTTTAAGTAAAGCTAAGTTGGAAAAGTTGAAAACTCCAAATGAGGTTTATGACCGTCTGCAATCAGCGGCTCGTTCCTACTACAACACCAAATCCACTTACGAAATGCGTGAGAGAATGGTGAAAGAAAAGGAAGAGAAAGAGAAACAAGCAGAGCTCCTAAAACAACGAGAAGCTGAAAAATCTAATTTGGTCAATGAAGCTATCGCCTTTTGTTTGGTCAATGGACGAACCTTTGGTGATGGTCTTTCGGTAGAAACTGCAATCTCAATCGCCAACGATATTGCATTCCAAAAAGAAGTTGAGAAACGTAAAGTTGAAATCGGCGATGGTTACATTGGCTTTTCAGGTCAGAACTGTGAAGATGAATGTGATGGTTGGAATCCACAATACCACCGGTGCCAATGTGGCAATCGTAGAGTAAGTTGGACTGATGGTTATTATTCAGACTTTCGAAATATGGAAATCTACGCTGAAGCTTACTAAATTTTAACACCAAATAGAAATGACACAAGAACAAAAAGAGTGGATTGATTCTGCTAACTATGAACAACTTCTTAGCACATATAGATTTGCTTCAGCTGGAGACCCTATGTTTATGGGAGAATGTGGAAAATACTATCTCGAAGTGATGCGTGAAAAGAAGCATAAACACCCCAATCCCAGCGAAGTTAGCAAACTAATAGGATGGGGATAAATCAAACCTTTAACACCAAATAAACATGAAAGAATATCTTATTACTCAAGAACAAATAGAAAAACTTGAACACTTCAAGAAAATGTTTGAATTCAATGCCCAATTAGTTCTAGACTTATGTAGTGGTGAAAGGGACGATATTGTATATGGGTTTGAACTTGGACGAATGTATTCACATCTAAGACAATGTTTTATTGATATGATGAAACTTGAGTCTGAAATCAGAAATCAACCATTTAACACCAAAGAGAAATGACACCTAAAGAAAAATCAGAAGAACTTTACTACAAATATTATCAGCTGGTCGCAGATGGACCATATCCCGAAGATAATGCTAAAAAATGTTCATTAATTGCAATTGATGAGATGATGGAGGTATATGCTTCAGCACTTCACTCTATGGGTATTGCAAAAGATATTGCCGAATTAACACTAAGCCCATATCTTATGCAAGTAAAGCACGAAATTGAAAATCTTAAAATTGACAGTAAATGAAACAAAGTAGTATAGAGTGGTATGAACGCCAAGTCTGGGACCTGCTAATTCGATTTGAAAACAAGGAAATAACACTTGGCCAATATGGTGTTACCCGTGTTGACTTATTTAATCAAGCAAAAGAGATGCATAATAATGAGATGAATGTTAAAATCCAAAAAGCAATTGACAAATTTGAAGAAGCAAAAACCAATTCATCATCTTTTAGAGACATAATCTACTTGGATGGTGTCTTAGCAGTTTTAGACACAATAAAAAACGAAACCTTTAACACCAAATAAAAATGAAAATACCAACAGCAGAAGAAACATACACTAAAGTAACAGGTTGTATTATCAATCATAAAGATGTTAAAACAGCAATGATTGAATTTGCCAAACTTCATGTTGAAGCCGCTTTAAAAGCTTCTCTTGAAAGTATACCCTGTTTAGGTTCTAGTACTGATATTGCAACTTATGATGAAGTTGAAGAGGCCGTTTTAAACGCTTATCCATTAACAAATATAAAATGAACACGCCAGTAAGTTTTGAGATAGCAAAGTTGCTAAAAGAAAAGGGATATAAATTAGATTTTGGCGATAATCAAAAATTTTATTTCCCAGACACAAGAGAATTGACTGAAAATCATAGAGGTAATAATTATCCAGCACCAACCATTGTAGAAGTAGTGATGTGGTTGTATGAGAAGCATGGGATTTGGATTAATGGAGGATTGTATTCACATTTAGGTAATGTTTCAAAATTTCAATTTACAATCCAAAGTCAAAAATCCAGATCAACAAATTCAATAGTACAACTCAATATCAATCCATTTAATTCACCAGCAGAAGCATACGAAGCAGCTATTGAATACACTTTAAAAAACTTGTTATGAACACATTAAAAAAAGAATTTGTCCCCTACGAAGAAGCATTAGCACTTAAAGAACTTGGGTTTGATGAACCTTGTTTTGGTAGTTATGATATGGAAACATTAAAATTATGGATTGGGTATTTGAATGATGGAGAACAATTCAATAGAGAATATTATTACCCCGCACCAACATTCTCACAAGCATTTAGGTGGATTAGAGAGAAGTATAAAATAAATTCTCATGTCGGATTTAAAGATGACGAAGACAAAGAGTTTGCATTCTATTATTACCAAATAAATTGGACAAAAGGTTTTGGTTTCCAAAGTCACGAAGAAGCAGAACTTGCTTGTCTTAGGAAGTTAATTGAAATTGTAAAAGAGAAACAAATATTAACGATAGAAGTAATCATACCCTCCGAACCATTTTATCAAAAATTTGAGCATGAGTTCAAAGTACTTCCTTCAATTTCCCTTAAAGAACGTATTTTGGGTGTTTTAGAGAACCAATCTATCGAAAGGAATGAATTTGATTATAAAATAATTGAGGAAAGAGATTGGGATGGATTAACAGAAAATTTGATAAGTTGTTTCAAACAATTTGGATGATTGAAATAATTTTCGTATATTTACATCATAAATAAAAAAATAAAAGTTATGCCACACAACCTAATTCACACAAAAGACTACCTGTTGGTGGTTGATGATTCAGAGATTAAAGAGGGTGATTGGTGTTTTCTTGGTGAGACTTCTCTGTTTAATGCTAAAATCGGTAGAGTCAACAAAAATGTAATCTCAGATAATGGGAAAAATGGACTTAATTTCAAAAAAATCATTGCTCATCTACCACTTAATGACTTTCCAATCCTTGAAGGTGTGGATTTGCTACCACCGCTTGAAGATGAAGTTGAAGAGTTAGCGGAAAGAGAATACAGCGAGCAGAGTCAATCATGTGATGATGATCCAAACGAATTTTTTAATTATACTGGTTACTTAAAGGCTGGCTTTATAAATGGCTACAACAAGGCCAAAGAGAAGTACAAGTACACCAATGAGGATATGCTTACAATTAGAAACAATTTAGTTACTCTACTTCCAACAGGAGATGTTACGGCGTGGGATATGATTCAAGCTATTTCAAAATATACTAAGTGGTTTGATAATTATGTTGAATCTTTATCACAACCCGAATTACCTACTGCGTTTGAATGTGAGATACAATATTTTTATATGTCAAGTGAATATTATTATGGCACAGAAGCCGGTTGGGTTAAGTTTGATGAGTCTCAATATGAATCTATCAGAAAAGAAATACCTACCTGTCCTTTGAAAAAAGTACATAAGGAAACAACAACCCCCGAAGGTCATACCCAATGGGTAGGGAAATACATTTACTAAACCAAACTAAACCATGAATCACCATCAATTAAACCACGCAAGAGAGCTTATGGATAAGCTCAACAGGGCTGTCGCTGATTACGAATCCTTTGCTGCAGGAGTAAACCAACAATACACTACTCCTCAAATTACGCTTTATAACCATGGAACGAAAATTTATGAATTTAAAATCTCAAGAGAGCAAGCGTCTGCAATTATCGTGGATGAAAAAAACCGATTGAAAGAAAAAATGGAAAAAGCAAAAAAGGACTTTGAAGATTACATGCCAACCTAAACCAAACTAACCTATGAAACTATACACAAAAGAATTGGATTGGGATTTTGCAATGCTCTGGGAAGCCAAAGCAAACGAAAAAAAGGAAATACACAATGAACCAAAATGGAAATGGGACTGTGGATTTAAATTGGACTTTGATGGCTCCTTGCTGTCAATTAGCAGCAGGTTTTATCCACCACATAAAAACATTGGTAATTTTTGGGAAGGAACAGTCCAAGTGTATTTCCTTGATGATGAAATTTTGAGGAAAGAGTTTAAAACCGATACTCTTGACGAATTAAAAGTTGAAGTCGAAAAATTTGTCAAACATTATGCAGGTGCGATTAAGGGTAGAATCGTGTAACCCAACCTAAACCAAACCAAACTATGAAACTATACACAAAAGAGATGTTTTTAACTGCCGCTGAAAAATGCGAGGTGTCAATGATAGACGCAAAACACATCATGCAATACATTGACGAGTATGTAACCCCTATTGAATTGCCCACTATGAGCAATAACGAAACACACCCAGACGATTTTATTCATGGCAAATTAACCAAGCGCGAGTACTTTGCTTCTATTATGCCGGTGGATGATTATACCTATGACACGGTTAGGCCGTTAATGGATTCAGATATTCCGCGTTCTCCTGATTTAGAAAGAATGAAATGGTGGATGCTTGTAGAGGCAAAAATTAAAGTAATGAAAGCGGATGCACTAATTAAAGCACTAACCAATGAACACGCCAGTAAGTTTTGAGATAGCAAAGTTGCTAAAAGAGAAAGGGTTTGATATACCATGTTGGAGTTATTATTCATCTTTAAATCTTTATACTTTTGAACTTGGAGATTGGAATAATCATACTATTGGAGATACATCTATGCATAAAAGAAATGCTGGATATTACTCAGCACCAACCATTGCAGAAGTTGTGATGTGGTTGTATGAGAAACATGGGATTTGGACTGTAGTGAATGTGAACATTATGGGGTCTTGGTATTTTGAACATTTTGATTTGAAAAAGAAAAGGAATGCTGAATTTAAACCTACAGATACACACTATAATTCACCAACAGAAGCACACGAAGCGGCTATTGAATACACGCTAAATAATTTAATATGAACACTGAAGTAAATTTTGAAATTGCAAAACTCCTAAAAGAAAAAGGATTTTCTTGGGAATGTCGTCACTTTTATCGCAAAAGTAAGTACGATAAAGAATTTTATTTAACAACAGGTACAGAATATGAATCCGATAAAGATTGTATTTGGGATTGGAACTTGAATGGTGGTAAATCAGGTATGCTTTTAAAAAAAATTCCATACCCGAATGATGATAATGCAATCTACTACTCAGCACCAACCATTGCAGAAGTTGTGATGTGGTTGTATGAGAAACATGGGATTTGGATTTATGCACATAGGATAGACCAAAAAGAATTTTATTGGTCTATTGATACTGATAAAAAAGAGTTTACATCAGGAGAAAATTTCAAAACACCAACAGAAGCATACGAAGCAGCTATTGAGTACACGCTAAATAATTTAATATGAACACACCAGTAAAATTTGAAATTGCTGAAATTCTGTTTAAAAAACATGGAGTATTATTGTCAACTATATCAGACGTAGTAATGTGGTTGTATGAGAAGCATGGGATTTGGACTGTAGTGAATGTGAACATTATGGGGTCTTGGTATTTTGAGCATTTTAATTTGAAAGAGAAGAGGAATGCTGAATTTAAACCTACAGACACACACTATGATTCACCAACAGAAGCATATGAAGCAGCTATTGAATATACTTTAAAAAACTTGTTATGACACACAAACTAATTCACACACAAGACTACCTATTTTGAAAACCAAAATTAAACTCAATGTTAAATTACGAATTAGTAGAACATAGTTATAAAATTACCACCACACATGGTGGAAAATTGATAGGTTATTTTGTGCCTGATATTGATGGATTTTACTATTTTAGACCCGAAGATGAAAAAGGGTATTGGAACGAACATGCTCTTTTAGAGTTGGGAAATAAACTCAAAGAGTTAAATCAAGATTTATACGATGAATTAAAAAAATTTGAAAAATAAGTTATGGAACAACAAAATTACACATTAGAACAGGCCGCCGAAAAATTTGGAAAACCGCATAAAATATTTGATATTCAAATAGGAGATAGACTTTATCCAGTTTACTCAATTGATGGATATGAACACAATTTAGGTAAATGGAATGGGTGTCCTGATACATGGTGGTTAGACTACTCAGTTTATCATTCGGATAATGATGATGAAGTACCAACCATGAGAGAGCTTATCCCATACATCGATACGGGTGTTCATAGAGTTTGCTGGGAAATAAATTATAGACAATTTAATTCAACCAAATATAAGTGGGATGAGTGGAGCATCAGAAATGGTGGGATATGTACAATTAAAGCAAATGGTAAGGAAGTTTATAAATTTCATTGGAGAGATTTAGGAGGGGCATTGGCTGAAGCACATTCTTTGATAAGTAAAATATCAGAACATCCTTTTAATTTCATAAACCCAGAAAAAGAGATTGGAAGAAAAATATGGTATTATGGATTACCGGCCACAATCTTATTGGGATATGAACCCGGAGAAATTAGGATTAATCCCGATTTGAGTTATATGACATCGGATGAATGGTGGAATGAGTTGGAAAAAAGAAAATCAAATGTGAAACCACCAAACTCAACACAAAACGAAGATGATTTGCTGGATGCTGAACATTTTGCAGAACATAAAGATTATGGTTCGATAAATCATGGTAGTGTTTTTTATGATGGAATGATTAATTGGTTTAGACATGAAAAAAAAGATGATGAATAAAGAAGAAATACAACACTGGATTAATCGTTGGTCAAAACTAAAAGGCCCAAGAGCAGAAGCGGTAGTAAACATTTGGAAAAAACATCTAAAACACTAGAAAGTTATGAACGACAAACACAAAATGCTATATTCAGCAAACAAATTAAGAGATGTGTTATCATCAATTGAAGATATTCTCGAAGGGTATGAAGGGATAGAAGGTAATAAAAATTATGTGAAGTATTGCTATAACAAAGCAAAAGAAGCTCACTCTGTTGATGATGAATTAGTTAAAATGACTGAAGACACTTATGCTATTGATTTATCACAACGTAGAGGTATTAATATTGCAACATTAACACATAAACTTGAATTTATGTTTAAGTTGTTAGATGATATCGACACGGCAAGTGATATGTTTAAACCTAAATGGTGTAAAATATCTAGCGTTGTATCTCACCTTCAACAACTCAGATGGATTTATTGTACCGTTGAAACTGAAAAAAATGAAAGTGGCGATATGATAATAAATGGGGAATGTTTTAAAAAAGAAGATAGAATTTTACTCCAGTTATCTTAACATACAACAACAAAACTATAGAAAGTCATGAATAAAATAGAAATAACACCTGTACCTGAAATTGTTGCAAATACACAACGAGTATGTGAAATCAGATTTGATTGTTTGGTTACAATGCATGATGTGGCATACAGAAAATATGAAGGATTTTTAGGCGAAGAAAAATGGTCTAAAACACCACAATGGTTTAAAGCCAACCATAGAATAACATTAGAAGGTGTTAAGCATGCCGACCCATATGAACTTGGGATGAGAATTAAACAAATGTTCCATCAGATGGAAGATACAATTAACAAATATGAAAATGGAATAAATTATTAAATATATGAATAACACAAAATTTAAAGTAGGAGATAAAGCGTGGAAACCGAAAGGATATAAATTTCCTTGCACAATTGTATCCGTATTCACAACAATAAAAGGTGAAATTAGATTAGTAGCCGAAATGGATGAATATGGATTATTACACATTTTTAACGAACAACAATTAGAACATTATGAACAACCTCGATAAACAGTATCAATCACTACTCCAAGATATATTAGATAATGGAGTGGAAAAGAAAGATAGAACAGGTACTGGTACTATTTCAGTATTTGGTAGACAAATCCGTCATAAAATGAGTGAAGGGTTTTCACTTCTTACAACCAAGAAAATGGCGTGGAAGTCAATATGTACAGAATTACTTTGGTTTTTAAGAGGCGATACATCAATAGAGTATCTTCTTAAAAATGACTGTAACATTTGGACGGGGGATGCTTATCAAGCATACCTAAAAGAATGTGAGAAGTTAAAGAAAGATGAGGAAAAATAATGACTTTTGTTGGTTTTTAGATATTTATTATAAAAGAAACCAAAATGTGTCTAAAAACTAAAATTGAAACAACCTTGTGTGTTATAAAAAATAATGAGTATAAAATATTGTCTCAAAAATTAAGAGTAATTGAATCATCACTTAAACAGGATATTATTGATAGTACTCAATATCTAACTATTTACAATCCTAAATTGGTTGATAGGATAAGGTATATCTTGAAAGATAGAAACTCCGTTAATACTTGCTTCCATTGTGGTAACCCAATTATTGATTTGAATAGAAAATTTTGTTCTGCAAAGTGTAATAACAATTCGGAACTAACTAAAAATAAATTTAGAGAAAGATATAATAGTTTATCGGAAACAGATAAAATCATAAGAAATAATAAAAGACGTAAAACTGTTAATGAAAAATACGGTGGTTATACTTTACAAAGTCCTGAACTAAAAAAGAAAATTAAATCAACTATGATTAAAAAATATGGTGTTGAACATTCTTTTCATAGTGATGCAATAAAACAAAAAGCGTTAAATACTTGGATTAAAAAGTATGGTGTTGACAACCCGTTTAAATCTCACAGTATAAAAGAGAAAATAAAGCAAGTATTAAAAGATAAATACGGGGTTAATAATTCCGCTAATATTAACTCGGAAAATAGAATTGGTAATGGTATTAAAACAAAAATCGAAAGAGGATGGATAATACCTGATGAGTTTTTGTCGGATTACCAAATTTATAGAAAAAAAGTTAAACGATTAACTGAAACAACATATAAAATGTATAAAAACATTATAAACCCAAATAATTTAGAAAGAGTAACAAATGGAAAAATTGGGTTCCAATTAGACCACAAATACTCAATAATTGAAGGATTTTTGAATAATGTAGAACCTGAAATTATTAGTCATCACTGTAATCTACAAATGATAGAATGGAGTAGTAATAGAACTAAAAGTAAAAGATGTGATATTGATTTAGAACAATTAAAAAATGAAATAAAAAGTTATGAATAAAGAACACTTACACCCAGATGGAAGACCATACACCCAAGAAGAATTCATCAACAAAATCAAAACAGATGATGAGTTTGCTAAGAAGTGGGGTGATTTGGGACCAATTTATGGTAAACAGTGGAGAAAATGGAAAACCGAAGTTGCTATTCCAACAACATTAAAAATTGATGATGGTGATGATATTGAACCCTTATATGTAAAAGGAACACAGTATATTGACCAAATCCAAAACCTAATCAACGACCTTAAAACAAATCCTGATAGTAGGAGATTAATGGTTTCGGCTTGGAATGTAGGTGAATTAGACCAAATGGTTCTCCCACCTTGTCATTATGGATTTCAAGTTTATACAAGAGAGTTAAGTTATGAAGAACGGTGTAATATATTTCAATCAACAGAAAGATTTAAAATGGAAACCCGAGAACATATTAAAGAGTTAAATATTAAAATAATGAATGAAGCCGAAGTTCCAACCAGAGCAATCTCTCTAATGTGGAATCAACGCTCAGTAGATACATTCTTGGGTTTACCATTCAACATTGCTTCTTATGGATTATTATTGGAAATGATTGCAGATGAAGTACAAATGATACCTGATGAATTGATTGGTAATTTAGGAGATACACATTTGTATTTAAATCATATTGAACAAGCAAAAGAGCAAATAAAAAGAGAACCATTTAGACTACCAAATGTTCACGTTAGAGATGGTATCGAATCATTTATGCCAGGAGATATTATTTTAGAAAATTATGTATCACATCCAACAATTAAAGCGCCCCTGTCCAATTGACATGAAAAATAACCTACAATTAAAACACCTTTTTCACAACTTTCATATATTTATACCAAAAGAAATAATATATGGCAGTTGTTTATTTACACAAAAAGAAAAATACTAATGAAGTTTTTTATGTTGGGATTGGCCTTTATGAAGAAAGAGCTTATTCTTATAGAAATAGAAACATACATTGGAAAAACGTTGTTGCTAAATATGGATATGATGTTGAAATTATTGAATCGGATATTGAATGGGAAGGTGCATGTGACACTGAAAAATATTTAATTCAAAAATATGGTAGAGATATGTTGACAAATATGACAGATGGGGGTGAGGGGTTATTCAATCCATCAGATGAAGTTAGAGAAAAGTTAAGATACGCAAGAACAGAAGAGCAAAAACAAAAATTAAGAGAATATCAAATTGGGGTAACGCAATCCGAAGAAACAATACAAAAAAGAATATCACATGGATTTCATAAATCTGATGAGTATAGATATAAAATGAGCATTGCATTATCAGGTGATAATAATCCAATGAAAAAAGGAGAGAATAGAGAAAAATTAAGGAAACCAAAACCACCAAGAACAAAAGAACATAGTAACAAAATAAGTGAAACCAAAAAAGGGAAAACCTACATGGAACAAAGGTAAAACTTTAGAAAAATTTGTTTGTGATATTTGTAGCAAACAAATTGGTGGGTATGGTAATCTAGTACAACACAAAAAGAAACATTTATGAAATTAAAAATATAATTTATGAAATCAAATTTAACAGAAAAACTACTATCAATCTGCGGAAGTGCAGATAAAACTTATGGTTATAATGATATTGAATCGATAACTAAACTATCAGAAGAACAACGTATTCAAGTAGAAGCAGAACTAATTAAACATTTTGAGTTTGATAAGATTATATGGATGGAATTACCTTCAGGTCTTACTGAAGACAAGACAACTCCCATTGTTGCGAAATCTATTAAAATATCAGATTCCGAAAATCCAACTTATAAACATAAAGTAGGATATGTTTATACTATATCATTTACTCCAAAAATATACGAACCAGAAGAGATGTATAAGCCAGTAAAAGATGGGTGTGTGTTTGCACCTATAACATTTAACCCAGAAACCTTTGAACCAAAACAAAGTATAACATTAACTTGGTCACCTGAGTTTCCTCAAGATATTGACGCGCCTAAAAGAACATATGAAGATGATAAACAAATGATTCGTAATATGTTAGAAAGAGTATTAGATAATCCTGAAGAGTATAGACCTATGGGATATACTGGGTGTACATTACGATATGCGGTACTATAATCACATCCAGCAATTAAAAAAATATAAGTTATGAGCACAACATCACACGCAAAATTTGAATTAGAATTAGCAGGCTTCTTTGGAGAAGATTCTGACTATGGAGGAGCCATCGGAGAGGCAGTTATGGAACTAATGGAGGTATTTGAAAAACAAGGACACTCAGGTGGTTCAGCACCGATTGTAGCCTCTTTATTTCACAAATTAGCTAACTACAAACCACTGGGGCCTATTACAGGTAAAGATGAAGAGTGGGGAAATGTTAGTGATTTAGCAGGTAAACCTTGGTATCAAAACAAAAGAGAGGGTGGATTGTTTAAGGATAAGGATGGTAGGGTTACATATAATGACGCTATTATCAAAAGATGTCCTAATGGAACAACTTGGTCAGGACCTATTTACATGACTCGAGAGGATGCTATCAACAATACAAACCGATTTCATAGTTCTTTGGAAATTAAAGGATTTCCATTTACACCAAAAACATTTTACATTGATGTGTTGGAGGAAGAAATTAAAAAAGATGATTGGATTATGTGGGTAAAAGACCCAAAACAATTGGATGAAGTATGGGAGTATTACAAAAAACCTGATTTTTTATGAGCAACTACAAAATATTTAAAAGTGTGTATGTAGATGAGTATGGTAAAGAAGGTACACCATTTTTTTGGATTAAAAAAAGGAAAACCTTTATAGGAATACCTTATTGGAAGTCTATAAGACATTATGATGGTGGGGAATATACCGGCCTTACTAGATTTTATAATTATGATGATGCTCTTAATTTCATTCAAAATGTGTTAGAAAAAGGGATAAAACTCGATGATATAAATACTGAACTTGTACATATTTATTAGATAATGAAAAACAATATTTAAAGCAGATTTATAAGAAAGATATTAAAAAATAACAATACCTTTATCAAATTAAAAATTTAAATTATGAAAAATTTACAAATTAAAATTACAATCACAGATGGTGAAAAAGAAGCTAAAGCAATAATTAGTGTAAATGAATACCAATCAATAAAAGAAATACATGGTATAAGTATGTTAGATGAACAAGTAGATTTTTTATTAGAAGAGATTAAAAAATCAATCACACCCAACAATTAAATCTTTTGAATTTTGAAAACTAAAATCCACGTCAACCAACATCACATTCGTTCCAACAAAACAAAAGGAACGGATTTACCAGTTATTACAGTGAAACAAGGTAAAAAAAATACCTACTGTAATGAGGTTGAGATTTTAGGGCCAAGTAAGATTACCTACTGCGGATCGGGCACCGAGACCAAGCCCCTCATTTCTTGTGGGGCCAGAGTCGTCATAGAAACCGACTCGGAGGTGAAAATAGTTTCATGAACTGCCAAAAAATCCGAAACTTCTTTTTAAAAATAAATATATAAAAAAAAACATAAGAATGAAGCATTCTTCCGCCAAAGGCACTCCCCTCATCAACTACGAAGGAGATAATTTAAGAATTGTTAAATCTCCAGGCACTAAGAATTATTTCGACGTGTACGATCAGTGGGATGAAAAATGTTATACGCTTACCCCCACCGCATTAGGAGAATGGCTAGAAGGAAATTTTGCTATCATAGATAGTCGAGGAAAATCCTGGTTCTTCCCAGAGGAATCGGGAAGAGCAAAGATGTCAGACATCTTAGAATACATCACTTCTTAATTCCACAATCATATGAAACCAGAAAAAGATCTTGTCTTAGCCGAATGCAAAGAAATTATCAACAACTCCCCTCTGTTCGGACCCGGTGACTTTATTCAGGTAGCCCAAAAGTTAACCTCTAGCTGTCCCAACTACTATGAATTAGGGGAGATCCTTGTGACTTTATTGAATCAAGTCCAAAAAGAGCAGACCCAAAAATCATCTGACAACTAGTGTCTCTTGATTCTCTTCCACCTCTACAGAACGGACCCCAAAAATCATCTTCTGCTGACTCTCACCAGCAGCAGTCAGAAGTTTCCGCTATCCCTTTAAAAACAGACCTTTTTGAATCCGAAACGGAATACTTTCTGGACTACACGGACACCGATGGTGCTTTTTCTTTCTACGAGGACTAGAGATCTAAACCCAAAAACTCTTACAAGGGATCTTGTATTTTAAACACGGGATTTCTTCTTAACTTATCCACTCACATTCATCCGAAATTACAAAAAATTAACCCACCTCTCCTCAAATGGCAGAATTTAGCAAGCAATACGAAGAAGCATTTAACTTTGATTGGCATGATTTCGACTACGCAGAAATCTGGGAAAAACTTCAGCCGAATGAATTCTATCCTTTGATCTGCGAGGGTCTAGGCACCCTGGGAGTGGGTAGATCAGAATCTGGAGAGATGCTGTTGGGTATCCAGGACGACCAGGATCCATCTATGATGATCTTTAAAACTCTGGACCAGGTGATTTCACTGGTGGAATCACAGGGGAGGGAATAAAAAACCAGAGTTGATGAAAGATATATAAGCCAATTCAAGGCCTATGTATTCAAATCCAGAATATTTAAAACAGATTGTTTCCAAATTGGAAAGACTCAATCTGGCCTCCACCGGCAGTCCAAATGCCACTCCCAATTCAGGATTTCATTCCGGATCCGTGAAGGGCGAGCCCAAGCTAGAAGATCCCTTACAGTGGATGGGCAGAGCAGCACAACAATATCTTTCCTCCAAACATGAAAAATCTTAAAGAAAATTTCCCAGCCTATGCTCTGGGTTTTTTTGTGTGGCTTCTGTGCCTCATCTTTTTGCCAAAAATCTGGGCAATAGTGACTTTATTACTAGGGGTTGGGCAGCTTTTTAGCTGTAGTAATCTGAAAAGGGATTTAGCCCGCCTTTGGTGGAAAAAGCAGGAAGTCAAAAACCGAATTTAAAAACTAGTCAATTCTGTTCTCAACCAGGTAGAACCTGCAACACAGACATAAAGATACCCTCCGGTAGAACTACCAGTGAAAGCCATTTGTCCAGTTGCTCCAGTAGATCCTCCGGTGGCAGGAGCCCCAGCAGGACCAGCTACAATCGAGTTCCAATAAGGTAAAGATGTCCAGGTTGAAACCCCGTTGCCTAATTTAAGATTATAAGTGTTGGTTTCAAACCCAAATTCTCCACTCAACAGAGTTGGGTTATTGGAGGTCCAGTTGGTTGAGGTGTCCTGACGGAGAACTATACGGTAAGCCATGAAATTTTTTTTCTTTATATATCGTTTTTTTCCCAGCGTTGAGACGAATTTCTGATATATAAAGTAAAAACTCTATGTTACTAAAAATTGGGTCCAAAGGAGAGGACGTGAAAAAACTCCAGTCTAAATTGGGATTAAGTCCCGACGGTGTCTTTGGACCTGGAACGGAAGCCAAAGTCAAAGAATGGCAAAAGGCCAACGGTCTTGGGACGGATGGCATAGTGGGTCCGGGGACTTGGAACAAGATGTTCGTCACCTTAGCTCCTGTCTCTGAATCTGTCAAGTCCCAAACTACTACGGGATCCCAGTCTAGTCCCGCCTTGAAATTGGACAAACTGAAAGGACACGTACCAGACTCTGTTATTGCAGAAATCCCCGATACGGCAGCTAAATTTGGCATCACCACCCCTCTGAGACTTGCTCACCTATTAGCTCAGGCATCGCACGAGTCGGGCCATTTCAAATCAGTGACAGAGAATTTGAATTATTCCGCTGATGGTTTGAAAAAAATATTCCCTAAGTACTTTCCTGGGAATTTAAATGAGTCTTATGCAAGAAACCCACAAAAGATAGCAAACAAAGTTTATTCTTCGAGAATGGGGAATGGCGATGAGGCTTCAGGCGATGGATTCCGATATAGGGGAAGGGGTTTCTTGCAAACCACTGGCAAATCTAACTATGCAGAATTCAATAAAATAGTTGATGATGACGTAATAGCAAATCCGGATCTGGTAGCAACTAAATATGCTCTTGCCTCTGCCGCCTTCTTTTTCCAAAAAAATAACTTGTGGTCTATCTGTGACAGAGGTGCTTCAGATGAGATAGTTACATTAGTTAGTAAAAGAGTAAACGGAGGTACAATTGGACTTAGCGAACGTTTATCAGAGTTTAAAAAATTTTATGCACTTCTCAATTAAAATAGAGATCTGAAACAATATGGCCTAGGTTTTTTTAACCTAGGCCTTTTTTTAGTATGAAAAAATCATCCATTCACCTATGACTTACACCTCCGAACAAATTAGAAAGGCTCTATTGGCCAAGGGGTATGTCTGGTTTTCAGACTCACAGAACAAAGGTTTTGATCTAAACATTGTCGGCATCCGTAATTCAGAACCCGGGGATAAAGTGACCAACCTGTTCGATGACTGGATAACAGTCTCGTATCTGGAGAAGGAAAAGCCAAAATTCTACAGCTGGGCGGCCACGACGGACCCAGGCACGAAAGGGGTTCTGGAGCACAGAAATCCCGACGGAGTGGCCAGATTGGTGCCCGGTCAGTATCGAGGTTCTCACACTTTGGGCCTGCACCAGGGTAAATATGAAGCTTTGAGACAGCAAAAACCCATGAGGGTTTATCGGGATTCCGACAAAAACCTAATCTTCGAGGAAAGTAGAATTCAGACTGGTATTTTTGGCATCAACATCCACAAGGCAGGCAGACATTCAACTTGGGTTGAAAACTGGTCTGAAGGATGTCAGGTGTTTCAGAAAACACAGGACTTTGATGAGTTTATGAAAATCTGCCGGCAAGCAGCTAGAATTCACGGTCCTTCTTTTACCTATACCCTGTTGGAGAGCAAAGACATTAAATCTTCTTGACGGTGCATTTTCCTGAAACATCCGTCACCTCTAAATTCAAATTCCTATTCACTGTGAATTTGTAGGTCATTGGCCCCTCAATAGTTTTTTCAGTTCTTCACTTTGTAGTGGCTTCGTTCAGAAAAATTATAGGATTTTTCTCTGTATATCATTAATGTCTGAAGGCTTTCTCTTATATTTGGGGGGGCAAAACCATCTTGATGAAAAAAATACTTCTTTTATCTTTAGTCATCATCATGTCTTGTTCCTCCTACGAGGGTAAAATCCAGGGACCTTCCTTTCTGGTCAAGCCTTCGATCGAAATAATTCCCGTCGGAAACATCAGCAAATCAAGGATTGAATTTGTTAAAAAAAATCTTCTTGAAACCTATCAAGTGGAGGTAACTGTCGGGAAAGGACTACCTTTAGATACTATTTCTTTTGCTAGATCCTCCACTAGACAGGGTTACACAGGCATTAAGATTCTTCAAAGATTCTCTTCCATTAATTCGGCCAGAAAGACCCTACTGCTTATTGAAGGTCAGGTCTACACCAGAAGAACTCTAAATGGAGTAACCTATCCAGAATGGTCAATTTTAGGATTAGCCTATCGAAATGTTTGTTTGGTGGTGCCTATTCGTAGTAAATCTAGACTGCAAAAGGTTGCTATTCATGAAGTGGGCCACACTCTGGGCCTGCCTCACTGTGAGGATAGAGGGTGTCTCATGACAGATGCCAAAGGTAATGCAAAGAACATAGACAGGGCACAGACAGAATTTTGTCACAATTGCATCCAAAAAATGCGAAAAAATTACTTTCTATTTAAAAATATTAAATAGAGAACCTGATAATTTATTTTTGACCAATGAGTATAAATTTTTTCCGATCTCCTTTCCTTCTTTTTCGATGCTGATGAGCATCTTTTGGAACGAACTAGTTGATAAAATTAAAGGCACTAAAGGCACTAGGTCTTTATCATCACCAACATCCGGTAAAATAATAACGTAACTAGGTTTAATTTCACCCATTTTTACTAAAAATTCTCGGTCCACATTTAAACAACCTGCCCCTACTCTGCCTTTATCGGAAGCTTTATTTTCACCCCCAAAAGAAATGGGGACAAAGTTTTTTTTCAAATCCCCTGCTACTTCTTGCCTAGTTTGATTTGCGTGTCCGTGAACAGCCATCGGAATCATCTCATTGGTATCTAAGGTATATAACCGGAAAATGTTACCAGTAGGGATCTTACCCTGAGGATCTGAACTTCCTCCTGTCAGGTAATTTTCTTGCCCCCCTGTATTTGATACTCTAAAAACTCCCGGTCTTGTAGTTCCCCCTTCAGAGGGGTAAATAAAAGGAATGCGAGCTTCCGGATTTTTTTTTCGAAACTCATTGTTCTTTTTTTCAGCATCTTCGTAACTACATTCTAGATTACAACCTATTTTTTTCAAAAAATCTACAAATCTTTTGCTTTGAGGATCATTTGGTTTCTCTCTGGAGAATTTTACAGAAGCTGAGTACCAATCAGGATATGTTTTAGGTTTTCCTATACCTAAATCCTTTATTTTACCCGATGCGAAGAAAGAATTGATAACAAATTTATAGCCGGGAGCAAAAAGACTAATTGTTCCCGCTTTTTTGTTTGCAATTAGGAAAGATTCATTTTTCAATTTATTTTCTTTTTGCAGACGTAGAATAAAATTGAAAGATCTATTGGACATCTTCCCAGCTTTTTTCTCCCACCATTCAAAGACAGCTTTTGTTCTCTCCGTTGAATCGACCCTAGTACTTTCGGAAGGGGGATTGTAATAGGGGGGGCTTTATCTGTGACAGTGTTTGGGAAGACGAAGTCTTTGAAGCAGGACTTCCTCCTGATTTCTGGTATTTTTCAAGAGCACTGGCGGTTAATTCTCCGAAATATCCAGTGGGAATACCGCTTTTTGTTTTTAAAAATCCTTCATCTATTAGAATCTGCTGTAATTTCTTCACGTCTGGGACCTCTTTTGGATTTTTGGTTCCACCAGAGCCTAATTTTAAACCTTTAGGGTTGATGTTGGGTTTGGGGTCAGATCCTGATTTTTCCTCGTTAAGGATCTGTAAAAATTGGTTGAAATTGTGAACCATAACTTGCTTTTAAATTTTTCTAAATATCCGTTTTTTTGAACCTGGTGTGTCCAACAGCTTTTCACTTTTGTAGAAACCCTGTTGGAGAGCAAAGACATTAAATCTTCTTGACGGTGCACTGGGTCTGCTGAGATCCTGTTCCTGCAACACACGTTACCTCTAGATTCAAATTTCCGTTTACGGTGAATCTTTGAACCGATGTTTCCCTGCCCATTCCGTGGTCGGTGGAGATCTCAGAATTTGCTTTGAGCGATGAAATTGACTGGCCCCCCAATAATTTTTTCAGTTCTTCACTTTGTAGAATCCCCATGATCAATTTTAGGCTGTCTTCAAAAGGGGTGATGGGGCTGGATTTAGTTGTGGCTTCGTTCAGAAATTGATGGTATGTTTTCATGAAAAATTAGAAGATTTTTCTCTATATATCATTAATGTCTGAAGGCTTTCTCTTATATTTGGAGACAAATCACATTCTAAAATAAATTCAAAATATGAAGGCAATTAAAATTCTTTTGTTCCCATTTTTTTTACTGCTAGTTGGGAATTTATTTGGTTATCCTTTACCCAGATTATCAATCGATAACCAGACTGATTTTTATTCACAATCTGAAGAGTTAATAAAAAAATACAGGCCTAAAAGAACTGATCGAGTAATAGTCATCGATTATCGAAAAAACATTTTTGTCAATAGATTGTACGTACTGGACATGAAAAAGAGAGAAATAATTCTGGAAAGCAGAGTTTCCCATGCTAAAAAATCAGGTTTTTTCATTCCCGAAAAATTTAGCAACGTCAGTGGAAGCTACTTGAGTTGTAAAGGTGTCTTTGTTACCGCAGAAACTTATCACGGGAAATTAGGATACTCCATGAGAATTAAAGGCCTTGATGTAGGAGAAAATAATAATGCCTACCAAAGGGCAATCATCTTCCATTCCACAGAATTTGTCATAAATGGGATAAAAATAAAGACTCTTTGGTCAAAAGGTTGTTTTTCTACCCCACCGGAATTCAACAAAAAAATAATTGACCTTACCAAAAACGGTTGTCTTGTCTATGTTATTTCTTAGTATCTCTTCTCTCAAGCAAATCCCTCATAACTCTATCACGGATTGAGAAGTTTTGGGTCTTTTCACCCAAACTATTTTACCTCCCCCGTGAATTTTATCAACTCCATCCGCCCAGATATCTACTGCTAGGCCACCATATTTAGGAATAGCGTGAAATATCACAGGATTTCCGTTTTCAATGGCTCCTACTATACCAACGTGTGAGTTCATAGCCCAAGATTTACCTTCGGCGATCGTTCTTCCTGGTACGTTTCCTCTCCCTTTATTACCATTTGCGTCAGTAAAGTAATTTTTTCCTGCTTCATAAAATGCTTGCTCCTGGCGAATTGATGCAGGATAGAAGATTCCGCAGATATCTCCTATTTTTAGTTTTTTTGCATCTAATGGATTTTTTTCTAAGAGGTTTATGATTAAATTCCTAATTTCTTTCCCCCCTTTCTGGCCCAACCTCCATTTGACGTTTTTCGAGTTTGTACCATCCAATACCAAAGCTGGTTGTCTTTGATAAATTTCATTCCAAAGATTGATGCATGTTGCGATCTGATCCTTATCCAGACCTTTAAATACATCATAAATTACGGTTCCTTCTATCGTATCTCTGGCTTTCCAGGCATCATTTACATACTCTACGGCTTTGGTAAACCCATTAACAAAAGTAGCACAGCCTAAAGGTTTATTTACATCAAACAGTACTTTAGACCCAGAAGAATCTATAGAAGATTTAACCTCTTTTAACTTTTTGATATAATCAGGATCAGTTTGGTTACTAATCTGAACCACCTTAATTTTTTTATCCTGTTCTTTATCAGTTTTAGAAGAGGTTGGACTTGGAGTACTGGTAGAAGGAGAAGATCCCTTGGGAACCTTTAATTTCATTCCCACTCGTATTTTATTAGGGTCAGGTCCAATTACAGATGCATTAGGGGTGTAAATTTTTTTCCAATCTGTAGCTTTCATCCCCAAAGACAGGGCAATTTTAGCCAAGGTATCTCCTGATCTAACCGTATATTCAACCACATCTGCTGGAATCTCTGTCTGAGTTGCACGAACTGTTCCTGATTTGTCAGAAGATGATGACTTGTCAGGAGGTCTCATTGGTACTTTGATATCATCAATAGAAATCTCAATATTTTCCTCCGGAAAAAAGTCACCTTCTGCTCTCTCTAAAATTTGTGATTCTAACAAAGATCTATGGGTTAGGAATTGGTTGAAATTGTGAACCATAATCTGTTTTTAAATTTTTCTATATATCACCAAAGTTTGAAGACTTTATCCTATATTTGGTAGGCAAAATTCTCCTGATGAAAAAATTAATAGGAAAATACATCATTTTAATCTCTTCGGCATGCTTCTTGTTCTCATTTTTTTCTGCTAAAAAAGAGAGGGTTTTTTATCTCCCGTTTGATATTCCAGGTAAACAGATGGCGGCTACCATTCCCCCTGTTGGAATTTTTATTGAGAAAAAATACAAAAATGAAGGAGATGACTGCGGCACTATTTTAGCTCACGAAAAAATACACTGGGACCAATATAAAAGGATGGGGCTGGTTCTCTTCCATTTCGAATACATGAAGGGGCTCATCAAAAACGGAAGAGTTAATCAACACTGGATGGAGATAGAGGCTAGAAAAAAGTCCAAATGTGGACAATAAAAAAAATTAAATGCATCCTACCTTTTTAGACCTCTCAACAACTTCTTTGAGGTATCCTAAACTCGAGATGTATTCATCTTTTGTTTTCCACCCCATTTTATCTAGCATCTTCTTACCCACGCTCTTGGTAGATGTTTTGATATTGGGTAAATAATTGGGGATGGGCTTATCTTTTAAAACCCGAAGTTTAAAATCAGGTTTTTCTTTAGGAAATGGCAGATAAACGCCGCCTGGTGAATTTACAGGGGCTGCGTAACCAGGATTATCTGTTTGACAGTACTTGTTTTGGAGACGCTCTGCTCCTAAATTATACGAGATTATAGCTGCATCCATAACAGAATTTCCGGTAGAGCTAGGATTATTGATTAAATTCCCTTTGTCGATGATGACCGAGGGAGATTTTTCGGAATAGTTTTTCTTATTCTGTTCGTAGAGATCCTTCAGATATCTACAGGCTGCATACAAAGAACCCGACATTGTCATCAGGGCATTAAGGTCGACGTTGTATTTCTTAGCAACATCTGGAGTCATTTGTGCTATTCCCATACTTGGAGCCCAGTTTTCCTTATCTGAAACCTCTTGGGCGATTTTTTTAACTAGACCCCCTAGGGAAGGAATTTCTTGAGTGACGTAATTGATTGCATACTCAGGAACTGATTTGATTCCGTATCTGGTTGGAAGTAACCCCTGGACAGTCTGCCCGTAATCTGATTCTCTGCCTAAAATTCCAATTCCATATTTGATGAATTCTTTAGGAATTCCTTTTTTTAGACAGTGCTCAATGGCTATGGACATTTCTTTATCCACACATCGATATACGTGCTCGATTTGCAAATCCTTTTCTAGGATAAGACCGTCAAAATCACGAAAGGTCAGGTTGGGTTTGGATTTAGACTCTGATTTTTCCTCGTTAAGGTCCTGTAAAAATTGGTTGAAATTGTGAACCATAACTTGCTTTTAAATTTTTCTATATATCCGTTTTTTTGAAAAGAACATACCTAACAGCATTTACAGACCGAATCTGTCCTTGTTTGCATTCCAATTTTTAGAAACGTCCCCTGAATTTAAAGCAGAAGAGTAAATTCTGATGATATAAACGGAACCTTGGAAATAAAATTCGGATCCCTCACCTGGATTTCCACTACGTGCTATGGTCACTGGACTATCAAAAGTAGGGGCTCCAGGTAAAGAACTGCTTCCCAAAAGAGTACCATTTTGATAGAAACTTAAGTCCGATCCATTATAAGTTCCCACCAACTGATAAATTGTGCCGATACTAGGGGTTATTCTATATAAAGAGGTGAACCATGACCCATTTTTGTAGAAACCAATATCCAAAAAATTTTCGGCAGAGTCATAATTACCCAAAGAAAAAGCTACATCTCCGTTGGCAACTAAGGCTGAAACTATCGAGGTCTCTTCTCCAACTAAAGATGCTCCTGTTTTAAACCACGCCTCAACGCTCCATTGGCTCCCCGTGACGTTGGATGGGGTTTGAGCATACTGAGTGAGTCCATCAAAATCAAATTTACCACTGCCATATGAAGGGGAGTTAAACAGATCCGCCTTAGGTGAACCTCCCTGGACAGACACCAAATTCCACCACTCCGTTCCCGAGCCTGGATAAGAAGCCTCATTGGCTCCATCTAGAGAGAGAATCAGATTGGAGGTGATGGCAGGGTTGTAGTTGGTCCAACAGCTGTTGGCGTTTAAGGCCCGGACAGCCGCATCATCAGTGGCAGGATTTAAACCCGACAGCTGGGCAGACATCTGTAAAAATTGGGACTGATTGGCCGCCCGGTTGAAGCCCACAGAGGCCAATTGCTGCAAACCAAAAATAGGAGATCCGACTCGGAGGGTAAAATTTACCGACACCCCATTTATAAGTGCAAAAGAAATCCTAGATCTAACCCGATTGGTATCAGAACCGGTTAAAGTTCTGGAACCAACGTACAGTTTCAACTCAGAAGTTGGAATAATGTTAAAAGTCGAGGTTCCTAAAGTTGTGGTTTCCTGAAGTTCAAGGGTCTGGATAGCAAGACCTGGGATGGACCCGGTAACTCCTGCAATCCAGTATCTAGCTCCCCAGGTTTGACCCAGAGCAGCGACCAGATCCAATGAGGTTGTCGTAATAAAAAAAGAACCTGTTCCGACTGTTCTAGTACCACTAACCCCAATATCAAAATACGAAATCCCACCCGATGTCTGAACTGCCCCATAGGTTATTGTGATACCTGATGGAACAGCGGATGCGGTCCACCCAGTCGGTAGTGATCCACCCACTGCCCCCGATAAGGTGGGATTTAAAATTTCGTTAGGACCTACCACCGGGGTTGGCTGTGTGCCAGAGGGAACTGTTTTGGCGATGATGGCATAACCAATATCTTCATCTGGACCATTCCACCACTGGAGACCAGTCCCGCTCTGATAGGTAGAGGAAGGAGCGGTGCCTCCGATGGTCATAGTACCAAATTGAAGAGTGCCTGCTACTCTGGAAGAAGTGCCGGATGAATTATAGGCAAAGGGACGGGCTGTTGGCAAAGATTTTCTTTTTTTTCTATATATCTTTTTGTACTGCCTTCCTCGAGAATTATCTGTTTTGTCCAGGATATATAGGAAAAAAGATTTTGAAAACAAAAAAAAAATTCAGGTTCGAGCAGTCCAAAGAAATCACTGATTTAGAAGTGGCCAAAAAAATGCTCAAGATTTATCAGAGTGCCCAAGACAGAGGTCTGGAATTTGGCCTTAGTTTTCCCACGGTCAAGAATCTCTTGACCTATTCACAGTGCTACTACACCGGTAAAAAATTCGAGGAGGAAGGCCCTTTTTCCAGAAGTTTTGACCGGATAGATTCAGCCAAAGGATATATAGAAGGCAACGTGGTTTCTTGCACGGTCGATATCAATTCTAAGAAAAGCAATTTGTCCTATGAAGAGATAGAATTGATCTACAAAAAACTCTCCTGCCACAGGAATTCTGCGGAAGCACAGGCCGAAAATAAAGACGCACAAAGTCATGAAAATACCGAAAAAATATTTGACCAAAAATCCGAGAGTGATGAAAAGAGAGATCTTGAAGCATAAAGACAAGGAAGATTCTGACCCCTCAGCCTACGGTCCCTGGGACGCAGATTATAAAAGCAGAAAGGCCGGTAAAGGTAAAAAAGTTGAGACTAAGATGAGCAAGTACACAAAAAAATACAAGGAAATGTTTGGGGAGAATGAAGAGATTTCTTTGGAATCCAACCTAATTGTATACGAAGATTTTGGATCCAAAATTGAGCAGGCTGCTTACGAGGTTTTTCTTGAACTGCAAGAGTCAGGAGAAGAGTGTGACCCCTTGGAAGAAGGATCAGCAGCAGGTTCAGTTGATACTTCTAGTTCTCCAGCTAACAAAGCACTCAAAAAGAAAGCAGAAAAAAGTGGATTTCCTTTAGGAATACTTAAACAAGTGTTTAAACGTGGCAAGGCCGCCTGGGCGATAGGACATATCCCAGGAACAACTCCAGACCAATGGGCTCACGCTAGAGTAAATTCTTTCATTACAGGAGGGAAAACAACAAAAATGCACGATAAGGCCCTTTACCAACAGGCAAAAAAAGCTAAGGCGGAGAAAAGAAAGTAATCACTCACAACTGCTGCCAAGAGGTCGATTGTTTGAAGTAGTAGTTGTAGCGAGATTCCACATTTTCGAACTTTGATTTCAGAAACTGGGTCACGGTAAAAGGATTCAAGGCGTTGACCCTGCCATAGCCAGGAGATGTTTGATCGGGTTTGACAAAAAGCTGCTCAATAACTTTGGCGTTGAAGATGACACCTTGACTTTCTAAATAGATGAAAAAATCTTTGAAGTACTTAAATTTAATATCGTGTTTATTCATTGCTAGCTCAATATCAGGTCCAAACCAACCATATTCAGCATAGATCTCTAAAGCCTTTCTAGGATTTGATGCAATGATGACCTCAACCAAAGGGGTTTCAGTTTTACTATCCCACTGAAAAACATAGCCACCCAATCGACTTAAGCCCAGATCATCTAGAAGATCCATATCTAGGGGATCCATATAAAATTCCCAAATTTTTTGAACCTTACTCATCTGTCCCTTTTTTTTCTTGGTACTTAATTAAGAGTTCACCCCAGACTTCTATAAGTCCGACTAACTTCTGGAATTCAACCTGAGAAATTTTAACAGATTTACCCACGCTCTGATTTAACTCGTCAATCAGAGAATTCAGAGTTTCTATTCCCTGCTCTGGCGAGAATTTACCCTTGGCTGATTTTTGATAGATAGGTAATTTGACGTTGAAGTGGTGGTAGGTCAACATGGCGTCTCCTCCCTTTTCTTTGGCATTATCTGCTATTTTAGAAGCACCTGACAGGCGATTGTCAGCAAAGGTCTCAAAGGACTCACTTTTAGTGTCTGATGCCTCGTTCAAGCGAAGATCTTCGTATGTACGTAAATTGTGCATGTTTTTTTTCTCTTATATATCCCTCTTTTTTGAACAATTTGAAACTTTCTTCCCCTTATGCAGATAAAAAGGTTGTAATGTTCAAAAGACACCTGGCTAAAACAGTCAGCTATAGAATCCTCGGAACCCTGACCACAGTTGTCATTGCCCTCTGTGCCGGTTTAGATTGGCAGATCTCATCTCTTCTTGGGGCAGGAGAACTCTTTTTTAAACCCCTGGTCTATTTTCTGCACGAGAGGTTCTGGTACAAGTTCATTAAATACGGAATTAAAAAATAACCTCATAATTTCCATCTATGCCCAGAAGTAATTCTTCTTCCCCGACTATTTTCGTTCAAATAGCATCTTATCGGGATCCCCAGCTGGTTCCCACCCTCAGAAGCATGATTGAAAGTGCTAAATCACCTCAACATTTAAGGATAGGCATTTGCCGTCAGTTCCACCCAGATGATGGTTTTGATAATCTGGACGAGTTTAGAAACAACTCCAATTTTCGCATCCTGGATGTACCTCACGAAGAAAGTCAAGGGGTATGCTGGGCCAGACACCTAGTTCAACAGCAGTACCAGGGGGAAAAATACACTCTCCAGATTGATTCCCACATGAGATTTGCTCCTCGTTGGGATGAAGATCTCATTCAGATGGTAAATCAATTGAAGAAAATGGGTCACAAAAAACCTTTGCTAACGGCTTACGTTTCCTCTTTTGATCCAGAAAACGAACCAGCCGGCAGGATTCAAGATCCCTGGAGGATGGCCTTCGATCGATTTATTCCAGAGGGGGCAGTGTTTTTTTTACCTGAGACCATCCCAGACTGGAGAAACTTGACCGCTCCGGTAGCGTCAAGGTTTTACTCGGCCCACTTCGCATTTACGCTCGGGAAGTTCTGTGAGGAGGTTCCGCACAACCCTTATTATTATTTTCACGGAGAAGAAATTTCCATTGCCGCTAGAGCCTATACCTGGGGATATGATTTGTTCCATCCCCATCGAGTAGTCATCTGGCATGAGTACACCCGCAAAGGCAGAACCAAACAGTGGGACGACGATAAACAGTGGGTCCAAAAGAACGAAAGATCCCATTTGATGAACCGTAAGCTCTTTGGGATGGACGGATTAGAGCAGGAAGGACACGACGGTCGATATGGATTTGGTCCTGTCAGGACCCTCAGACAATATGAAGAATATGCGGGTATTTTATTCTCAGGCAGATCAGTTCAACAGGCAACTCTGGATAAAAAATACCCTCCTAATCCGGGGATTGAAGAATTCGGAGGAGACGAGAACCAATGGATGAATAGTTTCTCGAGGGTCTTTAAACACTGCATTGATCTGGGATATCACCAGGTAACAGAGCCTGATTATGATTTTTGGGTTGTGGCTTTTCACGATGCCCAGGACAACACCCTTTTCCGGAAAGATGCAGACAAACAGGAAATATCCAGAATGATGATGGACCCAGATGGATACTATAAAATCTGGAGAGAATTTCAGACGGCGGTTCATCCAGCCTATTGGGTAGTATGGCCTCATTCTGAATCCAAGGGTTGGTGTGAAAGAATTACAGGTCAATTATCACATTCGGTTTCTTAAAGCATAAAAAACATGTCTAAAATCACTTTTTCAGAAATTAAAAAAATTGTTATAAATTTAGAGAAAAGATCCGATAGACTGGAAAAATTCAGAAAAGAAATGGAGTGGATTGGATGGGAATTTGAAATATTTCCCGCTATAGATACATCTTCTTATATAGGATGTGCAATTTCACACCAAGAAATAGCCAAAAAATGTCTTGAATTAGAGGAAGATTTTTTTATGGTATTTGAGGATGATTCCTGTTTTATGCCTTACGCAAAAGAACAAATCTCCAAATGTGAGATCGAATTATCTAAAATAGACTTTGATTTTTTTCATTTTGCTCCATGCTTTCATAGACCCGTTGAAAACTTCTCAAAAAATTTAATTAATCTTCACGAGCTACCAGAAAAAAACCCAGAAATACATAGGGGAGTTTTCGGCACTTATTGTTTTATATTAAATAAAAAATGCTGTGAAATAATTAGCAAATGGGACACGGACATCTACATAGAAAATTATCACAGACAAAAACCCATAGATGAATACATGGATCTGGCATTGTACCCAAACACAAAATCTTTTGCCTCTTCTCTACCAATAGTAACACATTCAAGTGGGTTCTCTGATATAGGGAATGTCCACTACAATAACCACTACCAAATGATTTACAACTGGAATTTATACACTTCAAATAAGCTAAATTCAAATTTCTTAGATTTTAATTGGATAGAAAAACAAAAACATGAAAACTAAATTTGTAACCTGTATTTATAGTAATCTTTTTGGGACTAAATTTGGTGGCAGGCAATCCAGGAACCTCCATTATAAATACAGTTTGCTTTCTTTAATGAAAATGGAGAATGCTAAGTATATTTGCTACACTTCAGAGGCAGAAATTCAAGATCTATCAAATTTTTTCTATGATGAAAATGGAGTAAATCTAGAAAATTTAGAAATAAAAATTTTCGATTTATCCAAAACTAATCAACAGGCTTTGTTCGAGGAGTACAAAAACTATCAGGAGGCTTATTCTTCAGACAGATGTTTAGAAATACAATACGCAAAGTTCGAATTGTTAAAAAAAAATTTAGATGATGAATTTGACTATTTTTTCTGGATTGATGCGGGATTGTCCCACTGCGGGCTAATTCCTAATAAACATCTCACACAAAACCTAGGTCATAGAAGTTATTACGAAAGTCACATTTTCAATAACAATTTTTTACAAAATTTGATCTCCTTCACTAATGATAAAATTTTCATAATAGGAAAAGAGAATCAGAGAAACTTCTGGTCACAAACGGTAGACATGAAACATTATGACAATTATTCAGCGGATTACCATATCATCGGGGGAATTTTTGGTGGAAATAGAATATCGTGTGAAAAACTAACTAATCTTTTTGAACTCTACACAGATCAAATAACAAGATCTGACGGTAGAGTTTATCCCGAAGAAAATATCATGACTGTCATCTGGAGAAACAACGAATCGATTTTTTCAATTAAATTGTTTGATACTTGGTGGCACGAAAATTCGGGGATCCCCGATCTAGATATAGAGGAACACCTCAGGATAAATAAAAGTTTTTACAAAATATTAGAAGAATTGAATGACTAGAATTACTTTTGTCACCGGACTTTGGAACATTCAGAGAGGATCCTTATCAGAAGGTTGGTCAAGATCTTACAATCATTACCTTCAAAAATTTGAGCAACTACTTTCCATCCCCAATAATCTAATTGTTTTTGGAGATTCTGAATTGAAAAAGTTTGTCGAAGAAAGGAGAGATCCTAAAAATACTCTCTTTATTTTAAGAGAGACAGGATGGTTTAAAAGCAACGATTACTATCATCTGATTCAACAAATTAGAGAAAACCCAAACTGGCTATCACAGGCAACTTGGCTTCCTGGCTCAACCCAGGCCAAATTAGAATTTTATAATCCCTTGGTGATGTCTAAGATGTTTTTGCTTCATGATGCAAAAATTATGGATCCTTTTGATTCTGAACACATGTTTTGGATAGACGCAGGACTTACCAATACCGTTCATCCTGGTTATTTCACACACGATCGAGTGCAAGACAAGCTCTCCAAGTATTTTCATAAATTTGGATTTGTGTGTTTTCCCTATGAGGCGAACACGGAAATTCACGGGTTTTCATACCCAAAAATCAACGAATATGCCGGGAGTGACGTGAAGTTAGTTGCCAGAGGGGGTTTCTTCGGAGGACCTAAAACCTCCATCTCCGCCGTCAATGCCTTATACTATCAAACTTTAATGGCAACTCTCCAGGCCGGGTATATGGGAACTGAGGAATCCGTTTTTTCAATTCTACTTTACAGATTCTCAGAAACTTTTATTCACTATGACATAGAATCCAATGGTCTTATAGGTAAATTTTTCGAGGATCTGAAAGAGGATAGACTGATTCTCCAGAGTTCTGATGCTATCCAGATAACATCCACTCGGCTCAATCCAGAAAACGTGGGACTTTATGTCATTGGATTTAACAGTCCTCGACAATTTGAAACCCTGGTTACTTCGATGCTCCAGTACGACAGCCATTTTATTCAGAAGACCCAGAAATTCTTGTTGGATAATTCCACCGACCTGACTACAACTCCTCGATACCAAGAACTCTGTCAAGAACACGGATTTACCCATCTGAAACACAACAATTTAGGCATCTGCGGAGGCAGGCAATTTATCGCAGAGCATGCAGACGGTCAGAATTTAGATTATTACTTCTTCTTTGAAGACGATATGTTCTTTTATCCGCATCCCGACACCCGCTGTCGCAATGGATTTCCTAGACACATCGAGGGATTGTATCAGAAAGTAATGAACATTATCTCCTCAGGAGAATATGATTTTCTGAAATTGAATTACAGTGAATTTTTTGGGGACAACGGCACTCAGTGGTCTTGGTACAATGTGCCACAAACAGTCAGGGATGAGTATTTTCCCGACAAGAAACAATTACCAAAAATAGGCCACGATCCAGAAGCACCTCGAACAGTGTTTAATCACATTTATTCCCACCAGGGAGTGCCTTATGTAGACGGAGAAATCTACTACTCCAATTGGCCTCAGGTGGTCAGTAAGACGGGCAACAAAAAAATGTTCTTGGACACAACTTGGGCTCATCCCTATGAACAAACCTGGATGTCACATATGTTTCAGCTGGTCAAAAAAGGGGATTTAAAGCCGGCTCTTTTGCTGATGACCCCCACCGAACATGACCGTTTTGAACACTATGCAGGTAGTCTCAGAAGAGAAAACTGAGTTTTAACAGGAAGCTCCCCAGTTGGGTTTTTCAGCTAACGTCCAAGAAGCTGGGGTTCCAAAATCAAAAAGAGAAGGAGGAGAAGGAATTAATGGCACGTTCCAGCTTGAAATATCCTGATCGTAGGATGAGCAATCCTCGAACATACTATTCATATTGTTAACCAGACAGACATCCCAAGAATCGAGAGACTGGTTGAAGACGGAGCAATTACGGAACATCCCCGACATATTCGTCACCGATGAGACATCCCAAGAATCGAGAGACTGGTTGAAGACGAAGCAATCACCGAACATCACCGACATATTCGTCACCGATGAGACATCCCAAGAATTGATATTTTGAATTGTAGTTATATTACCACAATTCTCGAAGAAAGAATATAAACTTGTAATCCCAGTGAGATCAAGAGAATCTGAAATGGAACTCAGATTTAAATTAGTACACCCGTTAAAATTACCACCGTAATTACCAACTCTTAATGGACCCCACTCCAATACGGAAACTATATTTTGTCTAGAATATGCCACCTGGGCGAAACTCCAACCTTGAATTTGACCTCTAATAGTGACAGTGTAAGTTCCAGCAGTGGAATAGACATGAAAATTCTGACTCGGTGTAGTAATTGTTTCGGTGTTACCGTCTCCCCAATTGACTGTGAAATTATATGAGCCAGAAGGAACCAACGGGAGGAAAATAGTTTCATTAGAAGTTGTCGTAGTCCATTGACTTATAAAAGCAGCAATAGGGGTGCTAGTAGGACTAGGAGTAGGGGTCGGGGTAAGAGGAGCAACGACAGCTCCGGCCTGGGTTGTCATTGGTTGATAGGGAATACCGTTAGGGTCAGCAACTTCATAATATGAAGGATCTGGAGCGAAAATCAAAGGATGGGTTCCTGACTGTAAAACAGTAAATCTGATTTTAAACAAGGTACCTGTTGTCCAATTGGGCCCCGATAAATCAAACCACGCAAAGCTAAATACTTCCAGTCCCGTTCCGAAAGAAGGATCCGGAGTCCCGCAGTTGAAAACTGTGTTTTGGGTGAAAATTGGATTCAGATCTGTGTAGAAAGGAGAAGCACAGGATAAATCATTAGAGTCATAAAGAACCCAGAGAGAAATAGATCCCAGCTGAAACTGAATAGAAGGGTTTAGATTCAAAATAACAGGAACTTCCACCACATCTCCTGCATTTCCAGTCACTGTGCCGATGGTCAAGTTGTAGGGGGAACACCCAGAAACTGGATTTTGGACGGTGATGGTTCCACCAACTGCCTGAGGAACTGAACAAGAACAGATTCTGATTAGACTGCCAGTTGGATAAGGTAAGCCTGGAGATGCCCCTCCTAAAAAAGAGATAGCACCAGTATTGCAATTGGTGTACTGGATCGAAATAACACCCACCCCTGTTATTATCTCGAAAGTAGTACAGGCACAGGGGGTTGGTGTTGGGCTAGGAGTATTGGTAGGGGTCGGGGTGTTAGTGGGGGTTTGAGAGGGGGTATTCGAAGCCGAAGGCTGAGTGCATGGAACTAGGGAATTATAAAGTCCTACCTGCCAATATTCTTCACCCTCGCAAATTTGGATTTTTTGGTTTGATACCCCCGGAATACTGAGAATGTTTTTGCTAGACACATAGTTAGGGGTTTGCCCTACCCAAGCCTCAATTCCTAGTTCTGCCGCAACATAATCTATACGGCAGGCGAGGCCAAAAGAAAGGGAACCGGCAAAACAAAGACCAATTATTTTATAAGTACCATTGATAATTGCACATAAGGCTGAACCTGAATCCCCAGGTGCTATGGGGTAGTTACAAGCGGGATTAATTCTGGTAAAAGATATTAAATTCTGAAATAAGGCAGGAGCTCCAGAATAGGGTCTTAAAGGATAAGGAGCTACCTGACTACTGTAGTTAACAGAGTGTATCAGTAAACCACAGTTAGAACCCTCTTTCACCCCTGTAGTTCGACCGGAGCTAGCAGCTGTTTGGCCAATCAAAGAATTTATCTCTGCAGTAGTAGCGAAAGGCATAGGTCCAGTTTGTCCAAGAAGTCCATATTGTCTCCATGAATCGCTTTCGGTTACCACCGAAGGTAGGATAGAGATCAAAGCCCCATCAACGTTATTATAAATAGTCTGAGGAACTCCTGCAACTGAGGTAGCATAAATGGGAACGTATCTAACTACTTCACCAATCTTCAAAAGAGGATCTGCCCCAGCCTCTCCTGTGTTATAGGCATTATCGTTCACCTCGTTATCGCTAGGCACTAAAGGCAAAGGAACAGTTGGCTGTAATCTATTTCCGGTGTAAAAAGGAGCCCCAACCACTACGTGATTGTTGGTCACACCTACTAACGATCCGGTGTCTGAATCTAGAGCCAGAAATCCTAAAGTCCCAATCCCTCGAAAATCAGATCTCAGAGAAATTCCTCCCTGCAAAGGACGAATTGTTCCTCTGTTGCCAGGGGAGACCGTCTGCCACCCATAACAGTTATTAGCAACATTAGGAGAACAATTTAGAAGATTAATTTCTCCTATCTCAATGACATCCGTTTGGTGTGAAACACCATCTAGATCGATTTGGGAAGGTAGAATCTGGTCCGGTTGGAGGTCCTCAATAGGAATTTTTCTAGGAACGTAATAAACAAATCCCCGTTCTCCTGTCAGTTGGCCGCCTTTCATTACCAGTCCATAACCAACCCCAATTTCTTCAGGGGTTTGCTCGAATAGTTCTTTTACTTTTTTGTCTATTTCTGGGGTCATCGGAGAATTTTTTTTGGCTTCAGTCTATATATCGATCAAGAACAGTCCTTCAAGATATATAGCCAAAAGAACTTGTCCTTCTGATCCTGTGAAATATCTCCTCCCATATCCACTGTTCGAAAAAAAAGGTGTCATCGCAGTGGAAAATTCGATGTCTAAAAGAGCCAGACTTCTCCAGAAATTAATTAGGGGTGAAATCTCGGTCAAAGACGTCGCAAATCAAGAGGATTTTGATTACAAGTCCTGGGAACAGAGAATCAAAGATCTAGACCGGATTTTTTTAGGCAAAGAATTTAAAATCACCGATGCCTTGAATCTGCTGTACACAAATCCTGAATTTTTACCTGCTTTTCTTAAATTTAAGACTCCAGAAAAGAAAAAGAAGAGACCAAAAAAAGAGAAGGAAAAGGAGAAAAAATCAGGTTCCTCAGAGCAGAAATAAAAAACATGTCTAAAATCACTTTTTCAGAAATTAAAAAAATTGTTATAAACTTAGAGAAAAGATCAGATAGACTGGAAAAATTCAGAAAAGAAATGGAGTGGATTGGGTGGGAATTTGAAATATTTCCCGCTAGCGGCCTCTGACTTATCCTTATCGTCTTTAAATTGGTCAACTAAAGCTGTATATGAGTCAGCCGATAGATTTCCTGCGTCTGTCCAAAGCTTTTCCAAGCCTGCTTCTTTAAATTCCTTGCTGATCGAAGCTCCAACTTTGGCTATGATTTTTTTTCATGGCCTCTCCTTTTTGATCTACCCCTGCTGAAATAATTGAGGTTAAATCTTGTAAGATTTCTTTATATTCTCCACTCGGAGTTAAACTTAGCAAAGAACCATACCAGGATGAAACTAGATAAATAATCACATCCAGCAAGTCCCTAGCTTCTGTGTCTAAAGTTACGGGCTGGCCGGTCTCGGTCTCATACAATTTTGAAAATTGATTGAAATTCAGAACCCTCGACATATATGAAATTAATTTTCTTTATATATTTTCTCCGAGAATTAAAATTGGAAACCTAGAGTTGGTATCTTACGTATCTTCTTGGATTTAGAAACACCTTGAAACATCCACGTTTAATCCCATATAATGCCAAGAAACTTTTTAATCACATTGAATTCAACTATGGAGACAAATGTTCCCTTTCCCAAAACATATGATTTAAATTTGGCTTCCATTCAAGGCAGCCACGTTTGGCCCAATTCGGGTCATTTCGCGGTGACCTATCGGGGTATTAGATATCTGAAATGTCCATTTGATTATGTCATGTACCAGATGATTCTCGAGGAGGTTAAACCCGATTTGGTGGTGGAAATTGGAACTCATGAAGGAGGAGGAGCACTATATCTGGCGGACATCGTTTCTCGTTGGGGTGGGATGGTCCACTCGATAGATCTTGCCGTTCCAGAGGATCTGAATCCTGTGGTAACATCCCACCCCAATATTCGTTTATTTGGCGAAGGCTATCAAGGTTATGATGTCAATCTCATGTCGGGTTTCAACACCATCCTGGTGATTGATGACGGGTCTCACTTTGCGGAGGATGTAAGTCAGGCGTTCTCAAAATTTTCTCCTTGGGTCTCCTTAAATTCATATTACATCATCGAGGACGGGGTAATTTATTTTGAAGATCCCTCCGCCTACGGGGGTGGTCCGATGTTGGCCACGGAAAATTTACTTCGAAATAACCCAGAATTCGTGGTGGATCGCAGATGGACTGACATGTTTGGAACAAATGCCACGTTTAATCCGAACGGATATTTGAAAAGAATTTCCAAATCTGGGGTCAATTCTGAGTCACCAAAAATTTCTCAAACTGACAAGCCTCTCATTTTAATCACGACCTACATTTACAATCCAGAGACGGAAGAAATTTTGAATCGCTCTTTGGACGGTTTGTTACAACTTGGATTTGATGTCATGGTTGTTTCGAATTCTCGGCTTCAACCTGAAACTTTGGCCCGCATAAATTTCTTTATTTACCTGAAAGAAGCACCCTATTTTGGTTCGGATTACACTAATATTCCCATTCTCAGATTTTGGTTTGGAACCGATGAATTGGAAATAAACCACTGGTTGCCTTCGTATCAAAGATATGGCTTATCTGTGCTTCGCAATTTGAGTCATTCCCTGGCGTTGGCAGATTCAATGGGTTACAAAACTTTTTTGTATCTGACGGGGGACAACCAATTTGGGCCAAAGTCTTTGGAATTCTTAGGCAATCTACCCCAACTGTGTTCTCCTGGTCCAGCCCAAGCCTTATTTTATTTCAATGGGGATTCTGATGTTTCTTCGGTGCCCATCTTTGCCGACATTAAACATTTCAAAAATTTGATTCAAGAAATTAAATTAGAAGAGGATTATCGAAATTATTTGATTCAGAGACAGGGCAATTTGGATTTTTTGGACGTGGAAAAATTTTTCCATTTGAATTTGACTTCTCAAGATCCTGACACCTACATGGTTCGAGATGGCTTAACCCAACTTTTTCTGGATTTTCCTGACACCAAATGGAATTTGGTCACGGGGGTATATAACACAGATCCAAAATATCAAGGGTGTCTAACCGCACTTTTTGCTGTCCGGGATCTTGCCGGGCAAGATTTGGGCTTTTCAATCTTTAGCCGCAATTTGAGAGATTCCCAAGTCGAAAGAACAATAGAAATTACATTTGAGGATGGTAGGACCGAAAGCATACTGCATTCTTTGGGAACTTATTATTGGCTCAAAAGTGATTTTCAGAATGTTGCTAAAATTCGTGTTTTCGAACATGGAAGTTTTTTGTTTGAAGAATCCTGGGATGGAGCAAGTACTCTCATCATCAAAATTTAAAGATTCCTCCCAGATCTAAAATTAAATGTGACCCGAAGAAATCGGTTGGAAAATATATACAAGAAATTTGTGCGAAATAAGCTAAATTCAAATTTCTTAGATTTTAATTGGATAGAAAAACAAAAACATGAAAACTAAATTTGTAACCTGTATTTATAGTAATCTTTTTGGGACTAAATTTGGTGGCAGGCAATCCAAAGAAAAAGAAAGTAAGTAACAAAAAAAATTTGGGAGGGGAAACTTCTGAATTCATCCTATCTATAATAAGGGTTAAATCAAAAAAATGCCACAAAAAACCATCGAATCCAAAAAAACCCCTCTGACTTACTCTCAAAAATTGGCACTCATCAGCCAAAAAATTAGAAGGGGAGATCAAAAAAGAATTTCCGAAATGACCGGTTATTCTCCTTCCTATGTTTCATATGTTTTGAATTCTGTTTACAGTAACCAGTCTATTGTAAACTATGCCTACAAGATTATGAGGCCTAGAAAATAATTGAATCCAGCTTTTTGTTTGAAACCCCACCTAAGTGGGGTTTTTTCTTCCCTTTACCAAAAAATATGACACCAGAAAAAGACCAAACCAAAATCTCTTTGATCAAATCTTTGATTAAAAAGAGACCCAAAGCCCGAATTTTATTCTATGGAGTTCAAAATCTTAGCTGGATCCACTATCTTATTAAATCCCTGCCTGGAACCAGAATTTACTTGGCCGATGTGGTGGAACAAGACTCCGATAGAGATAAAAACCTGATAGATCTAGAAAATTTGGTGAATCAAAACTCTGAATTTTCTTCCCAGATAGCTCTGATAAGAGCGGATTCTAATACAATTTTAGAGGTATTTGGTGCTTCCTCTTTAGATCTGATCTATTTGAACCACAATTTTTCTTACGAAGGAACTCTGGACCACTACGAGACATGGCTGGGGAAGGTGAAGTCCGGAGGATGGATTAGTGGTTCTGGTTATCTGAATACAGATCTTCAAACATGGCAGCACAAGGAAGACAAAAACTGTCAAATCTGGGATGAAGACGGAGTGTTTCTAGGAAACTATGGAGTCAACCTGGCTCTTTCAATCTTAACGGAAAAGACAGGTAAACAGGCCAAGATCTCGAATGAATTTATTGGAAGCTGGGCGATTCAAAAATAAAATATGGGGTGTTCTTGAGATATATAAATCATGAGACACGTCCAAGTATTTGAAAATTTTGAGACAGACAAGCAAGAGACGTTGATATACGGAATTGAAGATCTGGGGGTCTTTCAACCTAAATATCTGGTGGGTAGCACCGAACAAAAATGGCTTATCTTTGCGTTCGGAGGTGTTAAATTTGAATTTAATTATCAGGGAGATGATTTCGAAGATTACTATGATAGATATTTAAGGGTTCCAATTTCGGAGTTGACAAAAGAGGATTTAAGAAAACCCAATAACACCCCGAATAGTTTTTCAGAAATTCTTCAGGACTCAGTCTTGAATAACATCAAAGCTGGCAAAGTTTCTATTGAAGCAGGGGAAGAAGATGATCTAAGTGTTGGTAATTGTTTGGATCTAGATCCTATAAAATCAACGGCTCTGGAATCTAAAACATTACAGGAATTCTGGGATCAGATCAACCAGTGTCTGCGTGAAGCCGGAAAAGATGCCTACGAACAAGAAGGTTGGGACAATCTTATGGCCACAGATTCATATGAATATGAAAATTATTGGAACCTCCGTGTTACAAGGCAACGTCAAAAATTTTGGATAGAGGAAGAGGATTAAAATCCCCCTAAATTATTCTAAACTTAATTTACACGTTCTGTTCGGTTGTCTCCGACACTTCTTGTGGAGCTTCAGTTTCTACTGGTTCTGAAGGCTGTTCTTCAGTAGGAACTTCAGCCTCTTCGACAGGAACTTTTTCTAGATCAGCCTTGAAATCATCGAATTTTTTATCTATTCTAGTGATTTCCTCTTTGGCAGTTTCAAGAGTGTCTGCTAATTTTTCGTCCAATTTAGTGTTGGCAAAGATAAATTTTAGAATGGTTTTGAAAATTTCTTTCATGGTAAATTTTTTTTTAAAAAGCTAGGAACAGAACAAAGAAAGAAAACCAGGCAATGGGCATAATTTTATTCGCTCTGCTACTGCTCCTGTCTGCCTGGCTCTTGTTTCTCATGGCTTGTGCGTATTCAGAGGTTAAAATACTATCCAAAGTAATTGATATTTTCAGGGATTCTTTCAAAGTAGAATCGTAATTCAGCACATGATTAACCAATAAAAGATTCTTCAACCTGAGGGAATCGATGGTAAAGTGGTTACTTCTAAAGACCAGGTTAACCGCATCAGCCTGGTTCTTTTTCATGACAACTACCGTGTCCCCGTTTTCAATCCTCTGATAGGGGTAAGATTGGCTCCAGCTTAAAAGGGGCAGGAACAGCAGAATCACGAGACAACAAAACAGCTTCAGTTTCATAAAGGACTTGAGTTAATTTTTGTTTTTCTTCAACCAGATTATCTTTCTCTGCAGTTAATGCAATTTTTTCTTCTTGCAGAGTCTCGATATTTTCTTTCATAGTAGTGACTTCGGTCGAGGCAACTTGGTCAATTTTTTTGACCAAGGCGTTGACCTTTTTCATTCTGCTCTGGGATCGTTTCAAGAGATCATCCAGTTCTTTTTCTTTGGGATCAACTGGAGTGGGGTTATCTGCCAGAACAACAGTCAGAGCCAAAGTGATGGCTAGACCTCCCCAGAAGAGAATTTTATTTGCCTTCATTTCTTAGTATTTCTAACATTTCTACTTTGGAGATTGTGTACCCCAGGGTTGAATCACTCTTTCTCACATGCTCAGTCAGTTTATCTATTTTGGCATTCAACACGACCACCTCCTCGTCACATTTGCTAACTTGCCCAGAGTAATTCATTTTGATATCTATATAAAGATATCCAATAGCAACTATAACTATAAACAAAAGACCCTTAACTGGATCCTTGCTAAATTGTTCAAAAGTAATGGGTGTTTTCATCTCTTTAACTGTTTATATTTGAAAAAGATTCTCCGTCTTCTTCGTCCATCTTTTGAACCAACAATTTATCTCTGTCGTCGTTACTGAACCAGAAATCAACGACCTTGTTCAGATTTCCAACAAAAGCTCCCATCAGGATAAGAAGTAGTTCTTTCCAAGATTCTTGGATAGATGCCTTAAAGATAACGGCTAGGACTATGCCGAAAACTATAAAAAAGAAAATGAACAGAACCAGGAGGGTGATTTTCCATCGATTGGACTGCATGTTCTGCAGCATGAAATTAAATCTCTGTTTGGGATCAACGGTGTTAAACTCCTCATTGTGGAGGATTTTACTGAAAAAACTCATAGTCCGGTCCTCCTTCCTCTAACAAAAGGCAGGCCAGATAAAAACGGGGTAAAGATTCTGGGTTGCATGGTGAGATTTTTTTTGGTTTTGTAAGTGATCATGACTATCGTGTGGTTGATGTATATATCTTTCACATCTCAAGAATCCCAGGGTTCACAAAAAAAAAGACATCCTAAGGATGTCTTTGATGATTTTTTAAAACGAAGAACTTAATCCAGAGATCCTTCCGATAATGGATGAGAATCTGTTTCGGGTTGGGCTTCTTCTGACTCTAAAAAATCAAGATCTGATGGTTGGTCTGACCCTGATACACCCATCAATTTTCGAATGAATTGAAAAATTTTTCCCATAATTTGATTATTTTTACGGAGATATATAAAAAAGTTTCATGAAACATCTTGTTCCTTTTCTGATTTTTGAGAGCGAAAACAATTTCGGTCTGTCCCCTGAACAAACAGAAATCCTGAAGAAAGGTCTGAATAATGACAATTTGAGGTTTTGGATCACTCAAGATCAAAAGACAGGGAAATTGATAATAGACAAAAGTCTTGACCTCTCGTGGATGGATTCAGACGAGACCCCAGATTTAAACATCGATCGTGTAGATGGTATATTTTACCCTCCCGCTTTTCTTAAAACCGCTAAAAATTTTCCCAGAATTTGTCGACACGTGTCAATTTCTCCCCAAAGACCCAGGGAGGAAGAAATTAAGCTTGATTCTTTGGAAGGAATTTCAGAAAAGGTCTCTTCTCTTCTTTTGTCTTCCACTCAGATAGAGAATTTAGATTACATGCCTAAATTTGAGAATTTGAGTTATGTATCTTCGATCAGTATCCCGACCACTCTGAATCTAATCGGTAATTACAATCTGAAGAGTCTCAAAGGCTGTCCGGAGGTACTAACCGGATCCTTTACGTGTGTAAACAACTCGCTGACATCTATAGAAGGAGGACCCAAAGAAGTCGGGGGGGAGTACCAAGTTTATCAAACGAGGCTGCCTTCTTTGGCCAGTTGGAAAGGAGTAGCTAGGAAGATAGGAGGAAAAGTACTAATTGACGGAGTGAGTTCTCTACCCGGAGAAAAATGGGGGACTAAAATGTGGATCAGATTATGGAAAGAGAGCGATTATTTACACCCATTCTTGATTTCTATGCTTGAAAAAGATTGGATTGAAGACTTGGTAGATGCCAATGACCCCTGGATTCATCAATTTTTGGCTTTGATTTGGGAAGAACCTGATTTTCTGGAATTGAGAAATTCTCTAGAATTTAAAAATTCCAGGTTTATGGAGAGACTTAATAAACATCGTGACATAGATTATTGGTCTAGAGAAGCTGGTCTATAGGCTAGGATTTCAGATTCTTATTGATAGATCGAACTAAATTAACGACCCTCTGTAAGGTTTCTTCAAATTTTTCTTCGTCCATGTTTTCAAATTCACCCTCTTCGAATTTTTTTCTCAGATTAACGATGTTTTTGTTTAAGGATTGCTCGAAGGATTCTGAGACATTTGATAAGTTGCTGAAAAACTCTCCAAAAGTGGTGCTGATGTTTTTACCCATTACGTTTTTTTATGGATATATATCCTCAAAATAATTATCCCTAAAATTAATGAAAAATATTCACATTTTATCTTTTGATTCTTTTTCCAGCCCTTTGTTGGAAAACGTAGAAGCAGCCAAGAATTTTCTTTATAAAATTGCTAAATATAAAAAAGCAAACCCGACGGAAGAAATAAAGAACTTGGAGCAACTAAAAGGATCCGATTTGAGAGGCATTGATCTGGATAGCAAAGAAAAAGAAAAAGCACTAGATGAATTTAGATTCGAAGGCGGAAAATTAAGGGGCAAACCTGTTTTTGCTACCGTAAAAGAATTTCTTGAGAAGAAAAACAGTCCTTCTTACACCTATCCTTTTGTTTATTTTGCCTTGGAGATGCCCACTCTTGAAATAGGATTAAGTGACAGTGAACTTGATAAAAAAATCAAGGAGATTGAAAATTCGGATAAAAATGAGAGACAAAAAGAATTAGAGATCGAAAATTTGACTAAAAATCTGGATTTTTCAAACCTACTTCGGAAGTTGGCTCAGCAAAAACAGATCAAAGACAGATTTCCTTTGCCGTATGTAGATCCTGAAGGTTATATCAGGGCAAAGGAGAAAGGAGATATAGAAGGAATGCCAGCCATCGAAAAACTGAATGACGATTTAGACGAAAAGCTCAGAGAAATGAAGGTTGATCAATTTTTTGGGAATCATGCCCCTATCATCAAAGATTATTTCAGAAAAGAGATTTTAAAGAAAAAAAACGAATCTCCTGCCATGAAAAAACTCTATGATGAAGTTTTTAACACCATCTGGCCAATTCTAAAGCTTGAACATAAAGAGGGGACAATTAAAGTATTTGCAAGAGATAGACACGGAAATAGAACCGAAGAGATTTTAAGGGAGTATCCAAATCGGGCAGAAAACGTGTTGTTATCCCAGTCGGGGATGTACAAAGACACTAGAACTTATCCTGAGCTTTCGGATAAGAGTAAGCCCGAAGTTGCCTTTCAGCACTTTTTAGATAACGCCAAAGGAGTACAAAAAGGTTGGTCAAAAAGTGTGCACCAGATCATCAATGATCTGGAGAACCAATCACCCGCGGTGAAAATTCTTCATATTTTCACCAAAGATAATATCATTTTAACTTCTGCTAGAACCTGGTACGGAATTAGTGAAGTCTGTAGAATAACATCATCTGCTCTTTGTATTCAACAGCAAACGCAATGGGAAAGTTATACCACCGGCAGACTGCAAATTTCTATTAACCAAATGGAGTTAGATCAAAATGCTGAAAATGCTCTATTGACTTATACAATCAATCCGGATCTCACCGTCTATGACTACGGGGATAAGAATAACCGTCGTCCCCTTCTTAGCACGAGAAACAAACATTTGTCTTGGTATCTGGAGAAGGAGGGGGTTCCGCATAGGAAAGAGATAATAGATATAATTTCAAAAAATGTACACGATGAGTTAAGAATCAAGAAAATTTTGGATACGATCTACAAAGAAATAGGTAGTACCAACAAAAAAGGAGGAAATGTTCTTTCTTTTTTAGGTGCTACTTGGATCCAAACCCAGATTGAAAAGAATGAAATTTCTCAAAAAGAATGGGAAAAATTGTTTGGAATCGTTTCTGGGGCGATTAAAAAGGAGTTTAAATTTACAGTCGATGAAGTAAAATCCTATTTTGAAGAAAAAGGATTTTCTACCCTCCAGGATTTTTTGATTTACGAAGACTTTATGGGCAGCGATTTTAATTGGGATGATGCCGAAAAGATCTACCAGAACACCATTGAAGCTATGGAGTTATTAAACGACGTCCATGGATTTGGAGACGACGTTCAGAATACTTTAAAAGCCATCTTGGAAGAATTTCCTAAGGTAGAAGAAGTTTTTAGGACTAGAATTATTCCGGATATAAAAGGAGAGGAGTAAAAAATAATTTCAAGAATGAAAAAGACTATCGTCCAAAATTTCACTGAATTCATCAACGAATCTCTAATCCATAGAAAAAATATTTGGGAGATTTCCTTTCCTAGTAAATGGAAGGCCCTTCAGGATTTGGGTTTTAGAGATGCTACCACGGACAGAATGAAAAAAATGGGGAACAATGTTCTGCTCATGAACGATATGTTTCCCTTTTATCCCAGTGGCATAGTGTACCAAGAAACCGGTTATTTGAGGGATAAAAATGCTAGGTCTGGATGGATCACTGCGGGAAAGAATTGGGAAGAGGCGGCTGATTATCTGATCGATAAATTCAGTCTGCTTAAATCCGGAGTTCCTCCGGGGGTGGATCCTGAAATTTTCACTATTTTTCTGAATGGATCAACTTCTATTAACAAAAGCGTAATTAAAAAAATTGTCATCGACCCTGGTAAAAAAAAGGTCAGGATTAACGGTAATTTTTTTATTCATTCCTCCAATTTGCCTGTCTTACTGGACTCCGGGTATAATTTGGAACACGTGAATAGCCTCTTTATCGCAGACAAGGATAGAGAAAATTCTTACTATAGAATTGATAAAGGCTTGAAACCTTTGCATCTTAATCTGAGCGAGTGTCTAAAAATAATGCCAGACACCTGCAACAATCTCGTGATACGTAATGTACATTTTGCGGAAGATTGTCAAGATGTCTCTTTTTTTCCCTTGGTGAAGGAGGGAATCCGTGTTACGGGGGTAGAAGGAATTGTAAATTGCAGGTTTTTGCATCCAGATCAGAATAAACTAGACAATCTGGCTTTGAATTTACCGCTAGAATCTTTGGATGGAATGGTTGTTATGAAGTGTGATCTGGTGACTATCTTAAAAGGGGATCATTGGCCTTACCGAGTTCAGATAGAATTTGGTAGGCTTAAAGACAAAAAATGGGGAATTGGAGGTTGGTTAGAGGTAATAAAAAATGGAAATGCAGAGGAATCTAACCTGATGTCCACTCTGCCTTTTATAGACGCAGATTACTGGTGGGATCAATTAACCGGGGATCTAAAACTCGACGGTCAGGTTCTTCTGGATATCTCCTATCTTTGGGATGAGCCTGGTTGGGAGCACGAAAGAGAGAAGCTTATGAAAAAATTGGATCCAAAACAAATTAAAACCATCAAGGCTTTACAAACCCGGCACGCCTATTTAAAAAGATGAAAAATGAACTAAATTTCAATATTTTCGAGGGAGCCAATCCTCACAAACTTCAGAATTTCCTGGACCAGTGTTGTAAGGGATCCTGGCAGTTAAATCCAGATACGAATAAGATAGACGTTCAGGGGGATTTTAAGTGTTCCAATAAAAATCTATTAAGCCTAAAAGGGACTCCCTTCGGAGTGGTAAGTGGAGAATTCGATTGTTCTCAAAATGGTATGACCACTCTGGAAGGATGTCCTGAGCAATGTTTTTCCTTTAAATGTAATAGTAACAAATTAACTAACCTTTTAGGAGGACCCAAAAAAGTCAAAGCTTCTTACGTTTGCAATTCAAATTCATTGACCTCTTTAGAAGGAGCTCCCGATGAAGTCCTCTATTTCAATTGTAGTGATAACAAGGAACTTCAAAGTTTGGAAGGTTGCCCCCCGAAAGTGGATAGAATATCAACATGGGGATGTGGTCTGACAAACTTGAAGGGAATATCACAATCAGTTAAAACCCTTGATTGCTCAAGAAATAAAATCAGTAGTCTATATTACTGCCCGGAAAATTTGGAAAATTTGCAGGTTGAGGAAAATCTATTAACTAGCTTAAAAGGAGTTCCTGAAAAGATGGAGTACTTGAGATGTTCATCCAACCAGATTACCACTCTGGTTGGAGGACCCCAGGAGGTTCTTACTCTTAGTTGTTGGAGTAATCTGTTGACAAATCTAGTTGGAGCTCCAAAAAAACTAGAATATTTTGATTGTGATCTGAACCCTCTAACTTCTCTGGAGGGATGTCCCCAAATTATCACCGATAGCTTTAGGTTCACAATCCCTGGAAGTTACGCGAACTCAAATTTGTCTTTCAGGAATGGATCCTGGCCTCAACCCAATGAAATTAACAAATGGGCTCAGATATTGGATAAAGAGATGGAACCGGGAGAAACTCAGCTCCTTTTAACTCATCCAGATTTACAAAGAATTTTTGATTATGAATTCTGGAGGGAGAGAGTCGACAAAGAAAAAGGACCGGCTCTTCTGGACCTGGCCTATCTGTGGGATGTTAAGAAATTTGAGGAAACGAGGCAGGAAATAGAACAGAAATTAGAACCTCTTTTCTTGAAACAAATCAAGGCTCTGATAAAATTTACGCCCTATCTTAAAAAAAAGGTATAAAAATAACTATATGATTACCTTTTAATTTTTGTTAAGTGCTCATCTAGACAAGCTAAGGCAGGGCGAAAATTTTGAACGTGTATATCTCCTGCTCTCATTTCATCAGGGATGCAAAATCCTTCCTGATCTTTATAGGTAGAAGTCCAATCTAAAAAACTACACGAATCTAAAAAAGGAGCCTGTCTGATCCAAAAATTTCTGTAGGTCTCGTAAACGGCAAGTCTTTCCTCGTCTGAAGATGACCAACAATGATCATTGTGATCTTGCTCGGGAATATTTTTCAGCCTGATCGGGGGTACAACAGAAGAAATGATGAAAGGGATAGTCGGGTAAATTTCCCTTAATGATTTCAGTTTATAAAGGGTTTGAAATAGAGTTTGGTAAACGATTTCCATAACAGGAATATTCCGGGTTTTGGCAAGTTTAAAACATCCTCTTCTTAAATCATAGGTGCCAAAAGAAAAAAGCAATGCGTCTTGAGATTCTAGTGGCAACAGAGACAAAAAGCCAGAATAATTTCCTCTCCAAAAAGAGAAAGACGAAACCTTGTAAACAACGTGACGAGAGAGAACATAGCCTCCAGCTTCGTCAATTCTCTCGTGGCTCTGACCGTAGTTAGTCCAGGTGTGCGAATCACCCACCATAAATAGTCTGGGTTTATCATAAGGAGCATCTGGACTTGTTTTTCTCAGATTGTAGTCAATCCCTCCGGGGGTAAAGGATTTCCGCATGATTTCAAGACCTGAATTCGCATCTTCAAAAATTATGATAAAGCCTCCTCTGAATCCTAAAGTGGGATCGGATAGAATGTCCTTGATGCGAAAAGAAACCCAATATTCCCAGGAATTCTGACATAAAACTATCGTAGGACCGATGAAAAAATCAGAACCGAAGAAAGGATCCTCGATTCTAACTCTGAGAGTCACTGTTAAGTTACCGCTGAAAAAAGTTTTAAAATGACACAGTAGCAGATTTTCAGAGTAAGCCTTATCGAGATCTATTTCGGTAATTTCTATTTTTATGTCCATCTGAGAAGAAAAAAAGAAAAATATATATTCATAGCTCAAATTATGTCTATTTGTTTCTAATTAAGGATTAAAGGATTTTAAATAGTTGGCAAGATAATTTCCGATATATAAAGAAGATATTCTTTTTAAGATGCCCAATGCCATTAAATTTTCGAGTAACACCTCTACCAATTCTTTGAGAAAAGGCTCCGCATCTATCGGAATTAACAATGTCAGTTATGCCCCTACCTCTGAAACTGGATTTTGGAACGGGATTGACGCTCCCATCGGAGGTTATGTTGTTTACCAAGAAAGAACTGGAGCCGACTACAATGCCTACGGGTTTTCAGCTGCCGTGCTAAACAACGACGCCGGTCTTATAAATTATGCCAAGGGAGCTGGGGGAGAGGCAACAACGAACCAATACCAAAACCCGGCATTTGAAAATTCAACAACTTCTTGGCAATTCGGCTCCTGGGATAATAATATTTTTCAGTATTCGGTAGAAACCGTAACAGGTCCTCTCGGGAATCAGATTAAAGCTCTTAAGATTACTAAGGTAAGTTCTAGTAGCGGGCCTGCTCATTTCCACCAAGGAAATGGAGGAAAGTATTTAAATGGAAAAACTTACTCTTTATCTGCATATGTAAAAGGATCAGGAATTTTTGGTAAAAGAACCCAATCTGGTTTTACAGGAAATACAGGAAATGAATCTTTAACAGAGAATTGGAAAAAAGTAGAATTTACTGTTTTGTCTTCTACTTCTACTAACTATCCTTATTGGGATGCCGGCTCTATCACGTTAAATATTCCGATGTATTTTACTTTGGCGCAGTCAGAAGAGAAATCATACTCTACTTGGTTCGTCAACGGTACCAGAACAGAAATAACCACAGCCCCAGATGCTCTTTTCTGGATAGATTCCCAGCCTAATCTGTTCTGTGCAAACCGAAACTACGAGGATATTGTGACCGACGGTTTGGCTTTGAATCTGGATGCTAATTTTGTTGCTTCCTATCCGGCGACAGGAGCAACGTGGTACGATCTTGGTCCCAGTGGAAATAATGGAACGTTGGTGAATGGGCCGATTTTTAACTCTTCAGGTTGGATAACTTTCGATGGGTCTGATGATAGATTTAATTACAATACAGCAGTTGATTTAGAAAATTGGTCTTTTCAGGGAACTTTTTTGTTGAATTTTGAAAAAATAAAATCTACCCAATTGAACACTTTTGCGTCTAATTCTGCTGGACTCACCCCGGGTAATCTACTCTTTGAATTATCCTATTCAGTTTTCACTTATTCAATAGTGGTTGACGGTAATGGAAATGTTTTCGTGGGGGGTAGAATAACGGAGTATAATGGAACTTCTATAAGCTTCATCATTAAGACCGATAGCTCTGGAAACTTAGTAACTGCATTTAACACTGGCCTAACTCTGACCCAAACCCAAGCCGTCACAGGACTTCAATTAGATGCATCGGGCAACCTTTACTATGTTGGATATAACTTCGGAAATCTAGTAAGAATAAGTGCAACCAGTGGATCACAACTCCAGGCTATTGCAACGGTCAATGCTACTATTACTCAGGCAAATTTACTTCTTGATTCAGCAAATAATAAAGCTTACATCGGTGGATGGTTTACATCTATTCAGGGGACTGCCGCTCAAAGAATAGCAAGGATTAATATGCCAGGAATGACTATAGATACTTCTTTTAACACGACCACGGGATTTGTAAACGAAGAAGATGTTCAGATGATGGCCCTTCAGAGTGATGGTAAATTAATTGTCGGTGGGCAATTTACTTCCTACAAAGGTTCGTCATACAACAGAATAATCAGACTCAACTCCGATGCCACAATAGACACTTCTTTCAACCCCGGGACTGGATTCAATAATACAGTAATTAGAAATTGTATTGCTATACAAAGTGATGGAAAAATTATAGTGGGTGGAAACTTTACCACTTACAACGGAACCAGTGCGAACAGAATAATAAGATTAAATTCAGATGGTAGTATAGATACCGGTTTTGTCTATGGAACCGGATTCGACTCAAATGTAACAGCTTTGGCCTTAGATAGTAACGGTAAAATAGTAGTAGCTGGACAATTCCAAACTTATAACGGGTCGTCTAGAAATAGAATTATTAGACTAAATACAAATGGTACCATAGATACTGGATTTTCTATTGGAACTGGATTCAGTTCATCTGTTGGTGCCATCGCTATCCAATCTGATGGAAAAATCTTAGTTGGAGGAGAATTCTCTGCCTATAACGGTTCTACCGCTAACCAGTTATGTAGATTGAATTCGGATGGTACTATCGATTCTAGCTTCAGTTCAGGCACAGGTATTTTAGGGGGTTACCGCTTAAATTGTCAATTAGGATTTAGAAATTCATCTAATTTTTTGACAGCCCAGTTTTTTTATGCTATAACAAGGCCAACAGGTTACGACTGGAGATCATACGAAACTGCAGTTTCCCCTTTTTTAGGAAGATTTATTAATTGGGCTATTACTAAAAACAGTTCTAACCAATTAAATTTATATTGGAATGGGATTGTTAATAATACAACAAACGTTCCAAGCCCCACTAATTTAAGATTTCAAATCAACCGTTCCGGCACAATGAAGGGAAATTTGGATAGGTATTCACTCTATAACAAACAACTTTCACAGGCAGAAATCCTCCAGAACTACTATCAAGGACCGATCGTCACCTCGGGGCTGTCTTTTTATCTGGATGCAGGTAATTTGGTTAGTTATCCAGCTGGGGGAACTGCTTCCTACTCTTTAACAGGAACAGTTACCGGTTCTTTACAAAATGGAGTAGGGTTCTCCCCCCAAAATGGAGGATTTTGGAATTTTGATGGATCTAATGATAGAATACTATTGAGTTCAAGTATAAATATGGGTAACGGTAGTACACCATGGACAATTTCTGCTTGGGTTAGAACAACCACAACCGTTACTGGATTAGGTCAGGGTACAATTATAAGTAATCAATCAGGAGGTCCTGTCTATTCCCAGTTATGTATAAATGGTGGAAAAATAACATATTGGAGTTATAAAACAAGTTGGGTTCAATATCTTGGTAATACAACTATTAATACAGGAAATTGGGTTAATTTAGTTTGGCGAAATAATGTGGCAAATACAATGACATTTTTTGTAAATGGTGTGTTTGATGGTACGGTTAGTGATTCTTCGATAGGTGGCCCAGCCACAAATCCATTAGATTCTATAGGGAGATATGTTGGTCAAAATTCATTTGCTGGTGATATATCCATGCTAATGATCTACACGTCTGCTTTAACTCAGTCAGAAATTGGATCAAATTATAATTTACAAAGAATTCGTTACAATATATAATTCAGCTATGCAAAACTACCCCGACAGAAGATTCGTCATTTTTAACGTCTCGGAACTATCCTCCGTCGATTTTTCAGAAGTTCTCGAGACTTCGGCGGAAACTGTCAGAAAATCGGTCGATGAAACCAAAACCTTCGTTAAGTACGAACTACCAGAACCACCCACTGTCCAAGCCTTGACGACCAAATCGGTGCCCTATACCTACGAGGAGTTTTTGGCCGTCCTGGGGGGTCCCGAGTGGACACCAGTCGATCCAGATCCACACCTAGGAGAATAAGAAAAAATCCCCCAGCCTAGTCGGATATATACAGAAAAAAAGGTGCATGAAAAACCTGTTAAACTATACATCCTGGGGCTTGGGTCTCCTGGAATCAGAAGATGAAAAAAAAATTCTGGCCCAGCTTCCACCTCCGATCTCGGCAGATCAATTTGCCGAAGAGATCGGATTGTACCCTCAGGATGCCCGCAAATACTCCCGTCTCTGGGAGAGGATCAGACCCGGGTATAAGATTCACTATTTTCCTTTCAAAAGCAATAATCCTATTTTAGGATGTTTCTTTTATGATAAAGATGTGTGCGTCAATCAGAAGGTTCCAATTCCTCCACTAGTCAAAGCTTTTATTGCCCTCCATGAATCGAGACACTGCCAGCAGTACCAGGACGGCATTATTGAAAAAGGATATTTCACAACGGTGGTAGAGGGGGACAAGGAAGATTTTCTGGTGAACTACCGCCAGCTCGAAGAAGACGCCAATAATTTTGCCCTGGATTCTCTCTCCGAGGGAGGATTTGAAAATTTTGTGCTCCAAGAAGGACCTCGACTCAAGGGCAACGAAAACATGGGTCCTCAAGTTTATCACATGATGAGGGAGGATATCAAAAAAACAGGTGCTACCACCTTTGCCGATCTGTTGGCCTTTCAGATTTTATAGTCGGTTCCAGAGTCAATGAAAAACCTGGTCTCGTTTCTGCATTTTTTGAATCCAGGACTGCCCAATCCAGATCGGCAGCATTCCTCAGCCTCCCTTTCGGAACACGTAGATCTGAAATTGCCGGGCAGACCCGGCCAAAAATTGTTTCAAAAATCTCCTCTGGATCCTGCCCAGGTCAACGTCCTCAGAGATTCTTTTCTTTCTGATCCTCTGAGATTCAAAGCCTTCATCGGATTCCTGTTGCCCAACAACAACCTGAAGTACTCAGGGGCTGGATCCTTTGGTATGATTTTCAAAACTGACGGAGGTCTGAAACTAGATCCAGAATTTCAGAGCTCTGATTTTACAGGCTCTCTGCCTCCCGCCGGAACTCCCACTGTGTTGAAGATCACCACCCACTACGACGAGGCCCAAAGAATCAAGAAATTCATCTCGGAGCAGGGTGGATCTGCTCCTGGAGTGGTGAGGTACTACTGGATCAAGGAATTTCAGATGCCGGTCGATTTGGTCTGGAGCAAATTGTTGGGGCCTCCAAAGACGGAAGAGATGACGAAAAGAGACAGACTCGAAAACAAAAAATTGAGTACCAGTCAGTGGCTGCAACAGGAGTTTCCAAATCTCTCCGGCCGGGATCTAGCACAGAAAACAGAGCGCACCCTTAAAAAATGGACCGAATTCAACAAGAATAAAAAAATTTCCAAGAGCACCAAAATCTGGATTGTGTGTCTCGAGGAAGTGAAGGTTCCTCCCCCTGGATTCAAGGAGCTGTTGACCTTTGGGTTTGATTGGTTCTATCACTGTCAGAAAGAGGGTTCCAGCTCGAAAAGAGGAGAGACCCATAGGGGAGTTAAGCCCATCAGTGTTATCAAGAACGTTTACCTGGCCGACAAGAATCTGCGTCATTACTACGATAATCTGGAAGCTCATCACGAAGAATCGCTCTCAATGCACCCCACCTACGAAGAATTTAAGACGGTCTGCCACCTCGTGACAAATCTCATCTCCCGGGTCTGGCAAGGACCAGATAAACCCCAATCCTACGACCTACACTCGGGCAATGTTGGTCTGAACAAGAACCAGTTGGTGACTTTCGATCTCTGGGCTTGAGACTGAAACTCTTCTGACCCCTTTAGGTACAATCGGAAGTGAAAGTTTCTAAATTGGTCAACAGGGGCATAAAAGCCTATGAAAAAAAGAACTTCTACGAGGCCAGAGAGTGTTTTCAGAAAGCCCTGAAAATTAGAATGCCTGATGCAGATCGGGGAATAGTTCTCTATAATCTAGGTCTCTGTGCTTACTCTACCAAAAAGTGGATCGAGGCAGAGAGATTGTTTCAAACCAGCATGTCTTTCGGTCACCTGAGCAGTGGCTGGGAGCTTTCTCTATCTCAACTACATCAGGGCAAGCTAGAAGGCTTTAAATATTTTCCTTATCGATATCTTGGCTCAGTCCAAAAATTTCCAAATTTGCCGATCCCCAGGATCAAAAAATTGAATGATCTGGTCGGTTGCTCTAGATTGCTCGTGTTGAACGAGCAAGGATTTGGAGATGAACTACTCTTCAGTCGGGGTTTGGAGTTGATTCAGAACCAGGATTACAGCTATCAGGTCTATCCAGAGACACTGACTCTTTTCCGTCACTGGTGGAAGGGGCATTTTTTTACAGAAAGGAGCTTTGACTATGATTTTGCGACCTCCTACCAGGCCTGGATCCCAGCAGGGGATCTATTTGCCCTATTCTGTCTGGAAACTTCTCTGTCTCCGTCTTTATTTCCAGTCTCAACCGACCCTGAAGGTCCTATTGGGTTTTGTTTTGCCAGCAATCCAAAACTCAAAATAGCAGCCGAAAAATCTTTTTCTGCGGAAGAATTCAAAGCCTTTTTAATTCCCTCCGGAAAGGAACTAGTTTCTCTCCAGCATGGTATCTCCACCGATTTTGCCAGAAATCCCGATCTGCCTGATTTCTTGGCCACTTATCAGCAACTCTCAGGTCTCTCGGCGGTAGTAACAGTTGACACCTCGGTGGCTCACTTAGCCGCTCTAGCTCAAGTCCCGACTTACGTCGTTTTCAAAACTCATCTGGATTGGAGGTGGACTCTAACCCTTTATGGGGATCATGTAAAGGCCGTCCGGATAGAGGATCTTCAGAAGGATTTTAATCTTAATAGATTACATCCCTCCATAGATCAACGTAGAAGAGTCTGAATCTTGAGCCCTTGATGGTCTGAAGCTGCTCAGGACTGGGTCTCTGCTTGATTCCCCGTCGAAAACCTTAACCACCCATTTAGGTACTCCGACGAATATATCTCTAGACGATCCCGTCCTTCCAGGGATCGACGTAGCCCAATTTGGTCTTTAGGGCCTTGATGACCCGAAGCTGCTCAGGACTGAGTCTCTGTTCGATCTCCTGTCTCTGCTCCTCCCAGCCTGGATTATCCCAGAGGTCTGCCAGCTGCAGGAGCACCTGACCGTCTTTCTTCAGGTCTCCCTTCAGTTTCTGCAGCCAGAAGCCGGCATCGAACAGGGGAGCAATCAGGCTCCGGGCTTTGCTATCTCCAGTGGCCAGAATCTTGGTCCAGCCCTGGGGATTCCATTTCCCCTTTTGGAGTGCGAAAGAGTCGCAGTAGAAATACCCACCCACCTTCTGAGGTGCCCCGGCCAGGGTCGTCAGCTGGTTGAAGACGCAGTCGAAAGTCCCACCCACCGTCTGGGGTGCCCCGATCAGGGAGGTCAGCCGGTTGTTGTAACAGAAGAAACTCCCACCCACCGTCTGGGGTGCCCCGACCAGGGTAGTCAGCTGGTTCTGGTGGCAGTTGAAACCCCCACCCACCGTCTGAGGTGCCCCGACCAGGGAGGTCAGCTGGTTTCTGCCGCAGGAGAAACCCCCACCCACCGTCTGGGGTGCCCCGACCAGGGTCGTCAGATGGTTGTTGTCGCAGCCGAAACCCCCACCCACCGTCTGGGGTGCCCCGACCAGGGTCGTCAGCCGGTTGTGGGAACACCAGAAATGCCCACTGACATGTCCGAACGAGATGCCCGACAGAGACTTCAGTCCGCTGCCACTACAGTAAAAATCTCCTTCCACATCGACCAGACCGGTCCGTCGGTTGACCGACCAGGTCCCTAAAAAGGTCCCTTTGGTAAGCCCTTTGGTGCAGTCATTCAAAAATGCCTCTTGGTCGGGGGTCAGGCCTGAAGTCTTCCGGGCTTCGAACAGGGAAAAGGATTGGAGGTGTTGCATGCTCTTATATATCTCTAGACAATCCCGTCCTTCCAGGGATTGACGTAGTCCAATTTGGTCTTTAGGGCCTTGATGACCCGAAGCTGCTCAGGACTGAGTCTCTGTTCGATCTCCTGTCTCTGCTCCTCCCAGCCTGGCTCATCCCAGAGGGACGCCAGCTGCAGGAGCACCTGGCCGTCTTTCTTCAGATCCCCCTTCACTTTCTGCAGCCAGAAGCCGGCATCGAACAGGGTCACAATCAGCCTCCGGGCTTTGCTATCGCCAGTGGCCAGAATCTCGGCCCAGCCCTGGGGATTCCATTTCCCACTCCGGACTTCGAAAGAGTCGCAGGAGAAATCCCCATCTACCGTCTGG